TATCAGAGTTAATAAATACATGTAGTTACCCTTCGACAATGTTATCTCAGCTTATTAACAAGGTTGACTAGCACATTAACCTTATGCTTGTTTACAGTGCCTCCATAGAGCTAGAAACTAGGGTATCATTTCTAGGTATGTTCACTGAAATAACGTAGTTCTCTAAGAACTTAGTCTAGACAACAAAACTATTTAGCTACCTACTTTAGTAGGTGGTTACTGTTGACCCCTTCTTCTTGTGCTAAATTCTCAACCAACATTGAAATTGTAACTCTCAACTCATCTACATCACTGTTATTATCAATGACATAAATACTGTTAAGCACTGAATTGTTTGGAATATTTACCTTGCTAACATTTGGAATGTTAGTCTTGATAGTAGGTAAACTTTCAATAAAGTTAAGTTCCTTTTCGATTTTGTTACCAAAGTTTTCTGTTTGAACATAACCATCACGTTCTTTTAAACGTGATAAGGCAATGTCTTTGTCAACCTTGATATATAGTGGAACAAAACCTTTATCTACAAAGTAATGTGAGAACTCTCTTAGCTTGCGAATGTCTGTTACGATAACATCATCAAGGAATCGTTGGTCTGATTTAATTCTCTTGTCTGTATCGTTAATCCAAACATCTTTGCCAAAGACATTTCTTAATGACTCACCTACACCTTGTAGATGACTACGCTTAATATCGTCTTCATTACCTAGAATTGAATAACAAACATCATAAATACCATCTGCTAATGCGTATTTCTTAGAATGTCTGTCATAACTGGCTAGATAAGCCAACAATATATCTGCTACTGTATCTTTACCACTTCCACCACTGGAAGCCATAATTCCGAAATTGATAAATTTAACCCTCCTTTATCAAATTCTTGTAAGTTAATTAATTATTCTCTAAACACTTAACTTAACTATTTTATTATAACATATAATTATATTAAGTCAATAATTATAAGCAAAAAAATAAACGTGCGATTTCTCACACGTTTAGCGAACCCTAGTTCCAAGATAGTTTGCATAAAACTTATGGTACTGTAATTGTATAAATCTCATGTCGTCAACAGTAATAAAACCATCTGCATGGAGCATGCCATACCTTCTCATGTTATTTGCTATTAAATCTAAATTCTCTTTGTCTTCAAAATAATCACCTTTTGGTTTTTCACCATGTTCCTCTTCATACTCACGAACTACGTCCATAAAGTTTAACATTCTGCCTATTTGCGTTAGGTCGGTAGCTTTTTTCATCTTATCATCATATTTCATCACAGCAACACGCACTTGTCTTTCTGTAATTCGTACATACTCATCATTTACAGCTCTCACACCGACTATCAAAGAACCGTCAGAAGATTTTGTATGCACCATACCCAAGTACTCGTTCATTTTCAACTTTAAACTCAACGGTATTTCTATAGTTCTAGTTCCCATTTTAGGATTTCTGATTGTTAGGACACCATTGTCCTTAAAGTCTTTTGAATTAAAATCTTTCTCGTCTAGGTATTGAAACTCATCTATTGTTGCGCCTAACAATATAAGGCAGATAATAACTTGGTCTCTTGCATTAGTAAACCTATATTTAAAACTTTTGCCTCTGCTATATACTGTCCCTAATACTTTGTTTATTTCACCATATAAAGTTTGACTACTTTCAAGCTCGGCATTAGAACGTTCTGCCACTTCTTTTACAACATGCTTTATATAAGTATCTGTGTATTCTTCTATCTCTGTTTCTGTCATGCCATCGTGTTTCAATAACCCTTTAACACACCACAAAAACTCACTTCTTTCAAAACCAGCTGTTGCTATTCTTTCTGAATAAAAATATTTACAAAAATCTTCTACTGGTATTTTGGATAAAGGTTTACCTTCTTTTTCTTCCACCTCCCCTATCCAAGACATTCTATCAGCTATCTTCCTCTTTTTTATATTTAGGTCATTAGCTCTTAAAACACACGAATTTTTAAATGCTAGATTGTAGCCCTCATATACTGTATAGTCTATGAGTTTTACATTACGCACAACCCTCCCAAGTACCATTTTACTAGGAATATTTTGGTAATTGGGGAAATGCACAATTTTAATTCCCTCTTTTAAAAACTCCTCATCTGACATTCCGTCCAATCTTTTATACCAATATTCGTCAGAATGTAGACTATAAAAGTAGTCACGAATAGCGTAATATTCATCTAACATTTGATTTAGATATTCAATATCGTCTCTTTTTCTTGCTTCATAAGTCAGATTATGACAAAGACGCATGAGTTTTTCATACTCTTCATGCGTCACCATTCTTACATTAATTTCATTAAAAGTTCTCTCCATTTTCATCACCTGTCCCTATCAATTATACCAAAGACTTATGTTACAGGTCTAGGTGCTAACCTCAATTAAGAGTTTAGTGTATAAATTAGTCAACTCCCATTCGAGCTGCGTCACGTGATAACATATCAGCAACTTCTGGTCTATTATTAATCAACATCAATAATTGTTCCTTCTTTAATTTACTAAAATCAACGTGTGTATCTGAACTATACAAAATTGTTGTACCACTATCATTTGGGTTGGGATTATTTCTAATATAAGTCATTGTTGTATCTAAACTTTCATGGTCTAATAGTCTTGATGTAGCAACAATATCTTTAGTAATGCTATAAAATGTAGTAGCAGCACCAACCTTTAATGAATGTGGTGTCCAGTTACGTCCACGAAGGTCGCTAAATTCCTTCATGTAATTACGCAAGGTTGTTTGTTTCATACCCTTAAATACTAACTCATCATCATTTCCATCATAACCCATAGTTTCCTTTAAGTTATTAAAGTGTTTTACTGGAATATCTTTATCATTCAATTTACGTCCCTTATCAATTACTTTTAACTTAGCAAAAGTACCACCATAAGGACTTTCATAAACTGTAAAGTCACTCCAACGAATAGTGAATGCAGCTGAAACACGAACTGCTGTATGAAACATGAAATCAATCAATGTAGCATATTTATATCCATTTGACTTGTTATCAATCAACCAACTTTCCATTTCCTTAACTTCTGATTTGGAAATTTGCTCGTTATGTCCACCATCTTTAGCAGATAAATCTTTTGTATATAATACATCATTAACCAGATGGTCGAAGTTAACATTAGGATAAATATCTGCACGTCTAATAGCACCAAAATATGACTTGATTGAACGTAGGTAGTTAACAATCGTAGTTTCTTTAGCTTTCTTGCTCCCTGTTAAGAATGTTTTGATATATTTACCATAAACATCATGATATGTTAAGTTAACCAAATCTTCTTCTGTTAGTTCCCAAGCCTCTTTACCAAAGACCATTTCAGAAAAGTTATCTACCTTTGCTTGATATTTTGTTCTTGTGTTTTCTGACTTGCTTTCCAACCAACTTGTGTATACATCTCTAATTTCCATAATAATTACCACCCTTTAATCATTAATCTTTATTGTTATTTTGTTTTTATCTTCTAGTTCATTAATCTTTGATAGTCTGCTTTGCTAACACTTCTAAAACCATTAGCGTTCAATTCACTTACTTGATTATTTAACTCATCTTCATTCATTACATTAACAGCTGGATATTCATGAAAGTTAACATAAATATCATCATCTGTTGCTGGAGTACCTTTATAGTACACATTGTTTTCGTAATTGATATGCAATCTCACTTCATTGTTTTCGCCTTGACTTGAGATGACTGTTATTAAATTCTTTTTCATATTGCATCGTTGCTCCTTTATTCTTTTAGCTTTTAACTTTACAACTGAATTATATCACATTTACTACCATTGTCAATAACAGAAATAACGTTATTTTTGTTATTTCACCTTACACTCTTGCTTTGCCTCTTCTGTTGACACTTGCGACTTTTTACTACTTTTCTTAAATTTTGTACTTAAAAAGCGATGAACTTAATCATCGCTCCTCTTGGCTTTTCAGTTACTATATCTTATTCTTCTGTACGTTTAACTTTCTTAACTGTACTTTCAAGCAAGTATCTACCGTCTAAAATAAATCTGATATACCAGTTATTATCATTTTCTTCAACACAAATTTTAACGCTATCAGCTTTTACTTCAGACAAGGTTTTTGCCATATCATACGTTACTAAAAATTCTAATTCATCTCTATTACTTGAGATTGTTTCTAAGGATAAAGTATAATCCGTCACACCGATATTTAATTGTCCTTGCTTTAACTCATGGTGGATTCCAACACTACGTTTATCTAGTGATACGTGTTTTAACGCTTGTTTATACGCTTGTTGTAATTCTTTACCGTCAAGGTCAATCGCAACCATTGTTTGAGAGTTCATGGTTTTTCTTGAACGCATATCTAAACTACTGTATTTAGTTACGTATGTGCCATTGTTGACTACTAACTGGTTATTAGTTAGCTTAAACTCTACATCTTCACTTTCAATCTTACTTATTTCATTCTTAAATCCAACTGCGTCTCTAAGTAAAACTAATCCTTCTTCTTGGTTTTCTGCGTCTAGCACTGCCGCAAACTCAATAAAACCGTTATTGTTCGTTTGGTAAAACTCATCTAACTTTCTAACCAGTAGCAAAGTCTGAGTTTTACCAAACACGATTGTTAAGTTGTTATTCGTTTTTTCTACTCCTAACTTAAACAAGTTAGTTAATGTTTCTTGTAATTCTTTGGTTTTTAGTTTATTCATTATCCTGTACTCCCTTTCTTATCCTTCTCAATCTTATACTCTTATTATCATAGGTTTTTACAAGTTTATCAATATCAATTTCATTTTATCTATCTTGACTGATTGTAGCACGTCAACTCACCCTAAGTAACACGCTGACACCCTTTTAAATTGAAATTATTTTCAACTTCTATTCTTTGGTAAAAATTCTTTTAATCGCCTAACCATTAGATGTGGTAGTCTACCAACTCAACATTGCAAAACATATCTGCGATGTATTCAAATAATATTCTGTACTGCTTATTTACTCTAATACTATATTTATTTTTCTTACCACCCTTCATGCTGCCTTTTAGAAACTCTAAGCGATTAGAAGGTATTGCTTTTAAATCACCTACGCTATCTGCCTCATCTAATAATGCCAACTTCTTGTATGCTGTTTTTTGTATTTGATGTGGTATCTTCTTAGAAAACTTTTTCTTGTAAATCATTTCTGTATTTTTATCTGCGAATGTTAATTCCATGTTAAATTCCTCCTTGATTATGCCCATCTCTTACCAATGCCTTTATTTCTATTTAAACTTCCAGCTTTACCAAATTTTCCATATTGAGCTGCGAACCCATTTGCTAATACGTAAACATTCTTTTTACCCAATCTCCTCATTAACAACTTTGAGTCTGGTGCAAGTGAGTCATGATTTTTTTGGATGTAATCCCAGAAGCTAGTGCATTCATATTTCTTGAATAAATTTTCCATACCGTTAATTAATTCTTTATCTGTAGCATATTTCCATGTACTTCTTACACCATGTGGTAGTTCACCGTACTTTTCCACGTAAGCGTGAATAAAGTCGCCATAAGTAAAATCATGATTTAAGAATGTTCCAAAACCAATGCCAATATCATTCTTAAAATACTTACTCAATTCAGTTTGCATACCATAACCACCTTCGTGCATAGCTGTTACCGCTTCGTCCATAATTCTTTTTCTGAAGCTATCACTTTTCCATGCTTGCTTACCTACTTTTGCATACTTCTTACCTAAATTACGTTTACCTGTTTCACTACTTTCTTTTCGTGAGATTGACTTAAAACCAATTTCTTCTATAAATTCAATCCATGTCATCTTAGATTTTGAAAAGATAAAACTTGGACTTGGTGCTTTACCACGAATGTACCCGTCATTGTAAGATTGTACCTTTGGGTTATCTTGAATGCCCAATCGTATAATTTCATTTCTAACAACTTCTTTCATATGTTCTAAATCCTTGTATTCAAATTTTTCCATGATTAATTCCTACTTTCTTTTATTTATTTTTAAAGCTCATTGTTCTGAACTTTTAGATACCCCCTATTTCTAGGAAATATTTAAAAACCCAGAACGCTGGGAAAAAATAATTTTTTGTGTTAATCTTTAGTTGTTCGTGCTAAAGATAATTTTTCAAAATTATTTTTATTTTGGTATCTTAATCTTGATTGTTTCTTTCAATCATAGGTAAGATGCCTTTTTCTTTTAAGATGTCGTACAATGCCAAACGACCTTTTTGTGTCCACTTAGTGTACATTGTTACCTTGTCACCATAGCTAGTTGGAATAATTTTTGTTTCTGATGAAGTCCAACCCTTATCTTGGTATTTAGAATATAAGAACCATGTTCCGCTTTGCTTGTATTGAATTTTTAATTCCTTCAACTTTTGGTTCATACCTTTACCACTCATACCATAATCCTTAGCAATTTGTGTAATTGATACAAGCGATGGATTTTGTAAAATAATGTCGTAGTAAGTTACTTTTGGTTTGGCTTCACTTAATTGTTGTTCAACCATTAATTTTTCTTCTTTGGTCTTTTGATGTGCCAATCTTTCTTCTTTTAATTGTGTAGCTAATTTGATGATTGTATCTGGATTAGTTAAAATTTCTTCCACAGTTTCTTCTGTCATATAAGCACCATGTTTACGAATTGATGGTAAAACTTCTTCTGTTACCCAATCTTGAAATTTTTCTGCTACTGGATTATTTGCCTTAATTGCGAGCTTGTAAAATTGTGGTTCTGTAATGAAATCACCTTTCCCCACATGTGGGGAATTTTCTCCTTTCCGCATATGTGCGGAAACATTATTCAAATAATTATTGATTCTTTCCCATTTTACGTAGGTCTTGCCATTCTTGACTTGAGTAATACCCAAACCAATCGCAGCTTGTTCTGCATTGAAATAAACTTGTCCATCAATTTCCTTAACTGCTAAATCTTGACCTTCAAAATTAAAACTTTGTAATTCATTTGACATGTATATGTCCTCCTGTATATTTAAAATTTATTTTTATTTATAATTAATTAATTATTAATACTATATATAAACTTTTATGATTTACCACCGTACTTTAACGTACGCTTGTTAAACAATCAATTTAACCACCACCTTAAAGCGATGACACCCTTTTAAATTCAAACTATTTTTTAGTACATAATTTCTCTAATAATTTCTTTCCACTTCTTACCAGTACGAACCATTACTGTCGTTGGTGAAGGGCTAGTTTCTTTATTTCTTTTTTCTTCATATTCATGTCGTCTGTATGGATATTTCATACCTAAACGAATTATTTCTGCCTTTAATTCGTCCAAAATATCCTCGGTTGGTTTCTTAATTCTTTTTTGTTTTAAGCCCAATCTTTCAAGCACTTCATCCCAACTCAAGTTGTATCTACGTTTCATAGCAATCGGTACTGGTGCTTTTCCAATCTGTAAATTTTTTCTATAAACAGTTGCTCTAGGATTTTCTTCGATACCTTGACGGTAGATTTCTTCTTTAATCAGTGTTAAAACTTCGTCTAGTGTGTACTTATCAAACTCGAATCTTCTTTCACGCTTTAAATTCAATCTGTTTTTTATTTTTTCTTTATCCAAAGACATAACCATAACACTCTTATTCCACTTAACATTTAAGTAGCTATCTGCCATGCCTTCATCTGCACCCCATACTTTCAACTTCATGTTTAATTTCTTTTTAAACATATCTAATAATTCTTGCTGAATAACAACTAACTTAACATCATCTACTGTATTTAAAGCTGCAAGCACCTTATTTTGCATTTGTAGCTCACGTTCAAATTGTTTGACTTCTACCAAAATTTTTTCTTTTTCCATTATTTTTCACCACCATTCAAAATTTCACGAATTTCATTAAAGTAATTACTCATCAGAAACTTAGTTACTAACGTTGGATAGTTGTATGTAAAGCCGAATCCTTCATAAAATTTTTCTTCATGCAATAACTCGCCCATTGCATTTTCATATCCAATAGTTAAGATTTTGTTTACCAGAATGTATGCAACACTCTTTTCTTCTAGGTTCAATTCTTTGTCGTTAATTGCTTTTAATGATACGTTTAATAATTTTGTTGCTAATTCTTCTTTGTTTTCCATATTTAAGACACCCTTTCAAATTCAAATTGTTTTTGCTGCCTAAAATTGATAATGAAATTCTTTATTTTTGCAAACTAAGTTACTGTACGTATGTGCTTTAATCATTCTTTTTCCATCAAAACGATAAGCACCTCGATTGCACCAATCGTAAATATTGTAAGGTTGGACACCATATTCTTTGCTGGCAACGTGTACATCATCATATGTTTTGTGGATAATCATTTCTCTATCAATCAAGAAAATTCTTTTGCCATTTTCTCTTTGTGCCAGATAATCATCATGGTTATCTAATGCTGAGTACATATTGCTTAAACGCAATCCTTCGCTTTCTAAAATACTTTTTGTATGTCTACCGTAATGAAAGTTAATATCATGTTCGAGTATTTTTTGCAGTCTAAACACTCTATTAATTTTTCTTTCACGTTTTGATTTAGGTATAATTTTTCCATTCTTACTAATTGAATGGTTGCTTATAACCTCAATACACATCTTCACTTCATCTTTTAATTTGTTATCCTTTATGCCATTGAAAAATCTATTGTCTATCTTTCGCCAGTCTTTCGGAAATTCTTTACCAGTAGACAAGCAAAACTCAAACAGATAATTCAAGGCTTCGCCATATCGTATAGCTTGCATATAATCACTCCTAAAATTATTTTTTTAGTTTGAATTGTGTTTCAAACTGATAAGGTAAAAAGGAATCGAACCTTAAAATGCAATAAATTATTTTATTGTATTATACCAATTACCCTACATACCAACGTTTCTAAGGTTTATAAAATCGTTATTTTATCCGAACACTATATTTCATCAATATTTATTTCCACAAACCGACCATCAATCAATTCACTAAAAGTTACATCATCATATTTACAGTTAAAAATTTCTTTATAATCGAATACCAAACCCTGTAATGCACCTTCTAAATCGCATGCTAGTAATTCAAGGTTTTTGTCTTTAGTGCGATAATTATCGTAATAGAAGTGTCTATGGTCTAAACCTAAATCGTAATCAATGTATCGTAACTCACCAACAGCTTTTCCTTTTACATACACTTTAAAAATTCTTTCTTTCATTTCAATTACCACCTTTTAATTCTTAATTTTTATTCATAATCAACTGTAATGATTGTCTGATTGTCTATATAATCCATATCCCACGCTTTGCTTACTCTACCGTTTAGACTTCGTGGTATTGCATAAGCAACAATATTACTTGCTAATGCAAAACTTATTTTTTCACTTACAACAATATCTACACGCTTTCTAAAAGTTGGTTTATATACTACCAACTCAACAACCATTGGATATTCACTGTTTAATTCTTTAAAATTTCTTACTTTCATAATTAACTCCTCCTCTAGTTTTCCATATATTCTTTAAAATTATTTTTGTACATATCTTCGTATAGTTGATTGTCATCAGTTAAAATTATTTTGTTTGCATTACTCAAAACAATAATGTATTTCATTGGTTTCATACCTAGAATTTTTTCTTTTACTCCATAGAAGATGAAGTCTACAAAATAACTGGTATCAAAAGAATACTTATTTTCAAAATCATCTACCAACATTTCTAAAACCTTATTACTTACATTGTTTACTTGAATTGTGTTTTTCATTTTTGTTACCACCCTTTATAAACCTAATAATTCTGAAAATTCTTTCCATTCATTAAATTTTTCTAACTCTTCTTCATTGTCAAAGTAAAAGTTATTGTCTGCATAGTTGTACCAACCTTGCATACTTTCATGTACTAAATCATCAAATTCATTAAATTTTTCTGATTTCTCTATTTGACCTAATGCACTATCAACCGCCATGCAGTCTAAAGCCTCCATTAAATCGTTAAAACCATATTCACTACCAAACATAAATTTTGTTTCTTCGATTAATTTTTGATATGAAAAATCATCATCATTCAAAAATACTGTATCTTCGTAACCATCTAATTTTTCAAAAAAGATATTTAAATCATAAGTGCCACAGCCCAACATTGTTGCTACAAATAAATTATTTTCCATTTTTGTTACCACCCTTTTTAACTTGAATTATTTTTATCTTCGATTTTCTTAATAAAGTTTCTTTATTTTTCTACTATTTAAATGCTCGCATTGGTGCTAATACACCGATGTAATTATCTAAACCGTTATATGTTACTTGAATTGGTCTGACGTTTTGACTATTCATAAATTCTTTTTCAACAAAAGCTAATGTGATTGTTTTGTTACCAACTAAGAATTTATTTACGTGTTTTTCTAATTCATAGATATTGAGATTAATATCATAATCATCAGTAAACCCTTCAGTTACATCACAGTTAATATTTTCTTTTTTGTAGTAGACACTACCTTCTTCATCTTCGTATTCATAACTAAACACGAATTGACCTTTGATAAATTTAATATTTGATTGAATTGTTTTGTTATTCCAATTCTTTCTATGGTATCCAGTTTCTTTAATGTGTTTGATAAATTCTTTTAATTCACGAATGTTAAAAGTAATATTTCTATCTTCGTTTACCACTGGTAAAATTCTTTCAACACTTGGATAATTACTTTCTGTCATTGAGCTAATAAATTCTTTACCATTCACAATGTAATTGATTTTGTTATCAGAAAATTCAAGGATAATTTCTTTATCAACTAATTCTTTATTTTTTAACTTTGCTACTGCTTGAATTGCTTTTCTAGGTACTGCAAACTCAACATCATTGTTATTTTCACAATCAAGCGTTAATTTACCTAGTGAATGTGTATCAGTAGCAACTAAAGTTAATTTATTGTTTTCTACTACATGATTAAGTGTTGCTAATATAGGTCTGAAACTTGATTTTGAAACATGTACTAAAATTTCTTTGTATCCTTTTACTAATTCTTTTGCATTTACTTTAATTTCTGTTTTTGTCATGATAATTACCACCCTTTAAAATCATTTTTTATATTCTATTATTTAATGCTTTGATACCGACTAATAATAAAGTCAAAATTGTGTATGGTATGAATAACATTAGTTTTAAAAGAAATCTTCTTTTCTTAAATAACCAACAAACAGCATGATAGCTACCCATCAGAATTATTACCAACGCAACAAAACTCATCATGAAAAGCCCTCCGTAAAATTCCTGATTGTACATATTGATTACCACCCTTTTTACTTAATTTATTTTTGTTACTGAAATTCTTATAAATTTTTCTTTATTTTGTAACTTCTATTGCATTGTATTTTTCAAACATGTATCTATCCAACATGTTTGAATTATCCAATGAAAATTCTTTTACGTTTCCTTCTTCATCTTCGATTGTGTACCATTCATCAAAAAATTCTTTTTCTAAATTATCTTTATCTACCAACAAATCATTTTCTAAATTTGTTAGTGGATGATATTCAATCAAATCATAAAATCCAGTATCATAAATTCTATTTACTGTTACATAAGTGAAAAATCTATTTTTACTATCTAACCATTCCAAAAAATCATATGCGTCTTCGTTAATTGCCTCCATTACGCAATCACTATAATAAAAGCTAGTTGCTAACTCTTTATCGAAAGGTTCGCCCATGTCTTTCCACCCACTATCTACCCACTTTTGCATTAATTCTTCTTGAGTTGGTAGTCTGAAATAATTTCTTTCTTCTTCTAAGTCATCAACTATTTCAAGAAAAGCATCCGTAATATCTTCTAAAGAATCTGTATAATCAGCTAACTCAATATTACTTACTACATGAATACCTTCGCATTCTAACTTGTCTATAAAATTATCAACATGATACAATTCTTCACTTACCAACAATTCTTTTTTATTTACTGTATCTATAAACTTTTTCATAATAGATACCTCCTATATAAAATTATTTTTCTATCCTGATTAGGATATATAAGGTAGTAAGGACTCGAACCTTACAAGTTGTAAACTTTCTACCGACTAGATACCTTTTTTTATTTCTTCTCTAGACTCTTGACTGTTTTAAAATACGTGTTTTTGAAATTGTTTTACCGCCTCATCCTTCTTACCTTGAGTCCACAACTCAGTTATTAAGTAATCCCTTTTCACAATGCTAAAGAAATTAACGTCATAATAATCAGCATCACTCATATCAATATTTTTTTCTTTCATATACTCATAAATTTCATTTGACCATCTAACTCTTGAAATATCCACAGCATAACTAGCTACCATACCAGGATAAACTTCATCATTCATAAGTTGACCTAGTTTTTGTAATTCATGTGTCAAAGCCAATTCAAAACTTGACACTTCTTTACCTTTTTGTTTTTGTTCATACATCCACACCGTTTCTTTAAAATCTTTTTCATCAAGCTTCATGTTTTCTAAAATTCTTGTGTCATTCAAGTCTAGATTTTCAAACTCTTCTTCGGCATCGAAATCTTCTAGTGTTTCAATAAGTTGCTTTTCTAAACTTGCAAAAATTTCTTTTTCTGACTTACCTTCTAATTCATCTATATCGTTGTAAGTGTAGTAAATTCTACTGTCGTATTGACCTACAATAGTAGCCTCTAGGTCATTGGTATATATATTTATATCTTCGATATATAAACCCCACGCATTAACCACGTCATCCATAATTCCAAAAATTTCTTCGTTTGTCATAATAAATTACCTCTATTCTTAAATTATTTTTTGTTATCAAGTTATTCTCTATACCCTTAACTTGATAACTGAATTATAACTTCTTAATTCTTACTTGTCAACACTAAAATTTATTTTTATTTTATTATTGTAGTAGTACCTTTAAAATCACTTGGTACACTTTCAATTTCAATACCCTTAGCACCCACACCTTGCTCACTAACCACTCTTAAATTCTTGTCGTTAGGATAGACAACCATATGAAAATCTTTTTTATTGTCATCATAGTATTCTAACGTGAACTTTTTAGTTTTGAGTATGTTACCACTTTGCAAGTCTAAATTCTTGACGTTATAAGTCAATTCTTGACGTTGCTTTTTGATAACTTTTTCTTGACGTAAATTTTCTTTTTTGAGTTGCTTATTTTGTTTAATGTATTCATGATTAGATACACCTAAGCACACCACACCTATTATTGTTATTACATTAGTTATTTTTAAAATATTTATTTTATTCATTTTAATTACCTCACTAAAATTATTTTTTTGTTATGCAAATATTTCTTCTTTGAATTTCTCAAAATATGTTTCTAGTATCGTATCTACATCTTCGGATTCTTGATAATCCATAAAGGTTAGAATATCTTCTACACCTTTACTGTAGATATATAAATTCTTTTTCACACCATTAACAATAAATTCAACTTCTATATCATCTAAGTTGTAAGCAAATCCTACATATTCAATATTATTTTTCATGATTAATACACTCCTAAAAATTCTTTTATTGTTTATAAGTCACTTCATAATCAGCAAGCCAAGCGTTATATTTTTCTTTCATATATTCATTTAAATATACATCCGCACCTTCGTTACTGATATAGTACCCTGGCAAGTCTTCTAAATTGTCTAATATATCGCCTTCTTCGTTGCTAGTGTAAATATTTATCCAACTATCAAAACATACACTTTCTAAATATTCTTTTTTGAGTTTTAACGTGGTATCGGTATTCCATACGTATGCTATGTCGCCTTGACTATAGCCTCTTAATTCATAGAATAGAAATTCTTTTTTGTATTGCATTAGATACTCACAAACTGTTTCTATATCATGCCAATCTAGATCTAATCTTTCTGGTATAACTTCTTCTTGTAACCATTCATTAAATTCTTCTTGGTCAAAATAACCGTACCATTCTATAAATTCTTCTTGGTGGCTTTCAAGGTCAAAGCTAAATTCTTTCATTACTCTAGCTTTTTCTTCTACTAATTCCAGTAATTCTATTTGCTTATCAATAGGTAAAGTTTTTATTTCTTCTAACAAACTTTCTTCATCTTCTTTTGTCATGCAATCACTCACAAAATGAAAGCCCTCAACTTTTAAGTTTTCTATTTCAAAATATCCGTAATCTTCATCGTTTAGCACTACATAAAAATTGTTTTTGTCATCTACATATACATTGTTATTGTTTATCATAATTAATTTACCTCTATTCTTATTAATTCTTTTCTTGATTGCATTTACTACCTAAAATTTCTTTTTCTATATAATGTTTGTGTAAATTGTAAAAGCATTATCATTAAATTTTTCTATCAAGTGTTTAGCTACTACAAAATTAAATTCACTTTCAGTTATTACACCTCTTTTTAAGTGTCTGTTTAGTCTGTCTATATAATCAAATGCTTTTGATAGTGTCCACACGTTCAAATCGTCAAGGTTTTTCAATTCTTCGTGGCAGTCTATGAAATTCCAAGCCCTTCTAAAATTAGTTTGTTTGTCTATAGTACTTATATACATTATTAGTACCTCCTAAAATTTATTTTTTTCACTGTAATTTTACAGTGATATAGGATAGCAAGGAGTCGCACCTTGAAAGCGTCCACTTCGTACTAACTACCTACCCTCAGTTTCTTCTCTAGACTCTTAACTAATCAAACAATTCTGTTTCTCTCATGCGGTCTATATACTCTAGATTTTCTTGTAACTCATTGCTACTCATTGCAAGTGCCAAGTCCTCAAGTACTGTTTCAGCACCTAACATTTCTACCATTTCATCCATCTTTACCATTAGTTCGTTTTTATCTAGTCTCATTGTATTTTCCTCCTTAATTTTTCTATGCCATTCTCACATTGATACCGTACTTTTTACCATCTAGGTATTGACGGTAGGTCAAAAACATTAGATTGCAATCTTCTAACCAACTGATAGCACTTTGCAAGTCGTTAAATTCTTCGGTGTAGTCTGTATAAAGTGAAGCTTCACTCAATACTTCATCAACACTATTGAACACTCTAAAAGAGTCATCCATCTTATCGTAAGCATAAAATTTTCTAGTCTTTTTCATTGTTTGTTACCTCCTTTTATATTTCTTCTTGAAATTCTAGCAACTGATATTCAATATCAGACAATTCACTATGTTTAGGTGCTAGCTCAATCATTAGTCTAGCAATTCTACGCTTTCTTCTTCTTGGTTGAACCTTTACACCAACTCTAGCAAGGGTACGTGTTGTGTATATACTCTTACTATCCATTAGATTAGTGATGGTATTTTTACTATCACTATCAACTTTACGACTTATCATAATTGTGTCTAAATTTTGTACTATCTTTTTCATGATAAGTACCTCCTTAATTTAATTAGATTTTTATATTAAACACTACTGTTGAATAGTGCTTAATAACAAAATCTAATTCATAGATTTTGTTAAGTTAGTCTGTATTCTTTTTCTTATCATAGGTTAGAATACAGTAAGATTATATTCTATGATAAGGAGAGTCTCTAGGTATGCACTTGCCCTCTCGTACCAGCTTATTACTAAGTACCTAGAGTCTGACAGGTCAACATGGTCACAGTATTCCACGTCAGAATGCACTTATTTCTAAGGGTGCTTTTTTAACTTTCACAAGTACCTTCTTACACCCTACAAATGACTAGGATGTAAGCTGGTATCATACTCCAGCGACCGAGAGTCTCACTCCGTCTCTGCTGTTGCTACTAACGACTTTGCTATACTGGTATAGCAATACACGTACTCGCAACGGATAACGAGGGTTAGCATGTACCTCGTACTTCTTGAAGGATGACCTTCTTAAAGTAAAATAAATTATTGAGTTTTGAAAGAACGCCGTACCTATAAGGTACATTTAAATGATAACTTTTTGTTTCTCACTTGTCAAGTACTTTTTTATTTTCTTGACAAGTGAGAAGCTTTAAAAACTTATCACTTAAATGTACTTTTTAAGTACATTTTCAATTTATCATACTTCTTCTAACTTGTCAACTCTTTTTTTGAAAAACTTTTAAAAAAATTCTGAAGCCTTAATTTTTAAGGCTTTAAAGTTTAATCAAGTAGAAGAAGATATTAAATTTTCATAGAACGTGTACTTTTAAAGTACGCTTTTATAATAACCTTTATTTTTTAGCTTGTCAAGTCTTTTTTTCAAAAAACTTTTAAAAGCCTTTAAAGTATTAAAATCGCGTACCTAACAAGTACAATAAACACTTTAAACCCTTATTGTTAGCTTGTCAACAGTTTTTATAATATTTTTTGAAAAAAGATTGCTAACATCTAGTATAAAAACCCTTGAAAACCTTGATATAATAACGTTTGTAAGGTATAATAAAAATAAGAAACTTGCTTGTTTCTTCTATTATATATAAAAATGAAAGGTTGAAATAATTTATATGTTGTATAATGAAAAATTAGTGCTAGATAATCTTAAGCTATTAAGGAATGAAAAAGGATATACACAAGATTATGTATCTAAATTTTTAGGTATTGCTCGTGGCTCTTATGCAAAAACAGAAAACGGTATTAATAAAATAACCCTTGATATAGCTTTAAAATTAAGTAGATTGTATAATACAACTGTCGAGGAATTATTGTGCTTATCTAATAATAAAAATAATAAAAATCTTATCAATGATAAAGAATTAGACACCATTTTGAAAACTGATGTTACATACAATGGTAAAACGCTTACAAGTACTGATATAATAGCATTGAAAGCCTTTTTACAAGGCTTGACTTCTAGCAAGTAAATTATAAGATGGTATTATTCAATCACGATTAAACCCTTATTTAATAAGGCTTTAATCGTTTTCATTTACTTTATGAAAACATTGTGAAAGCTTGATATAATAATGTTTTTGAATTGGTGTATTTTGTGAAGCTTTATTTTATGCTTATGTTTTTGTTATAAGTGTTTTATTATAATCTTATGGTGGTATGGTGCTATAAATGCTATTATATAAGGCTTTTCATAGTGTTATATATGGTTAGTATTATAGGTGTCTTATACGTGTATATATATGCAGTTAGTATGTATAATCTATATAATGTAAGCGTGATAAACATTGATATATCAAGGGTTTGAGCGTATGCAGTTTGAGTGAATGGTACTAGATGTTAATATAATGTTATGCTTATCGTTATTAGTGCTTATTGTGTTGTTTTCTACTATAATATACATTTATGAGTTAACTTAAAGCTTTGACGGCTTGCAATGTTGTTACATCTAGTTAATACGCTAACTTATTGTAAGTAAATAAGCAGCTGCATCAAGTAGATGTTATTACTAACTAAAAGTAAGTATATAAGAGTGTGTTTATATGGTTAGTAGTTTAGAATAGTTATAAATTAGTAAATGTTATAAGGTTGTAAGTGTTATTACTTTAGAATAATTACAAGTTAGTATATTTTATTGAATTGTATTCTTTATTGGTTTAGAAAAATTATAAGTTAGTAATTATTATTGGTTTCTTGAATTTATTAGTTTAGAATTGTTATAAATTATAGATGTTTCACGTGAAACATATTATTTTAAATATAGTATTGTGTTATTGTGTGGAGTGTGGTATAATAGAGGGTTTGGTGTAACTAATTTTATTAATAGTGCAAAATATAAGTTATTCTTATAGATACCATAAATTTTACTTATGAATGTATCTTCACTCTATTAATTTAAAGAATGCTTGATTTTATTCTGAAAACGCTTTCATTTTTAATCTTTTTCAAGCAGCTAAACATCTACTTTTTTAGCATTCATAAAATAACTAGAATTATTTTACATAGAGGAAGCCCCCTATTTATCTCAAATCTTTTAAATTTTGCACAACCTTTCAGATACAGTAGCTCTCCCCACACACCCCAAATTCCTACCACACACCACAAATTCCATTCCCACACACCCCCATTCTAACTGTCTTACATTGCGTTTTTACTCCTAATTTAGCGGTGTTAGCAGCCTTAAAAGGCTATTCACCATCCCCTTCTTACATAAAATGATACTAACACCCCTTATTAAGCTCAAAAACACTATAATCTCACACCTATACTTCTCATATCACTCATACACTACAACCAATACATTACATAACACAAATCTTATAATTCACAAACTCAATTCCAGCCATCACAATCACTCCAATTATAATCTTCACAAAATCTTCACAATTTCCAGCTGCAAATTCACTCTACTTTTATAAAATATTTTGCTTTTTCATAGATTTTGACCTTTTTAGCTCGCTATAATTGCACTCAAAAATCACTCAAAATACAAGCTAAGACACATCAAGTTTTGTCTATAAATCATTGACAAAAGTCCCTGTGAGCTACACCCTTGCAACAATACACTCGCAGCCACTCTACTGGTACGAAAATGGAAAGTTCTGATTTCTCTTTCATTCTTCCAAAAAATCTACCTTAATATGCCCATGTAAACAGTGAATTTTTCACTCACTCCAATTTACTTTTCTCCATACTTTACTATAACTTTATCTTATCTTTATAACATTATTACCTAGTTTTTATTCAGATTTTATATTCATGCCTCTAAAATTACCCTTAATAAGCGACACATCTATATCTAGCTTTACAAGGTGGTAAACTTTATGTTTTTACCCCTAAAATCACTCATTTCAGAAGTTATCATATTAGCCCCTTATTATCACGCTTACATTGAGTTTTCAAAACAAAATCCTAAAAATAGAATACCCACAAATGCTAAACAGACCTTATTTATATGGTTTTTAAGACTTATATGACAATCACTCCCTTATCATGCGTTAAAATACCGTATGTAAATCTATAATGCTGCTTATTATGGTGTAATTCATGATACGACTATGATATTGTTCCTTAATTAAGACAAAATAAAAGACCGATACAAATTAATGTAACGGTCTGGAACTCAATTTAGTAACAAACTATGGAGTGTGATGTTACTAGTATTTTAAGACTAACTCTATAGGCAGAAGGGTTAGTCGGAAAAATATCACATTGGTGACACAGGCGGGCAAAAAGGAGAAAGCCCCTGTATCACCTTTTATTATATCACTATTTAGCTTGATTAGATAGGTCTTAAGCTCTTATCTCTATCAAAATACATTCTGACAATATCATCTAACTTGTCGATTTTATACGCCTTAGTGTCGGGATGTGTAGTCCAATAATTCACCAATGAAAATGTAGCCTCGTTATCGTATTTGATATTCTCTACAATCTTATATCCGTCAAACACTCTTCTTGTAAGGTCTTTTAACCTTGCTGATGTGTATCTCTTGTCATCTAATACTAATGGGTCGTCAATGTATTCGCATAAATCATTAAACTTCGCACTCTTCTTGCTCTTGTTTGCGTCTAATTCCATATACGTATCAATCACTTCGTCGAAACGAACTAGGTTTTTACTACCACATACACAGCACATATTCGCATAATCTGGGTTTTCTGTTCTACATTCTTTACAAAGTTTCATATTAACCATTCTCCCTAAGTAATTTCCTAAAGTTTTCATATAAATCCTTTTCGTCTTGAGGTATATGATTAGACCAAAATTCTAACAACCATGCAATAGCTTCGTAATCGTATTTAACTTGTTCCATTCTCTTGAATATCGTTAAATCACCCTTAACACCTTCATTAACTTTAATATTAACAGCTTGATTTTGGTTCTTAGGTTTATCTTCGGTTACCTTATCTTCTGGTTCTGGTGGTAGAATATCTAAATCATTGCTGTCAAGCTGCTGCTCGCTAGGATTTATATCAACAACACCAAATGTTTCGGTTAGCTTATACGCACAAAATTTACAATATATTGAGTCATTATCGTTATTGTTATGACAATTTGGACAAATCATAGTTATACCTCCTATAATCATTCGGTTTATACTAAAATTACAACGTAGTGTTAATTATATCGCTGTAATAGTTAATATTACGTGATAATTACATGTAAGTTGTAATATATCTTAGGCTTTAATTAACTTATAACAACGTAGGAATAATTAATATCTGTTACTTAATCATATTCCTATTTAGTTCTGATAGTTGTTTGTATAAAGCTCTTTGGCTTTCATCAGCATTAGCTACCCAGAAGTCTAGTAGTCTTGCTAAGGCTTCGTAGTCAAACTTAATACCTACAACAGACTTAAAAGCTGTTATGTCTGCTTTAAGACCTTTGTTAATTCTAAAGCCAGCTTGTTGGTTAACTAGATTCTTGCGTTGTTTCTTGGCAGCACCTTCTTTTTCCAAGATGTTCTTCTGCAATTCAACCATAGACATTTCGTTAACATCTTTTACTGGTTCTTTTTCTACTACCTCTTCTTTTTCCTCAGCCTTAACAGGTGTTTCTTTCACTTCTTGTTCTTCTTCCTTGTAAGCCTGTTGTGGAATAGAGTTCTTATCCATTTGCCTAGACTTAGCCATCTTAGTTAAAAATCCACTTTGTTTCTTCTCTGCCATGATAATTCCTCCAATATTATCCTAAAAAGTCGTTAATTCTTTGAGCAAATTCAGTAGATACTTTGCGGTATACGTTCAATACTTGAGTATCGAATCTATCATCTTCACCAATACCTTGAATATGGAATCTCTTTATACGTTCCATGTTAGGCACTACATCAGAAAATACTATTTCTTCACCCATGTCATTCTTTACTTGTTCCATAATAGCCAAATCAACAGAACCACGTCTGTTATTTAATACAGCTAATAGACCCAACAATTCGATAGATAGATTATACTTAACTTTCAAGTCAACCAACTTATCTATATATACCTCAGCACCTTTTAGTGAACCACTTTGTGTTTGCAAAGAGATTAATACAAAATCTGCAAATACGATAGCATTATCTCTGACTTCACCAATTTGAGGTGGCATATCCAAAATAATGACATCATAATCTTTTGTTAATGGGTCTAACAATGGTTTCAAGAAATGACTTTCTTCTTCTTCTGTATCTGCGTGTTTGTATAGGTACTTAACAAATCCTTCAAAGTCTGCGTAGCTTGGCAGCAAATACAAGTTATCCTTTATTCTAACTGGAAGGTCTGTTAAATCACCGTCAGCAATACCAGACATAATAGTCTTCCCTACCATAGGATATTCTGTTGATGGTGCTTTCCTACTTACAGCGTCCCTAATACCAGTATGTATTAATGTTTGACTAGCATTTGCCTGTGGGTCTAAGTCGATTACAAGTGTTTTAACACCATTCTCGGCTAATATATAGGAAATCAAAGTTGAGTTAGCAGTCTTACCAACCCCACCCTTTTGATTACCAACAACGACTGAAACAGCCTTGCCTCTTTTTGCAACAACATCTTTTAGTTTATTAAATACAGTTTTATCGTACTCCATGTTTTTCACCTTCCAGTACTCCTATTTACATCTTTCATTATATCTCTAAAAAAGTTTTTGTCAACTACTGATGAATTAAATTTCACGTAAGATATATTAACTCTTTAACTCTTTTATCTTGCGTGAAAATTAACACTTTAACACCTACATGATATTATCACATAATATAAAATAACTCTTTAACTCGCAGATGTTTTTAATTTTTATATCCTACGTTGTAAATTTTTAAAGAAATGCCTTTATATCAGTACTTAGAATTAGGTTAATTACAACGTGGCTTTATTTATATTATATCAACGTATATCTTAGGCTGATATAAACTCTTTAATCTATTTGACTGTTAGCTCCTAGATATTAATTAATTCATAATAACCAACTATTAAAAATATAATTAAACTATATCCTTACCCTTGCTAAAGATGTAAAAAGTTAATTACTATCTCCTAATTTAACCCTACTATTCCGCTTTCTTTTGTGTTATATTGAACATAAGAAGTAGGGTAGGGCGGTTATATATACTACGTACGCTGCGTACATATCTCACATCTTATAACTCTCCGCCAGACTTCATATAATCGCTTGTGAGCAACTTTAAAAATACATGAGTGTAATTAGCCAGACTTCGTGTAAAGTGCTCAAAACGATTTAAAACATGAAAAAACTTAACATGTCTTCATTTTCCTGGTAAGATATATTATGCTAAAGAAATAACCCACGTAATTACCTTAGATAACTACGTGAGTATATATCCAAATAAATTGATAGAATTTTAGACAAAAAAAATAACCGTTAGTTTTGGCGAACTACGGTTGATAAACAAATTAAATAAATCTATTAAATTATCAAATAGCTTACGTTTTGGCGAACGCAAGCAACACAACAAAAAAAAAGAAACGAAGGTGATATTAAAATCATTAACCACAGAACGAAAATTATAAAGAAAACCTTAAACAAAAACAGAAGGGTATTCTTATATGACTAACACTTAATAAAAATCAACTAAATGAAATCAGATGACAATCAATTAGGTGGAAATCAAAAAGTATTCAAATGTGATTAACGCTTCTTTATTGCGTTACCTATATTATAGCACATTGCTTTTTGGTTTTCATCATAAAAATACTTAGTACGGAAGAAGGAAAATAATTATGATGGAATTAAAAGGCGAAGATACAATGGGACGTGCATTCGTTTCTATAAACACAGATTTAGTTAACAATCCAAAGTATAGAAGTTTAGGAACAACAGGTTGGTTTTTATATTCCTTGTATGAACAACGTCAACAAGTATCACAATATCATAGTTTGAACGGGGATAAGACATTTACAGACAACAATGGTGCATTTATCTACTTCTCCAATGAAGAGGCTGCAGATATCTTAGGTGTTTCTTTGCGTAAATTAACACAACTACGCAAGCAACTTATCGAATGTGGTCTTATTAAAGTAGTTCGTCATGGTTTAAGAAACTTCAAGATTTATGTAAATCAACCAGAACTTACACCAGATGATGTTGAACTAAAAATGAAATGGTCTAACTTTAGTTTTGAAAAGAAAGAAATGGCTCAAAACGTTGATACTACGCTAGTAGCAAATAATGCTAGTGACTACTCGCAAAATATGCCAATAAATCAATCTAACAATAATCAATCTAAATCTAATATTACAAGAGAAACAAATGAAACAGACACTCCCGCACAAAAATCTGGTGTACAACCTGTTTCTCAACCCACTGAACAAGATTTGGACGATATGGCAATTAAATCATTGGAAGAAAAGGTAGCTCCTGTATTAACTAAATCTACATTTGGACGTATTAAGACACTATCACAAGGTAGTTACAGCAAAGCTAAGTGGTTTGTAGACACTATCTTCAAGGCAAAGAGCCAAGTTGAAAGCAAGTTATTATCTAGTGATACATGGTTGTATTCACCAGCAAGTAAGGACGCTACACGTTTTGAAACTAATGAATTGTTGTCTAAAGGGTTGGAATCTGCATTATTACAAATCGCTGAACATGTATATCGTGGCAAAGAAACTATCAGAAATGCCAGCAGCTTTATCTATGTTTATATCCGTAACTTCATGGCTAGTGCTGTAAGAAACTACATCAAAGACAACTATGAACTCGTAGAAGATGATGAAATTGAATTAAATATGCTCATGAATTTCAAAACACCAGCAGCTTTTGTAGCCTAAAACACTAAAGTTTTATACCGAAAACGTGAATATATATTGACTTCTGTTTAATTTTTGATACAATAACAGGTATAGAGCGTTGTTAAAAATGACAATAAACAGTTTATGTATATGTGCGAAATATACATAAAAACATCAAAAGTGTTAAAAATAACTACGCTTAAATCACGAAAAACTAGCATAATAAGCTAAATTTATCTTAAAGTGAGGCATATCTATTTGGAACAAATTAGTAAAACAGAACGAAAAATCGATGCGATTAAAAGCAAATACAAAGTTGGAAAACCGAATGGTGTACTTGAAAGCTATTCACGCTTACCATTCTTTAAAATTCATAGGTTCTTCCTTGAAGCAGATGGTCGTGTTATCTACTATGGTGACGAAGGTAGATGTTTCTTAAAAATGCAAGATGTTGGTTTGTATTTTTATCTCAACATGATTGCCACAGAAAATGGTGTAGATAGTTTTTCAAGAGTTCAATTATTTAATAGTGACGAGATAAGAAACTCTATTAAGGATTTATTAAGCAAATCCAGTGGTGACTCACGTGCTTCAAAAACTATTCGTGACTCCTTTATGAGATTAAAGGCTGCTGAATTAATAGTGTGTGACATTGATAACAGTACAAGCATAGAAAGTTACCACAATATCAAAATACCACATAAACATAATACGTATAAAACTAAAGGGTTCTTCCGTTTCTACTATGTTGACATACAAAAAGCCATAGAGAAAATTAAAGACGGTGTGATAGACCTAAGTACTAGAGATTTCTTGAATTTGCTAGGTGTTTATACAGTTTCATCATTAATATTCTATAACGAGCATGGGAGTAATTATCTTGGCAACGGTATTGTTACAGTTGACAGCTTTTCTGTGTCTAGGTATGCCAACAGAATTGACTTTACATTTGGCTTAAAACTAACAGGTGGTGTAAGAAAAAAAGGTGTAAAGGAATATATGGATATTTTAGAGGAGCTTGGGTTAATGGTATCTATGGGAGTGAACTCTAAAATGTACGAAAATCGTTTCACGCTTTATACATTTCCAAAGAATATTGGACAATTCTATAAGATTATTGAAGATATTTATGAACAAATGGGTGAAGAGTAGTCATTAACATAATGTACCCTTGTTTATCAATTTTAAAAGTTTAGTAGGAAAAAAATCCTACTTAAAAAAAATTACGGTATTTAATTTGAACACAAAAGAAAATAAAATGTTAAAATTAACGACACTTATTTTTCTAAAACCGTTGATACGACTGGATTTCTAAGGGGAAAAGAAGAAAGTAAAAGAAGAAATATATAAACATAAGAACCTATAAATAGGTTTATAATATCTGGAATAGAAGGGAGAGATTAATATCTCTAAATACTATACTACTACTCCTAATACTAAAAAATATATAGAAGCTACTACTCATTATCTTAATGCTAAATACTTTCACCTCTTAAAGAGAGGAAAGTATGACTATACTAATTCTAGTATGTTTAAACTACCTAAGATTAAATACAATAAATATGATGATATAACCTTATTTGATTTTGGAGTTTACACCTATATTAACTCATTAACAACCAGATATTATGATTACACTAATTATATTGAAATGACTAATAAGAAAATGTTACTCCAAAGCATTAAGATGATTTTTGCCAAAAGCAATAATCACAATCTTCGTATCATGCCAAAGGTAAAAGAAACCATTGACAAATTAGAGAAGTATAGACTGCTTGATTTTGAACGTAATAGGGTAGCAATACCTCTTGTACAAGAAAGATATACTTATATCCCACATATTGATATTGAGCATATCACCAATGCAATGCTTGAAACGAACTACAAACACATGAAGTATTTCGAGGCATTAGGTACTTATGCGTTAATGTGTTCAACCAACTTCTCAGAAAATACTAATAGGCTTAACTCATCAGCAAATGGTATTGTCATTGCCCCACGTTCAGTAAGAGCTTGGACAGCAGCGAAGATTAATGTAATTAAGTCTGATATTCCAAGCAAAAGGAAGCTGGATAAGGAGGAGCAAGACAAGTATTCAAATCAAGTCATTGATAATGCTCTTGACTGGTTAGAAGATAACAATCTCGTAGCAACTGTTCATATTTACGACTATCATCCCAAATTCCAAGATTTTAGAGAAACAACCTACTACACTTCATTCAGAAACATAGAAGGCTTATATTATTTTTATGAAACATATGCTAATTCAGAGTATAATAAGTATATAAAGCTGGATGAAGTTGACGCAATGAAGAACTATAACGGTTCTGTAAACGTCATAACAGAAGAATACTGCCAGCAGATGAACGATATTATCCAAACAATCTAAGAGTCTAGAGTATAAACACTATAACATGTTCGAGAGTAGCCCTAAAATCATTTCTAAGACGTTTTAAATCATTTCAAGTATAATTATATTAAAAATGGTTAAGATGTCTTAAAACGTAAATTAAACGGTAATTCAAATTCAACAAATAAAACACCAAAACTTCATACCAAAATCGTGAATACATCTTGACTTTATTTAGATACAATGATATAATTAAGTTGTTAAATGCGTAAGGACACATTACTAATAGCGGTAGTGTGTCCTTTTTTGGTTGGTCTGAATGAATAAATAATAAGGTGGGTAGTTCCTAGTATTTTTAAGTTTGATAATGATTTAAAGTCTTACGCTGATAAAGCTAAGTACATAGAAGATACATTTGATGTAAATAAATTGAATAAAGTGGTAACTAATAAAGTTAAAGGTGGAGAAAACATATCTGACACAAGTTTTGGGAACTTCTTAGATGATGTAGCCAACTACCTTTTGGAAAGTAAAGACATTGACTCGGGTAGAAAAATTGAAGATACATTCTACCGTAATGAAAAACATTATAAGAGTTCATATGCAATGGGAAAAAACACAGCTGTTGATACGGATTTGACTGAATGGAAGATGAATGAACAAACCATTGAGGATAGCGTGTTAGATGATTACTCCAGTGTCAATGGTTACCTGAATAGATTGTTTAGCACAGATAATCTTGACAGAATGGAAATTAGAAAATTAATAATGAACATAGGTAAACTCGAAAAAGTTACAAGTAAAGAGTTACTATCAGCATTTGAATGGTTTGAAGATGTTTTGAAAGATAGGCTTAGTGAAAAAGACTTAGATTTCGTTTCTCTATTCAAAAAATACGACAAGATAGCTGATATTTCAAAAGAATTAAATGTATCATCACAAGCAGTAAGCAATAAGCTGACTAGAGTATGTGACAAAATTAAGAAAAATCTACAAGAAAAACAGTAAGTAGGGTAGGTGGTGAGTGATAAATGACAGAACAAATCATCAAAGATTGGCAAGTTCCAAGTAGGGAAGAAAGAGAAACGATTTTAACCTACGAAGAAGAAACTAATCAATGGCACATCTACAGTGATGTTCCAAAACATGCTCGAAAGTATGAGAAATTCATTGATGAAAGTAAGAATCACAGAAAAGGCTACAATATCAATGGCGGTCAATTAGCAATGATAGATGGATATGTTATTGGTGGAAATGTTGGAATAAGAAAGAAAATGAGTGATAAAGAAAGAAAAGCAATTTCTGAAAGAATGAAAAAATTACGAGAAGAAAACAAGTTATAATTCGTTCTAATTTCCAAAGAAATCAAGGCTGGGCTTTATTAGAATAACGTAACATACCTTTCAAGTATAATTATACTCAATCGGTGTGTAGTCCATAGAATGTACAATAGGTTGGAAGAAAGAACATAACAGTAAAGGGTGTAAAGTAATGAGCAACAAAATAGCCGACAAACAACGTGCAAAAGAAGCAAAGATGGCTGAGAGTATACATGATTTCCTAAAAAGTGACGAGATGATTAGGTCATTTGTATTCGATGAAGGTGATTATGATGAGGAAATATTGGCATTATTAAAAATGCAAGTGCTTGATGATGAAGGAAAAATTGTAGATGGTGTTTACACTATTCTTACCGTAGAATATCTTAGCAATCTCAAAACAAACCTTAATATGCGTTTTGCTGGTATCTATAATGTCCAAAAAGATGTATTATATATGGAATATTATAGAACTGTATTTAAACCATTAGATATATTTACGAGTAATGATTTTTGGGTAAAATGGACAAATGAAATTTCACGAAAATTCGACTTTGAGCTTAAAAGAAAAGCGGTAGAGCGTGCCGCTGATATGTTTAAAGCTGGTAAGTGGAAAGAGGATTATAAAAACAAGAAAAAAGTTGAGAAAATAATCATGGATAGAACTGTTGCCGAAATAGTTCATGGTGAAATGGAACAAAGCCATAACGCTTTTAGGCAGTATTTCGGCGAATATTATCAGCCATCTGATAGACTTTTAGCGCTTGCGAGTGTTAATGAAGACTATGTCGACAATTATGTTGATAGATTATTGGACGAAAACACAAGTTTCGTGATAGAAGAACTAAAAGAAAAGATATATCAAGATTTGAAGGATAATTTCGTATTGAGTTTTGACTCTGAGAGAAATTTGAATATGTTTTCTGAGATTAATTCCAAGTTGAAGCGCAATGAAATAAAGAAAAGCTCAATGCTGGATATAATCTACGTAAATAATAAAGGCACAGAGGAGATTTTAAACAATATCAACCCAGAAATTTTCCAACAATATTTTGAAACAAAACGGTTGTCAGATTTAGTAAACTATAATGTTCGCACCCTACCAGCTGACAAAGCAGATAAACTATGGAAAAATGAGATTAATATTAATGATATCCAGAAACTTATTCTAAACGGTCAAGTCATTTGGACAAGATATAAGGCAGACATGGAATAGTAACCCTAGAATAGTCATGATTTTTCGTGATTATTCTATTTTTTTTGAAAAAATTTGGCAAAAATGTCCTAAAAAAGTGTATATATTACACATAACTTTGCAAAGTATATAGAAGGAGGGTTTGCTTACTTCCAATAATGTAAGCGTTTCCAATAATAATTAAAGTGCCTCACGAGAGAGTGTGAGAGCGAGAAAGAGGTAAATTTTATGTCAGTAGAAACATTAAATAAAGCAGATTTTGTAGCTAAGTTAGCTCAAGATAACCAAATTACAAAGAAAGTTGCAGCAGAAGCATTAGAAATCGTTATTTCTGGTGTTAAAGATGTTTTAGCGGAAAACAAGACATTACGCTTAACAGGTTTTGCAACTTTTGAAACAGTATACCAAGAAGAACATGAACGTAAGTTAGGCTTCACAGGTGAAACTGTTACAGTACCAGCTGGTTATCGTCATAAAGTTAAGTTAGCTGAAAAGTTGAAGAAATAAGAATACTTGAAAATACTCCTTTATCTTATGGCTACAACATAGCATGAGATAAGAAAACCAACGTGAGAGCTGTGAGAGGGTTTAGGGTTCAAATCATAGCCATATTTAATATATCGCAGTCCTTCTGCGATTTCATGAGCATAGACCAGTAGTTGAAGACACCTCCTTTTAAATAAAAACAGCTTAGCAATTAACTGGATTCTATGTTTTTGAAATCGTAGAAGAAAGGAGAAGAGAATATTTGAAAGAAATTATTCAGCTCCGTTGCGACATTAAGAAAATTATGAATAAAATATCAGTTTTAGCAAATAAGGCTGACTTAGATATTCATGATATGGCAGACCTAGAACGTTACGCAAAAACTTTGAATAACCTAGTAAATGCACTACATACATTAGAATTGAGAGAGAGTGATAGCTATGGCGAATAGAGAAGGTATATGCGTATTCTGCCACAATAAAAAGAGTTTGATTGATAGCAACAATACTCTTTTATCTGAAAATGGTTTCGGAGTTTGTCGAAGTTGTTCAAATCGAAATGTTGAACTAGAAAACAAACAATCATTTATTGATATGTGTCTTCTACTCAACATGCCTTTCTTGATTGACAAATACGAAAATACGGTAGAAAGCGGAAAGAAAAATGTAGCATGGTCTACTTACAAATCACGCATTAGCAAGGTTTGGACGGATGGCTTTGCTAGTTCCATTTTTGAATACGAAGACCAAGATAAACAAGAAGGATTCGTAATAACTGATGAAATGAAAGCTCGTTGGGGTACGGGCTATGAAACTAGCGAAATTGAAGTTTTGGAATTGTCACTACGAAACCTTTATGCAATTAAAGAACCAGCAACCAAGTTTGAGGTTGAAAAATACATCTCCAATGTCAAGTTAAAGATTGCTTTAGATAGAGCGTTTGAAGAAAATGATGTGAAGGCTATCCCAGCGTTACGTAAAGCGTACGAAGATGATTGTAAGACATTGGGACTAGAGGCAGTATTAAATACCAAAGAAGATAAGATTGAAAGCGTGGGCGAAAGCATTAGACACTGGGAAGCAACAAAGCCTGTTCCTACTCGTAAAGAGTATGAAGACGTAGATGGATATGCCGAATACTTAACTAAGTGGTATATCACCCCACTCAAACGCAACTTCGGTATGGCAAGCGAAGAAGAGGTGAATGAATTGTATGCAGGGACAGAGTAGTTATCTCCAAAAGAAAGCCGAAAATTTCGCTGAATGGATAGGTTTTTACAGACAAAACCCACATCGTTTCATGGAAGACTATTTTGGTACTCATCTGCATCCATTTCAACGTTTCTTATTCTATATGATGAATAAGGACGATAAATTTATGTATATCGCAGCACGTGGTCGATTTGGTCGTCTAGTCAAGTAATTGGTTAGATTATTAGTGCGAAATTAAGCTGGAAACCTAAGTCGAAAGATATGGTAATCAGAACCGAAGGCTAGTTTTAAAAGACTAGACAGGGGCAGAGCATAGCAACTGAAACTCACTGAGAATATAATGTTGCCACGAGGTCGCACCACCCTAGCAAGTCAAGTTGTGGGTGAAAAGATATGCCATTCCTAGTCGAAAGATTAGGGCTGAGAGATAAAAAACTCTCAAGCTCATATGAGTAAATAGCAAGGTGAATTGATTTGCCTAGTTTAGTAGAAATATTAAACCGTAATCGCAATAGAAAACTGGAAGCCTAAGTCATTTGATAAGGTAATCAGAGTGGAAGGTTAAAGGTAATATGTTAACCACACGCAGAGCATAGTGGCTGAAACTTGTAAAAGAATATAATGCCACCAAGAGATTGCGACATCTAAACAAGTTAAGTTGTAGATGAAAAGATATGCCGAACTTATAGGAAACTATAAGAAATAAGAGATAAAAAGCTCTTATGGTAACAAACTGAAATCGTTCTTGATTGCGTGGTATTGCATTGTTCGCTGTGTTTTATATCCAGGAACGAACATTGCACTTGCCGCTGGTACAAAAGGACAGGCTGCAAAAATAATATCTGAAAAGATTGACAAATTCTATGATGAAAATGCAGCGTTGCGATTTGAAATAGGGAATAGACGAGATAATATCAAAACAAGTTATAACGAAGCATACGTTAAGTTTAAAAACGGTTCTAAGATACAAGCTGTAACTTCTAACGATAATTCACGTGGTATTCGTGCCAATATCTTAATTGTTGATGAGTTCCGTATGGTTAACAAAACAGTATTAGACAAGGTTTTAAAGCCATTCTTGAACGTAGTTAGACAACCAAGATATTTAACTTTGCCAGAATACAAAGATTATCCAAAAGAAGAAAACAAGCAGATTTATATTTCATCTGCATGGTGGAAATCACATTGGTCTTGGGACGAATTTCAAGCATATTTAAAGAAAATGCTTAAAGGCGACAAATATTTCGTAGCAGATTTGCCATATCAGTTATCAATACATCATGGTTTGTTAACAAAACAGATTGTTAATGATGAAAGAACCAGTGATAGTTTCGACCAAAATGGTTTTGATATGGAATATGAGGCTATATTTGTTGGTGAAAATGACAAGGCTTACTTCAAATTAGACAAGTTAAATAAGATTAGAACATTAAATAAGGCTTTTATTCCACCTACAAGTCGAGAATATTTAGAGAATAAGAACTTATCACAACCTAAAAAGTTGTCAAATATGCCTAAACGTAGGGATATTGATGAAATAAGAATTATCTCACTAGATATTGCTCTTATGGGTGGTAATAAAAACGTTAAAAATGATACTTCCGCATTTACATGTTTCAGATTAATAAGAGATGGTGATAGCTATCGTAGAGAGGTTGTTTACCTTGAAAGTATTAACGATAGTATCTCCAGTCAGAATTTAGCTATTAGATTGAAACAACTATATAACGACTTCCAAGCCGATTATGTAGTAATGGACGCAAACGGAAATGGTTTAGGTGTTTTTGACGCATGTGCAACAGTTCTACACGACCAAGAACGTGATGAAGATTATCCAGCTTGGGCAAGTATGAACGATGAAGCAACTAATGAACGTACAAAAACACATGGTTTACCTATTGTATATACGGTTAAGGCTTCCGCAGCATTTAACAATGAAATTGCTCAATCACTAAATTCAGCTATTGAAAGTGGGAAATTGAGATTACCAATTAACCACATTGAAAAGCGTGAAGATTTAGTTAACTCTGGTGGTTTCTTAAAGAAGTCAGTAGAGGAGCAACAAAAAGAATTGTATTCATTTAACCAAGCAACAGCTCTAGTTAATGAGTTGGTTAACCTAGAATACGAGGTGCGTGAAGGTAAAATCCGTATCAAAGAAGTAGGTACAACAACAAAAGATAGATATAGTTCTATCGCATACGGTAACTTCTATGCTAATGAGTTGGAAAAAGATTTGAGAGCAGAAGAAGCTAGTCGTAATTTATTGGATTTTATATTTGTATAAGGTAGGTGAAGATGTGAGAGGACAAAGAAAAAAGCCAAGACGTAATTTTAGAGCTAACCAAGCAAAACGTGAAGAATTTGCAAATATTGTAGCTGACCCTAAAGCTGGGTTAAAACCTACAACCACTGGAGCTACTGAAAAGAGTAACGTTGCTACTTATCTGCAACGACCATATGATAATGCACCACAGATAGCTGCGACTATCCGAGATAGTGTTAATAAGTATGGTGTTTTGGCTAAAGTAATTGATTACTATCAATCATTACCCACATACAATTTCGCAATTAAACCTATCTTAGGTAATAAAGTCTATGACATAGACACAGTGAACATGCGTAATGATTATATAGATATTGCATACGCATTAGAACAATACAATATCAAGTATTACGCACCAATATTCTTTAGGGACACACTTATAGAAGGAGTTACTTTCTACTACAAAATAGAAGACTCAGACGGAATATCATTTATGAAGTTTCCTATTGAATGGTGCAAAATTCGTGGTATTGAAAATGGTGTTTATCGCTTTATGATAGACGTCACAAAATTCAAACAAGACTTTTTAACAACATTACCAGAAGAATTGCAAACAGCTTATGAGCAATATCAAAATGGTAATGCAACTGATGAAAACTCTTGGTACAACAACAGATATTACTTTGTATCAGAAAAAGGTGTGGCATTTACATTTGACTCTAGTGCATTAGATTATGGTGGCTTAGCAGTTTCACCGTTTGCTGGTGTATTGCTAGATATTATGTCTGTGGCACAAGCTAAAAACAACGTCGATATTAAAGATGGTATTGACACCACTCGTATTTTACATTCTAAAATTCCAGTCGATAATGACGGTCGTATTCTTATGACAGCTAAGGAAGCTAAAGTTTACGACAGTGCAATTCGTTCAAGACTTCCAAAGGGTGTAGTCAATGTTACAACCCCTACTAAATTGGAAAACGTTCCTTTAACCAATTCTGGTAATACAAATGCTCTTGATACAGTTAAAAAATCAACCGAGCAACTATTCTTTGATGTTGGTACACCAGCCCCATTATTCGGTGGCGATACAACAAGTGCCAACATTGTCAAAACTTCCATTCAAAAAGACGCAAATTGGGTTTATACAAACCTATTCCCATTATTAGAGAACTATTACAACAGTGAAATAGCACAAGTTAAGACAAAAGGTAAGGTTAAGTGGGCTATTAAGTTCGTAAGACAAACAACTTTCACCTTAAAAGATGATGTGGCATTACAAAAAGACCAGTTGTCTTATGGTGGTTCACGCTTGAATTACCTTGCTGCTAATGGTTTCTCACCTTCTGAAATAGTTTCCCAATTAAGTTTTGAACAACAAGCACTAGGTATTGACGATTTGATGATTGTAAAACCAACATCTAACACAATCTCGGCTAATGAAGTGAGTGAGCAGGGTCGAGGTAGACCAGAAACGGATAATCCGACTGATGATACTGATAGGTTAGATGGCGAGAAATGATAGTGGAGAAAAGGAAAGTTAGAAATGATTAGATTAAAAAACATTAACCTTCCCACTCACTTTGAAATTGGTGAGGTTGAGCCCGATACCAGATTTCAAAAGGTTAAAATCTATATCGCTCATACAGGGGAGAACCTTAATAATTCAGTCTTTTCAAAAGAAGTATTAGAAAAGATGAGCCCTACTCTAGCTCATGTTCCTATCTTAGGTGTTATCGGCAAAAACGGTAATGATGAAGATGATTTTAGAGGACATGGCAAAGAGATTACATGGAACGGTCATGACATAGAAATCAATTTTAAGACCAATGCTTATGGTTTTATCGGCGAAGACCACAATGCTCACTTTGAAGTAACGGGTGGCAAGGAATGGTTGGTAGCAGATGGTTATCTATGGACTAGATTTGATGAAGTTATGGAATTGTTTGAAAACTCAAATGGTTCTAAAGGTCAATCTATGGAAATTATTGACACTGACGGATATATAGACAATCAAGGACGTGTAGTTTTTGAAGATGGCAAGTTTGCTGGTTTATGTATCTTGGGTGATGATGTTCCACCAGCTATGACAGGTTCAACAATCTCAACAGAGTTTGAAAGAAATAAAATTAAAGAAACAATCAAAACCATGATGGCTGAATTTGCAGCCCAGAAAGGAGAAATGGTCTTGGCTGAAAGCAACAAGAAGGAAAACAACGAAGAAGTTGTTGAAGACACAGAAAAGCACGAAGAAAAAACAGCTGAAAAAGAAACAGTTGAAAAAGAACCAGCAAAGGCTGATGTTGGTGGCAAGTCTGAACTAGAACCCAAAGATGATGGCGAAGAAAAAGATAGTCATGACTCTGGTACAGACGACCACGCAGAAATGTCCACAGAAGAACCTAAATCAGATGACGATAAAGATGAAAAAGAAGACGTTACTGATGAAGATGATGAGGATTTTTCATGTGGTGGTTCAAAGAGTAAGAAAAAGAAAGACTTTGCAGATGATGAAAAAGACCCAGAAGACACAGAAGATGAGGGTAGCGAAGATGATGAAAAAGAAAAAGGCAAGTCAGAATTTGAATTATCTCTTAGAAATAAAATTGGTGCTGTTGAAAGTGCTGTGGACGCTGCAACAGATTATTGTGCGTCTGTAGTTGATGTATTTGATACACACGCAATCATTCGTTCATGGGGCGAAGATGACAAATACTACGACTATAACTACTCATTGAATGCTGATGGTTCAGTTAAATTGGGTGAATACACAGAAGTAGTTCCAACTTATTTAACACTTGAAGAAGTGGCAAAAGTAGAAGCTCAACGTCAAGAAGTAGCAGCATTGCAAGCACGCTTGGCAGAACTTGAACAATATCAAGCTGACAATGAAAAAGATAAAAAACAAAAAGAATTGGATAAATCCAAATCATTGATGAGCAAGGAAGCATACGAAAGTATTCAAAATAACTTCTCTGCTATGTCATTTGAAGACGTGCAAAAGGAAATTGCTCTTACTCTTTACAAGTCTGGAGCAAACTTTAGTGCAAATACAGAAAACAACAAAAAGGTAGCAGTACAAGCCCATAACTTTAGTGAAGATTTTGGTTACGGTGCTGCAAACGCTTTATTCCATAATTAGAAAGGACAGAGTATTAAATATGGCACAAGTATTTTTAGATAGAGTAGCTGCAACAGCTCACGTAGAATCTATCGCAATCAAAGAAGAAGTTAAGCCAGGACAATTCTTCAAATTAGGTGTGTTAGACGCTGATGGAGAACGCCGCTTGGTAGAAAAAGCAACAGGAAATGCAGACGCAAATGTATTCTTAGCACCAGAAGTAATTAGCTATGGTGACCCACACTTTGACGTAGCAAACGTTACATTGAAAGACGGAGATACAGGACGTGCATACCACAAAGATGAAGGTACAATCATTTCTGTAACAGCAGACCTAGCTAAAGGTGTATCAGTTGGCGACCATGTTGACGTTGGTGACGCTGGTTTAGGTTTCAAGAAAGCTTCATCTGGTAACGGTGTTGGTTTAGTAATCGGCAAAGAAAATCATGGTGTAGATGGCGAAGTATTCGTTATCGCATTTGGTTAATGAAAGGTAGGAATTAGATTATATGGCAATCGAAATGAAAGATTTAGCAAAATTAGCTAAAGACGCTTATCATAATCGCAACCTTGAATTTAACAACGTTTCTGCTTCTGACGCAATGCGTAACGCTGTTAAAGACGCTTTGGGTGGCGAATTTACATCAGTATCTTGGGGAAAGAACAAATGGGAAGTATTTAGTATCTTACAAACAGCTTTAGATGTTGTTATCCCAGAACGTTTGAAGAACCAATTAGACGGTTTCGCAGACTACCGTACAGCTAACTTGGGCGACAAACCATTGTTCACATACAATGACCCTAAAGCAGTTCGTGTAGGACGTATCGCTGGTGGTGCAAACGACATGCGTAGACAAACAATTACAGGTCGTTCATTCACAATCGAAACAGAATGGTATGGAGCAGCTGTATATGCTGAATTTGAACAATTCATGGCTGGAGATATTGATTGGACAGACCTTGTAAATCGTGTCGCTGACGGTTTCGTATCATTTATCGAAGAACGTATTGCAGAAGGTTTGGAACAATCATACACACTATTAGGTGCAAACGACAAAATTGAAGGTAGCTTAACACTTGATGGTCTTGTTAAGTTAGCACAACGTATCAAGATTAAGTCTGGTGGTAAAGAAGTTGCTATCTATGGTACAGCTGCTGCATTAGCTAAAATCGCTGCTTTAGACAATGTTCAATTATACAGTGGCGACATGAAGAACGAACTTAACCAAAAAGGTTACTTAGGAATGGTTCGTGGCTTGAAATTAATTGAAATTCCACAAGCATTTAAGACAAACTCAGATGAATTTGCTATTGGTGATGACAAAGTTATTGTATTACCAGCTGGCGAAAAGATTGTTGGTGTTGTTACAGAAGGTACAACAGAAGTGTACGAAGCAGACCAAACATCTAACACATCTATGCAATTAGGATTTGCAACACGTAGAAAACTCGGTGTTGGAGTATTGCAAATGCGTGTTTACGGTATGGCTAAATTAGCTTAATTATTGTAAGCGATTACATGGTAAAGGTTCGACTCCTTTATCATGTTTAGAGATTTTGGCAAAACTAAGAGATAGGAGAGTGAGCTGTTTTGGCTAGAAATCATGAAAGAAAAAAGAGAGTAAGAAAACAAATTCCAGCAGACGTAGAAGTCACTGTGGCAAATAACACAGATGGAATGTTTGAATATCAATCACCTAACAAGGTTTTAACCTTGAGCATGGAAAAATATGGTGATGAAGAATTTGTAAATTTTGAAGATTTACGTCAGTTAAAGAGGTATTTAGAAGACTTTTCATTAGTCATTGTGGACGTAAATTCTGATGAATATTCAGTTATTGATATTGCACGTAGTTTACGTGTGAACCGTAGTTATGAAGAATATTTTAAGTCTATTCTTGGACTTTCAGATGAAGAAATGGAAGAAGAATATGACATTGACCTAGAAGAACTTGACGACTTTATCAAAGATAGCACTTTGGAAGAATACAAGGTGCAATTAGAAGGTCGTATCAAGAAAACTATCATTGAACGTTCTGTTGCATTATATCGTGAAGGTGAATTAAACGATTATAGTAAGCTACAAGCATTGAAAGCAACAAGACCAGTAGATGAACGAGAAACATTTCTGGACTATGTTAAAGGCTAATCTTCCATTGGAAAGGAAGTGTTGAACCATTAATAAAAATTATAATAAATTAAATAAAAGTCTATCAGAAAGCGTAAAAATATAGGTAGTCTTTAAGACAATAAATCCAAAACCATAAAACGTCTTCATTTTAATATGAATATATATTGGCTTACTTCTATAAAATTAGTATAATATAGAAGATAAAATTATTATACCAATTTAGTGAAATAAAGTGAGGTGGCATATATGATTAGAACGCAAAAAGTAAGACTTTATCCAAATCAAACCATGAAGAAAGTTCTTGATGATTTATGTGATTATCGTAGATATTGTTGGAATCAAGGGTTGGCTTTATGGAATGATATGTATGATAGTTCCTTAATTTTAGATGATAAAAAGCTGAGACCTAATGAGTACAAGGTGAGGAAAGAGTTGGTAGCTAATAAAGAAGATTGGCAATATCAATTATCTTCCAGATGTTTGCAGTTAGCGAGTGTAGACTTGGGCAAAGCGTGGGATAACTTTTTTAATAAGGCATTACCAGATTGGGGCAAACCTAAATATAAGTCTAAAAAAGCTCCTAGACAAGGTTTTAAAACTGATAGAGCCAAGATTGTCAACGGGAAACTAAGACTTGACAAACCACACAGAATCAAAACTTGGTATGATATTAAGTTTAAAGGTGCTAAGAGCTTAGATGGTGATTTAAAAGTTGTATCAATCTATCGTGAAAATGGTAAATACTGGGCTAGTTTACCTTTTGAAGTTGAAATAGCTAAGAAAGATAAAACTTGTAAGAAAACAGCAGTTGATGTTAATGTAGGTCATTTCAACTATACCGAAGGTAAAGTTAATACATTGCCTAATCATCTAAAGAAACTCTATAAACGTATCAAACATTACCAACGTCAGTTGGCTAGAAAACGTGTTGTTAATGGAAAGAAAGCTACTCAATCGCATAATTATGTTAAAACGAGAGCCAAGTTACAACGTGATTATCGTAAAGTGGCTAATATCCAACATGATATTATTCATAAATTTACAACTAAATTAGTAAGTGATTACGACAAAATCGTAATCGAAGATTTAGATGTGAAGAAAATGCAGATGACACACGTTGCTTCTAAAGGTTTACACCGTTCACAATTTGGTTATTTTAGGCAAATGTTGACCTATAAAGCTGATTGGTATGGTAAGGAAATAGTCTTAGCAGACCAATATTATCCAAGCACACAAAGATGTTCTGAATGTGGATATATCAAGACTGGCGAAGATAAAGTTGGTCTTAATGGTAATCGTAAGCATGGAACAAAACATAACGAATATATTTGTTATGAATGTGGTTCGATTATGGATAGAGATGAAAATGCAGTTATGAATTTATTAAATTTAGTAGCATAAAAATACAACGGGGTGGGCTACACCCTTATGCTATCAGAGCTAGTCAATGTCATTACCCTTTAGTTAGGATATGGGAATACTAGCGTTGACGGTAGTAAATAAAATCTAGGAAAGGAAAAACTATATTTCTTTCTAATAATATAGAACTAATAACTATTGGTCTATATTATTCTACATTTTATATAGCGAGGTGTTAGTCATTGGATAACGAAGAAGAAAAAGTAGTAGATGGACAACCTACTACAAATGAAGAAGTAACAGCTAATGAGAATGAAACGGTGGTTGAGGAAGAAAAGCCACATACAAGTTTTGAAGAAGTATATAAGCTGTTTCTAAATTCTATAGACAGTTATGAACTAGCTGCGATTGCTCAAAATGGTGATGATGAACTAGACGAGGTATTACAAGGTTTTCTGAGTAATGCTTTGGGTAGATTTGTAAATTATATTGCTAAAGATTTACTTGATGTTGATTACGAAAAAGGTCAATTCAATGTTGAGCTTACAAGATATGAAGAAATCATGTTGGCTAAGGCTATGAAACTGGAATGGGTACTTAACAAAAAGTATTCAGAAGAATTAATGGTTAAAGCTATTGGTGATAGAGATTATGCAGCTGTTCAAGGTTATAAATATTTAGAGCAACTACAATCTATGGAAAAACAATTAGTTAAAGAAATTGATATTATGGTACAACGAGTTGAGTTTGGAAATCCAGATGTGTTAGGGGATATGGCTTAATGGGATATTCAGATATGTATCTTAGAAGAATGAAATCTCTAGGTGACAATACTTATGAGCGTAACTTTAAGCGTAAAGCACACGAATATAAGATTTATTCAGAAAATACATTGAATAGATTTCCTTGTTACATTGACGGTCGTAAAGAATATGCTATATTCCAAGACCATTCACAAGCTAACAATAAAGACTTGTCAGATGATAAGTATCTTATCTTAGACAATGATGTTGAATGTAACGTTGGTAGTTATCTTCAATGGGACGTACCACAATGGGGGAAGTCTGAATGGCTTGTATTTACAGAAGAACATAAAACAATTCCAACTCATCAACAGTTAAAGATTAAAGAAGTAAACCAAAGATTGAAATGGATTGTAGATTATAACGGTCATAAGGTATGTAACAACGGTGAAGGCTGGGGAGCATACGTACAAAACCAGACATTATATACACTGGGTGTTAGCTTTGCTGGTAACTATACTTCATTGGTTAATGCCAAGATGATGTTATATCTACAAGACAATGAAGAAACAAGAAAATTAGGTATCGGGACTAGATTATTTATCGGTAGTAACGTTTATAAGATTGAATTTGCCGATAATATCTCTCGTGTAGGGTTGATTAACTTCTTACTTGATGAAGATACTAAGAACCCAGAAATAGATAACTATGAACTAGGGATAGCTGATTATTGGCAAAAAGATGATTACAAAGATAAAGATAAGGGTGGAAAAGATACGACACCTACAAATCCAGATACAGATGATAAGACTAAAGATGATGAAAATCATGATAATACAGGCGATACACCAGAAGAACCTAACCAGCCACAAATTGACTGGAAGATAGTCGGTGAAGATAGGGCTAAGTTAGGTAGAAGTTATATATATAAGACTGTTTACACTGATGAACAAGGTGTGGAACAACCTTATAACGTAACAGAATGGGTAGCTGCTGATATTGAAGATTTACCATTCACTATCCAAGATAGAACAGAAAATACCTTAGCAATTAGGGTTAAGAAAGATAGAAGATTGGTAGGTCAGAAATCAAATATCATGGCAAAAGACGCTAATGGTGTAGTTAAGAATTTAGCAATAACTATTGTAAACATGTTCTAGGAGGAAGTTTAAGTGAAAAGTTTAAAGATTAAACCACAAGTATTTAAACATTTAGATAGCAATACGGAACTAACCATCAATTTGATTAGTGGTATTAAAGAAGTTCAGTTAAACCCAGAACATAGTTATAAATTAAAAATCAAAAACAATACAGGGTATCTAACTGAATATAACTTAGAAATTAAGGATAATCAGTTAGTCCTAACAACAGATAAACTAAAAGACTTTACACCAGATGATTACGAGGTTGAAGTTTGGGATAGTTACAAAGATAAAGACAGTATCTACCCAGATGAAGACTATGGCACATTCAAGATTGATAAGAACGTAGCCGAAGTTGACGGTAAAACCATTCCTGTTATCACAATCGAAGAATTTAACAAACGCATTGATGAGGCTCTTAAAAAGGTTGAGAGTATAGAACAAATCAAGGGTGAAAAAGGTGATAAGGGCGAAAAAGGCGACAAGGGCGATACTGGTGAACGTGGTGCTGATGGCAAAGACGGTGCTGACGGTAAAGATGGTATAAATGGCACTAATGGTCGTGATGGGGTTGATGGAAAGAATGGACAAGATGGTAAATCAGCTTACCAAATTTGGTTAGATTTAGGCAATTCTGGTTCAGAACAAGATTTCATCAATTCATTAAAGGCAAAAGTCGAAAGACACGCACCAACTGGGTATGTGCTAGACACAAGCACTAAACCATGGAAACTTCTATTTGATAATGGTTGTATTGTATATAATTCTTTGTATTGGAATAACGATGCAATATTTAGACCAGACTCACCAAATCAACTTAGGAAAGGTGGTTTTCCAATATATTCAATTCCAGATACAATTATGAATGTACTAAAAGGATTGATTTTATATTCGGGATTTAAAAATTCTAACTGGGAAGGTGGCTTTTTCAGTGGTACAACAGTCGAAAATCCAATTAATAATGGAGATAAATATAACTGGGATGGGACTAAAATAAAAAAAGATGGTACCAGTGCCAAAAATCGTGCTATATTTGCTCGAACAATCTATGAGTTGGGTATATGGAGCGACGAAATCGTTGAAGAACTTGGTGCAGTTAGAAAGGGTGGTAATTAATGATATATATATTCTTTTATAATAAAGAAACATTTAAATACATTGGTGCAGATACCATTGCTGATGACACTCAAGTGCCAGCTAATGCAACTTTAGTTGAACCTGTTGATGAAAATGGTGTTGGATTGTATGACCCAGTATGGAATACAGAAACACAAACATGGACTGGTATTTCCGAAAGTGAATGGTTAAAGAAACATGGTGTGGTTGAAGAACCGTCCCTAGAACAAAAGTTACAAGCTAAGCAAACGGTATTAATTGCTGGTTTAGCTAAAGATGTTAAAACGCTACAAGGTGCAGTTAAAACATTGGTAATGCAAAATGCAATGAATGCTAAGGGGGACAAGTAAAATGCAATACAGTTATGAGTTCGTAAAAGAGTTCTATGATTTAGGGCTATTCACAAAAGAAGATATTCAGTTATTGATAGATGTAAACCAATTTAGTAAAGATGATTATTTAAAAATGTTCCCACAATAAAAACAAGGGATAGGAGGGTAAATTTTGACAAACATAGGTATTGATACTAGAGAAGACAGAATGAAAGATGTACGTGCTAAGTCAGAAGAAAACTACAATCCTATGATTGTTGACCCTAGCACAGTACCAGATGAAAAACGTGTAAAACAACTTGGCGACTCTGGTATGACAATGGACAGACGTTATCCATTTCAACATCAAAACTCAATTATGAAGATAGTTGATTGGCGACAAAAGATTATGGAAACGTTGTGTTTGGATAAACAAATCGGTAAGTTGTTGAAATATAACACACCAGACGCTTTGGATAGACCAGACTTAACCGAAGATGAAAGTTACGATTTAATTAATCAGAACATCTTTAGTTATAGATATATTCCACAAACGGTAGAAACACAAAAAGCATTTATTAGTTTGGGTATATCTGGTTTTATCCCACAAGAGTCATGGCGACAATTCTCACAACAATTCACAATGGGTTACATTTGGTTCTATATTTTGAACGATATATCAATTATGAATACCGATTATGGCGATAGACGTGACCTATTACTAATGCGTGTATATGACTTGTTCCAAGACTCTGATGATTATGGTATGGGACATATTAAAGAAGGTAACTTAACAGAACTATTCGACCAAAACAATAAATTCGGTGGTTATGTATTACAGATGAAAGTTATTGACTTGATGAGGTAATGACTATGGGGATTAACTATACAAAGTTGATTTTAGGTCGAGATGTTGAGTATGAGGATAAGTTCAAGATACACGTACCAAAGATTAAGGAAATTATAGAGAATGGCGAAAGCGAGTTTATGATGAAGGCTAGACCTTTCACAGACTCAGTACGAAAGATATTCTCTGGTATGCCAGAAATCGTAGATGAAATGGAGAAACAATTTCCATCACTATTACTACTGGCATTTGATGAAGAGGCAAATAATGAAGTAGGCGAATTGCTTACTGGTAACAAGATTTTGCTTAGTGATTATATAATTGAGAGCTTAGCTTATTGGGTAGAATGTGACCCAGAAGATTTCCAACTCTTACCAGCTAGTAAAAAGATAGTTAGTGAGAAATTAGATTGGATTATAGATGTAGAAGAATATGAGAAGTTCGCTGACTACATCAAGGTTATAACCCTTTATCAAGAGAACCCAGATTTGATTGCTCCTAAGAATGTAGCAAGCAATGATAGGAAACTTGATATATGGAAGAAAGTTTACGCTGGTCGTTTACAGAAACAACAGAATGATAGTGGCGGTGAGTTCGGGGATAAAATATTGATTTTACAAATCTCAACTGGCTCATTTATGACAGCAGACGTGATTGAAAACCTAACTTACTACCAATTCGTAAATATGCTAAATGGCTATATGGAACGTGAGGCACATATGGAAGAATTAGCATTCTACACATCAAGCAAGTTCGATACTAAAAATATGAAATTAACTAGCTGGCAATCTAAAGTCAAGCTAATTAAAAATAATAAAAATTAATACCAAAGGTGGTTATATTATATGGCAACATACGCTATGAAAGACGCTGCTAACTTTACAGTGATTGATAAAGCAACAGGTCGTATCTTCTTCTATGCAGATTACGCAAACGCAACAAACGCTGAATATAAGGCAGACCGAGTATACGCAAAGAAGAAAAATAACAACGCAGTAGCATTTGACTCTGGACGTCAAGGTACATTAACAATCGAAAGTGAAATCTTTGACAACAAGTTACTTGCTATGGTTATGGGTAGTGATATTGAAGAAGGAGAAGGCGACATCTTCAAGAAAGAACGTCTACAAAGTTCTGTTTCTAAACAATTAAAACTATCATTTGTTCCTAAAGAAGGTACATTGTCTGTATTCCAATTAGATAGCGATGGAATTTCACACAAAGTTGAAGTTCTTGAAAAGGTAGCAAGTGGCGACCAAGCATTAGCTATGCCACAAGAAGTTGCTGTTACAGCAAAAGATAAGACAACTACAATCACATGGAACAAAGTTGATGGTGCTGCTACTTATATCCTATATCGTGATGGTTCTAAAGTTGCTGACGTTGCTACAAACAGCTATAACGATACAGATTTAGTTCCAGAAACAAAATACAAGTACACAGTACGTGCTACAAGTCCAGAAAAAGGACAATCAGCTTTATCTGCAGAAGTTGAAGTAACAACAACAGCTTTAGGTACAGAAGAAGCTGGTGCAACAGTTAAAGCAACAGAACCAGCTAAGCAAGCTGCACAAAAAGCTGCTACAGCTACAACAGAAGCTGCATTGACATACGAATTAAAAGAAGGCGGTTTGGTACAATTATCAGACGCAGCTCCAATCAATGCAGACTTCGTTGCATACTACGAAACAAAAGTACAAGGTGCAAGCAAATTAACTGTTTCTGCTGACAAGTTCCCTAAGAGCTTTGAAATCTACGCAGACGCACAAATTCGTCAAGTTGAAACTGGTGAAGACCACTTTGCACAAGTTCACTACATGAACGCACGTCCACAATCTGACTTCACATTCAACCAATCATCTAAAGAACCAACTTCCTTATCTATTAAGGTTGACTTGTTCCCAGATGAAAACAACTCAATCGCTGAATACACATTTGTTGACTAATTAAGTCATAAAATGTAAGCGCTATCATAAATAGTTTCTATCATTGCGATAGGAACTATCGTACATATTAGAAAATTGAATAGAAAGTATTCATGAAATAAGAGAGATTAATACGTAGAGGAGAGATTTCGTTGAATGGCTAAGAAGACTATTAAATATTTAGAAAACGGAGAATACCATGACGCTACCGTAAAAGACGTTGGGGTTATCGAGGAATTAAAGACCGAAAGCAAGGATAATTTAGTAGAAGCCATCAACGAAATCTTTTTAGGTGGTGGCAAAGGTTTTAGCGACCTACAACAAAAGGTAGATGAGAGTACGCAAGCCGCACAAAATGCTCAACAAGCTGCTGATAATCTTCAACAAAAACTTGATGAAGTGGCTCAAAATGTTGGGTTAAGTGAAGAAGAAGCACAAAAGATTATCAATCAAGCTGTGGAAGACGCTAAGAGAGCACAGGCAGAGGCATTACAGGCTTATAAGGATGCTCAAAAAGAATTAGATGATAGCATGGCTCAATTCATGGAAGAACAAAAAGCTATCAATAAAGAGCTAGAACAAGCTAAAACCGATATTCAAGGCGACATAAACCAAAAGAATACTGAAATTGAACAAATTAATGCGGTTATTGAAAGCACTAAGAGTGATTTAACTGCTACGTCAGCTCAATTAGCTAGTGTTAGAAATGACCTAACCAATGCACAAATGGACTGGGGTAAGGTTAGAACAGAAATCACTAACATCAATGGAAAGTTAGATAGTAAGATGTCTAACACAGACTTTGATGAATATAAAGAACGCATTGAACATAACGAAACTGAAATTACTCAAACTAAAAATGAATTACAATCAAAAGCCACAAAGCAAGACTTAGATGTATTGACAGGTACTGTTACAACTCAAGGAAGTAATATCATACAGTTGGCTGGCAAGATTGAACAGAAAGTATCTAAGGACACTTTAGCCAATGATATTGATGATTTCCAAGTCAAGAAAGCCAATATCTTTACAGGTACAAGAGAGTTCATGGGTTGGGAATTTAGCGACAAGGCTTTAGGTAGAGTTAATAATGATAGTTATAATCATACTAAAGTAGCTGAATTGCATAACGGTTCTAATCTAAGTATTACAGTAGATGGATTGGAAGTTGGTAAGACATATTCTGTTTCTATCTTTGCAAAGGTAAGTACTAATAGTAATACAAGTGGTGTAAGAGTTACAGTAGATAATGGGAAGTCATATTCGGGGCTTATGAAGACTGTATACACTCCACATGATACTAAAGTTACAACTGATTGGCAAAGATACTACGCAACTATTGTGGCTAGTGCAACCACAATGAAGTTTGTTTTTGATAGAAGTGGTATGACAAGTGATATTACGTTGTATCTAAATAGACCTAAGCTAGAAGTTGGTGAAACTGTTTATGCTTGGGAAGACAATGCACAAGATATATACAAGCGTGTAGAACACACAGAGGCACAGTTTGATGTGTATAACGACCAAATTAGTGGAATTATAAAGAAACAAACTGAAACAGATAAGAAAATAGAAAACGTAAGTAGCACATTCACACAAAGAGCAGATGGAATTGAGGCTAATTCTAAAAAGTATACAGATGATAAGGCTACTGGTTTAGCAGGAGAATTTAGTGGCAAGTTAAGGGCTACATCAGAACAGTTAAGTACTGAATATGAAAAGCAAACAAATGCTAAGATAGGTGCTTTATCTGACGGGGGTAGCAACTTAATTCTAAACAGTTCATTCCTTGTCACAGATGATAATGGCAATGCTACGCTTGAAAACTGGAGAGATGTAAGCTCTAAGGTTAGTTTAACAAAGTCTAATGGACTAGATGGCACATGGATAAAGATTAATAGAGCCACAACTGGTACTGTATTAGGTGCAAGGAGTAACTATTTCCCAGTCAAACAAGGAAAGCTAGTTGTCGGTGTAGATGTGGCATTAGACGGGACAGGTAATATATCACCATATGTTTTGAGGATTGAATACTATGACGTTTCAAACAATAGAGTAAATTATGAGGATATTACATTACAAAAATTAGGTTTATCCGCAAGTCAAATTACTAAATCTGGTAGCAATTTTAGATATGCACGTGGTATATATAAGACAAGTAATGATAGAAGTGATGTAGCTAAAGCATGTATCGTAGTTCCAGAAACAATCACTGGATATGATATGTATCTAACTAATTTCTTTGCTAAGTTTTCTGATGTAAATGATGGGACTTATGAAGTAAACCCATTAGACCAACAAGCTAGTTTAATTAAGCAAAGAACAAAGATTGAACAAGACTCTGAAAAGATTAACTTGCTCAATACACAAACAGAAAAACTAGGGAATGATATTAAAGCTACTAATACAAGCGTGAATATATTAAAAGGGGAAGTTAACTTAAAGGCTTCACAATCGACAGTAAATGATTTAACAAATAGAGTTGCCAAAAACGAGGCAGATATTAAGGTATTCCCAGATAAAATCAAGAGTGAAGTTAGTGAAGTAAGTAAAAAAATTGATGGGGTTAATAACAAGGTAGATAACATCAAGGTTGGTGGAACTAACCTAATTCCACATTCAGAAGTTGATACTATCAGGGGTGATACAGATTATTGGGTATTCAGTACAGGAAACATCAATAATTATGGTGGTAGATATAATCCAACAGACAAGTCCCTTGAACTAGAAGCCCATATCAAAGATACAAACTATCAATTTTTGCAATGGCAACAACAAAATAATGTGTTAATGAATACGGAATTAGCACATTTACAAGTTGGCGATGTATTAACTATTAGTGCAGAAGTATATATACAAAATCCTAACATGAGTGGAAATATCACTCTCGGTTTTAGGGTCAACCCTAGAACAAATTATAACGACTATTTCTCTACTGAAAGAGCAATTAATTTACGTGACTTAAAATCTGGTTGGCAAAGAGTTAGTGCAACAGGAACGATTACGCAAAAGTATCTTGATTGTATGAATGACGTTCAATTAATGCGTATTTTATTAGCTGCTAACGGTTTGAAAGAGAACAATAAGGTTGCTTTCCGTAAGATTAAAGTAGAGAAAGGCACTATCGCAACAGATTGGTCGCCAGCTCCAGAGGATACAGACGCAAACATTGAGTCGGTTAAAACAGTTGCAACGCAAACTAAAGATGGATTTGACAGATTAACTGAAAAGACTGGCTACAACGCAAGCACAGGCGAGTTCTCTAAAGTTACTACACAAATTAATGAAGGTATTAAAGGTGTAAGTACACAGGTAAGTAGTGTAAGTAATAGGCTGGATAACTTGAGTGTTGGTGGAATAAATCTATTAAAAGACAGTTTAATACCATTAACTGCAAGTGATGTTTGGATAAATAACAATGTATCTAGTCAAATAGTTAATGATTATGTAAGAATACGTGGAATTGACGATAACGATAACAATCGTATTTATCAATCGTTCTCAAATAATGGATTAAATGCTGACGACTATTATTCAATTAGCTTTTGGGCTAGTAACGATGGCAATGATGAAGAATTTGATGTACAAGTAGGTACATGGGGTTCATTACAAACAGTTCATATTACTGGTAGTACGTTGAAATTATATAAGTTAGAAAATGTATGGTTAGGTGGAAATCCCATATTCTCGGTTGTAGTACCATTTGATAAAGTAGTTAGACTAAAGAAAATTAAGCTAGAAAAGGGAACTATAGCAACAGATTGGTCGCCAGCACCAGAAGATTTAGCAACCAAATTACAACTCAATGATATTAGTAGTCGTACCGAGTTCTTACAAGATAATGAAAAGTTCTTGTTAAGGGTAACACAGGCTGGTGGAGCAACAAAAGCCGATGTCAATAGTGCTAACTCTAAGATTGGAGATTTATCAACCAGAGTTAAAAATACAGAAGTTGCAATTACATCTGGTGGGGTAACCATAAATGGTGATACAAAGATAGGTGAAGGCTTTACGTTAAGTGCCGATAGAATTAAAGCTGGGACTATGCAGACCAAAGGTCTTGTTATGAGTAATGAACTTGGTTCAAAAATAGAGTTTACACAAGACGGATTAGAAATTCAAAAAGCTGACAATAGAGAAGCGTACTATACATTTGGTGGGCAAGGCATGGACTTTTGGCGAATGTCACGTGACGAAGCTATGGATGATTATCCCGACCATCACAAACCAGGGTATGTTCATCTGGGTAGCATGATTGCTCTTGATAATGAGTATACAAAATCGGTAAACAGACCAGACCAACAGCATACGAACACTCCAAGTAATAACAATGGTATTGGTTTTGTTCTTGATATTACGGGTGGTGCTGATAATTTTGCTATTTTGCAAAAAGGTGCTGAATACCGTAAAGGAGAAAAATGGGGAAGAATTAACTTTAACGAAACAGTTAATAACAGTCATTTTCCAATATGGGAAATAAATGCGACTGGTTATGGTAGTCATGCTTGGCTACAATCTGGTTATAACAGAGGTCGTGGAATATTCAATTATAGTAACTTATATTTCTATACAGACCCAGTAATTGGTACAGAACATGACCCAGGTGGAAAAGACTATTTCCCAATAGAGCGTATAGGTCTAGTTGGTAATGATGGCTGGGGTGGCTTAGCTGTATGGGCTGACAATAAAAATACAGTATCCATTGGGACAAATGATGAATACCCAGTAGTAGCGAATGGAATGATTATATCTAGGCATGCTGGTGCTGACGATTCTGTTTTTGTTGGTGGAGATGGAAGACAGTGGCTTAGATTTATTAATAGAAGAAATGTTAGAGCTGATGTAGACAAAAAAAATGGCTCTCATTATACAAACTTTTTAGGTAGTGTAGAACTATGGGAACTTAAATATGGTACATTAACTCATACTTCTCAATTAAGTAGAAAAACAGATGTTTCACCGATAGATATTAACGACCTTTCATCTAAACTATTGAGTATAGATTTGTTTAAGTACAAATACAAGTCACAAAAGGAAAATGAAAAATATCGTTATGGTGGAATTATTGATGACGTAAACGAAGTTAAGAAATACAATTTGCCACAGGAATTTATATCTACTAATGGTGAAGGAATTGATGATAGCAACTTAATTACTGGTTTGATTGCAACAGCTAAAATACAAGCAAGAGAAATTGAAAAATTGAATTTTAGAATATTAGAGCTTGAGAGAGGGAAGATTGATGGATAATGCGTTAGACAACATATTGTTTGGCAGTATGTTATTTACAACAGATAATAGATTTGTAAGCATGACTTATACAATTACGAAACTAAATATTCATGGTGAAATAGATATACCTATTGAAAAATATAGCAAGGCTATTGCTGATGAAGGTTTAGTTGGTGTGAAAAAGTTATTGGTAACAATGCTAAAAGAACAATTAGAAGATTTAGAAAAAAGTTTATCAGTAGTTGAAAAATAGGAGGTTAATATGACAAGAGAAGAAATTATTGGAAAGCAATTAGCAAATAAGGTAGCAATGTTGGAATACGAAAACACATTATTATTTGCTGAAAAATTAGAATTGCAAGAAAAATTAGCACAATACGAAAATCAAAACCAAGACAATAATAAAGAATAGAGGTAATGAATTATGGAATTTCGTACAACACAAATGAGTTACAACTTCGGTCAAGATGGTGTAACAGATAGTATTAATATCACTATCACAGGTCAAGAAGACACAAACTATATTACTGGTTCATTCAAAATCGTTAAGGAAGATTTGGCAGGTCAAGAAGCTGAAACTTTAGATGATTTAACACGTAAAGAAGCATTTAATATTTGCAAGAAGAAGTTTACAGCATACTTGGCATAGGATAGTGAAGTACTATGAAAGGAAAACTCATGGTCTATGATATTGGGGGCTATATCGGTATGATAATGGGAGCAGTTAGCTTTTTAATCGGAGGATTTACCCCAGCAACAGTGTTTTTCCTTGTGTTTAATCTAATTGATTTGTTTACAGGACTTGCAAATGCCACTAATAATGGTGAAATAGAGTCTAAGATATTTACAAAAGGTATCTTTAAAAAGGCTGGAATGTGGTGCGTAATTATCGTAGCTCATGGTCTTGATATGGTAGTCTTTGGTGGTGCTGATATAACCAGACTCCCAGTATTAATGACATTACTAGCAAACGAAGGTATTTCTATTGTAGAAAATGCTGGTAAGTTAGGTGTAACTATACCAAAATCATTAGTTAAGTATCTAGCTCAATTAGAAGACAAGTCTAATAATGAGTTAAAAGAAAAGTTAGATAATAACAAGGACGACAATAAGGAATAAACATTGAAGAAGTAAGGTTTTGCCTTGCTTTTTGTACATAATTTAATGAAAATATTTTGTTAAAATATATTGACATATTATTAATAATATGATATAATATTAAAGTTAAAATAATAATTAATAAGGTGGGATAACGTTTATTGGTTAAACTCCAAAGTTTAAAGAATGACCCAAAGAAACGAGTGGTTTATCGAATTGTAGATACTCCAACAGGACAAATTACAATTTACGAACCAACAAAAGATGATATTAAAAAGATTATTGAGTTACAAGATGAAATTGCAAGATATAACGAAGACAACGAAATGGAATTAGAAATCGCTGGCTACACAGTTATGCGTGAGTTAATTCCTATGCTGACTGATATTGAGATTGACCCAGAAATGTCTGATGATGAAGTTAGAGAAATTGCTGACAATCCTACACTTGCATTGCTTACAGTAACACATGTCTTAGAAGGTATTGTATCTGACGTTTACAAGATGTTAATTCTACAAACAGTTAATGGTATCAAGAATGATGATATTGAAGTGTTAGTAGATGAAATGAAAGACCAAGTATCTGGCTCATTGATTGAACGTATGAGTAAGACTGAAGATGGTCGTGAAGCTGCAGCAGAAGTGGCACAAGAAACAATGCGATTAGTCAATGCAAAACAAAATGAATATATTGAAGATGAAATGACTAAAGCAGAAGTAGCTAAGGAATTAGAAGAAGACCAAGCTGTTGAAGAAATCGTAAATGAAGATGATGATACATCTGATGTTGAACCAACTGAACCAGCAGAACTTGTTGACGCTGTTGTGGTAGACGAACCATCTACATCTTACGAAGAACGTATTAAGAGCAAATTCCAAGCAAACTATTCTGAACTAAACGGTGAAACTGAATAAGTGAGATGATATAATATGGTAATGTTAGAGGCAAGAGCTAATGTTGAGATACCCGACTATATGGGAAAGGTCAAGTCTATTAGTCGTAAGGCTTTGGCTACTACCATAAGAGAAACAGCTGTAAATATCATGAAGAATATTCTGGAGTATGAATTTCCAGCATATGTATCTACCAGCTCGTATATCACAACTGGTGAAATGGTTAATACGGTAATGTTTCGTGTAAGTGGAGACACTTTGGTTATCTACATTGATGGTGGTGCATTATCCGCTATGCCATATGACGCTGCTAATCATGAGTTTGGTATTCATGAAGGTGTTTCTGGGCAAGATTTCAGACATGAATTACCTGGAGTATTGAATGATGGCGGTGGTGGTATTGTTCCACACAAGGGTAGAAAATTCATGGACACCGCTTTCGACCAATATCAAGTCATTCTGATTGAGTTGTTGGCACAAGAACTAGCTGCGGCTGGCTTTGAAGTATCAACTGGCTAATTCATAAAATTTGAATTTTAAAAGTGATTATTTGACTTCACACGCTTTTTGTATTACAGTTGTAATACAAAGGTAAGGGAGTGACTGTAATGAGTATAAATTTAAAAAGCGACAAAGCTATTGTTACCGTTAGAGTTAAGCCAGAAGTGAAACAGGAAGCCAAAGATATTTTGGAGAGTTCTGGAGTAACATTGTCAGATTTCATTAGAATGTCTTTAGCAAAGGTTGTTGAAGATGGCAGAATATCGTTTCTAAATACACCAGAAGCATTAGAGGCTAAACGACAAGCTGACAATGGTGAGTATGAAGTAATAGGCGATATTGGTGATTTTAAAGAATATGTTAGGAATGTAATAGATGAAAGTAGCAAGAACTAAGATATTCGACCGTAACTTTAGAAAATTGGCTAAAAAGAATTATCCAGTTGATTTAGTAACGGATTGTGTCACAGCTGTTATCAACAAAGACAAAGAAACATTAATTAAAATACACGACCATGCTTTGAGGGGTAAGTGGAAAGGCAAAAGAGCATTTCACCCCGCAAGATTGGGAGATAAAGGTCGGAAACAATATGATGGCTGGGTCGTTATCTATGAGATAAGAAAAAAGGAACTTATTTTAGTTCTGGTCGATACTGGCGACCACAGCAGATATTAATTTCATTAACCACAAACAATAACAAAAATTGCGTTTTTATTTTTAAGGAGGAAATTATCAATCAAGCTATAAGGGAGATAATTTCATAAAACATAAAGAAGGATTAAAATACCAAAGTAACGAGCAACGTATCATTAAAAGGTACGCTACAAAGGCTCGTATGGATAAGGTAAATCCAGATAATATTAAAATTTATAACAAGTATCTCCGTAGCCGAAAGGTAAAGAATACTGATGTTAAAGATACAACATATAAGGTGTACCAATCATATATGAACATCTTTATGTGTTATATCATGGAACGTTGGGATAACTTTTACCTATTAGACGAGGAGGTACTAGAAGAAGACATGTTAGACATTATGGAGTCTTTCATGTTATTCCTACAAGATGAATGTGGGAACGGTAAAAAAGTAATCAATACTAAGTTGAGTGCTGTTTCTAGTTTCTATCATTGGGCTACTAAACGTAGATTAATTAAGGCTCATCCTTTTGCGGGAAGACTTGAACGTATACAAAATGCTCAAGAAGAAAAGAAAATAGCAGTACACTTCTTAACTCAAGAACAAATAGATAAGATAACAGAAGAATTGTCCAAACCAAAAGATAGTCTTAACCGTTATGATTGGCAAGATGAAATCTTATGGCGAATTGCATATGATAGTGCAGCACGTATTGGGGCAATTCATCAATTATCCTTGTCTAATCTTGATTTAGACAAACGTCAATTTACTAATATTCGTGAAAAGCGTAGTAAGATTGTGAATGTACCATTCTTAAAAGCTACGCAAGAAAGATTACGTGAATATTTACAATGGCGAGAAGAAAATGGTATTGATTGTGACGCTTTATTCTTTGCCCGTAAGAATGGTGAATGGACTAGAATGAGTAAACAATCACTTACATTACGTATTCGTAAGATTGGTGAAATCATTGGTATAGGTGATTTCAGACCACATAGTATACGTAAGAGTAGATTGAATATCATAGGTAAGAAGAATATTAAGAAGGCTGCTACTCTAGCACATCATAAAAGCATTGATACTACTGTTAGGTTCTATACGGAAAAGGAAGACGAAACAGCTACTTTGGATAGTATAGAAGAAGAACTAGCCAACGAATAATAAGTATGCACCGATAGAACGGTGTATATAATACATATACAAGGGGAGATAGGTATGTTTTGTACTAAATGTGGAGCAAAGAATCCAGAAGACGCAATTTTCTGTTATAAATGTGGTAGTGAAATAAGAGCGGTTAAAGATAAGGAAATGACAGAAAAACCAAAGTCATTTCATGACAATGTACAAAACAAAACAGCTCTTTTGAAAAACAAAAAATGGTTATACGGAATTATTGCTGTTGCAGTATTGCTACTAGGTTTCGGTGGATATAAGTGGTATAACAAAAATGCTTTTGCCAAAGCTGTTAACGGACATATATATAAAGTAACAGACAAGACCGTAGCACCTAAAAACAGTAGTACATTACATTATTATGTTGCATATAAAATAAAAGACGGTTCTCTATACATGCTTACATCTTTTGACAAACGTGGACAGAGCATATTAAAACAAGCACTTAATAATAAGCATATTTACAATTTTGATAGTGACGGATATAACGAATATAAAAATCAATACACTATGCGATATAAAACATCATGGGGAGATTATTATGACTATGATGGAGATTACGATTATGATAAAGAAGACATTGATGTTACCAAATATTCGGTAAATTCAAAGAGGTATTATGACGCATATCATAATGGCTGGGTTGGCTCTGACGAAAAATACAAGGTAAAAATAACAAAAGATGGATATAAAAAATCCCTAAAGGACATTGATGAGATAAGTTCCATTACAGCAACAAGAGTAGATTAATTAATTAAGCCCAATAAAATGGGCTTTTACATAGCACCAATATGTAAGCGTTTACAAATAAAATAATAAGGTGGTATTAAAATGATTGGCTAGTCAAAACTTAAACATAAAAGTCAAGTTAGACTTTGACGAAACGAGCTTAAAGAATTTAAATCTAGGCACAGTAAGAGTAGACCCAGATGTAAATCACTTTAAGAGTAAGTTAAGGTCTGCTTTGAATGGTAATTTTAAGATTACCCCAAAGATAAACACAAAGGGTATATCTAACCAACTAAACAACATCAAGAACGATATGAGGGAATTTAGAAACGCTGCTAAAGACCCTATCAAGATTAATTTTGATGTTGATAAAGATATACTTAGTGATTTAGCTGTTGTATCAAGACAATTAGAGAAGATACAAAAAGCTAGTGCCAGTGCAACTAAGATGAAGTTGTTTGGCATGAGTGGGATTAGTAAAACTGGTGATGACCTATCAACATTGGTTACTGCCGCTCGTAAAGCTAATAAGGAAATTACAGCCTTAGAAGCTAAAAAGAAAGCATTAGAGTCAACAGGTCGTTCATTAAGTGATAAGGACGCTCTTAAATTAGGTGATTTCCAAAAGCAAGCTCAAGAATATAGCAATGCGATAGAGAAAATCATATCAAGTAGAGAGCGTTTAGAAAAGCAAGCTCTACAAAGTACATTTAAAAACCCCAACAAACCAACTGGGGAAGAAAAGCAAGCGTTAAATGCTTTAAATGAAAAGTATGCAGCGTTAAAGGCTCAAGCACAAGAGTATCAAAAGATAAGTGCTTCTCAAAAAATTGTTACAGAAAACAATGCTATACAAAAAGCCCAATTAGAAGCCCAAACACAATTTACAAAAGAGCGTGCAAGAGCTGAGAAGGATTTAATCAAGTCTGGTGAAAGGCTGATTAAACTCAAACAGGAAAGAGTTAAATTAGACCAACTAGAAAAGGAAAGTCAGCAGACAGTTCGTGAAGAAGATAGGAAAGCTGCTCTCGAACGTGAAATCGGACATAAGCAAGAAGAATATAATGAACTAGCTAAAAAGGTTAAAGAATACAACCCAGACCTAGTTAAAGAAATGGGTCGTAGACAACATGGTAATAGTTCTGAAATTCAATCAGCTAGGGCAGAAGGTACTATTGTAGCTGGCATACGTGGTAGAGAAGAGGCATATAAGGAACTTGAGGGAAGTTTAAAACGTCAAGTATCTTTATACAAGCAATTAGCTAACGCTGAAAACTCACAAGCTAAACGTCAAGCTAGACGCAATATTGAAGATGAAAGAAATAAAGAGGCTAACCTTAGACAAAGAATTAAGGACGAAGGTTGGACAAGTGCCGCTCATGAAAGACGAGTTAGTGCTTTATCAGAACAAGTAGGTGTAACTGGTAGACAAGCTAGAAGACAACGTAGAACACGAGTTGGGTTTAATGCGACAATGGACGTTTACAACATGGCACAACAAGGTGCTTATGCTGTTGCTAGTGCTGTTCAAGGTATTAGTGAAGTTGACGCTGCTATTACTCGTGTTACTAAAGTTGCTAATGCACCACAAAAAGAGATAGAAGCATTTAGTAAATCAATCTACAAAAATGCTTCTGCGGTAGGTAAAACAGCACCAGAATATGCTGACGCTGTTGAACAATGGATTACAACTGGTAAGTCATTAAAACAATCTATCGGTTTGGCTAAAGACTCTGTTATGGGTTCTTTCGTTGGTAATGTAGATGTTAATGACATGGTTAAGTACATGGCTGTTCCATTGAACTCATTTAGAAAAGAAGGACTTAAATCTAAAGATGTTATCAATAGTATGAACCAAGTTTCTAACAAGAACGCTATTGAAATGGAAGATTTAGGGCAAGCATATTCTAAGGCTAGTTCTGTTGTAGCAAGTACGGGTACTACATTTAGTCAGTTGACTGGTATGATTACTGGTGCTCAAACAGCTACTCGTGCTGGTGGTGATGTTGTTGGACGTTCCATCAAGGCAATCTCACTTAACTTCTCTAAGATGAGTTCTGGTGTTACAGCAACAGATAAGAAACGTTCCGAGTTCTTTCATGGATTGGGTGTCGATTTAAAGACATCTGATGGAAAGATGAAATCCACATATCAAATTATGAATGATTTATCTAAGGTATGGGGCAAGTTAAGTAAACAACAAAAATCTGACGCTGCTTTATATGCTGCTGGTAAGGAACATTCCAACCAATTTACAGGTATGCTAGATAATTGGAAAACAGTTCAAAAGGCTATGCGTGAGTCACAAGGACAAGTAAATCTTGTTGATAAAGGGCATGGTTCTGCTTTCCAAGAATTTGAGAAACAACAACAATCAGTTCAAGCTCATTTAGCTACGTTGAAGAACACATGGGGTAGCTTAATCAATGATATATTTGGTGGTAGAAAAGGTACTAATAATATTATTGATGGTGCTACTGGGTTGTTAAGTACATTGGATAACTTAGCTAATAATAAGATATTCAGAAACACGGCTATGTTTACAGCTGCAGCGGTTGGTATTGGCACATTGCACAAGGCAATTTCTGGTTTGGCTTTATCTGCTAGAGAATTAACCGCAAGTAAATGGGACGGTCTAATCGCTATGATGAATGGCGAAGGTATATCTGGATATGGCAAAGAAGTTCAAGCACGTTGGCATGAATTTCGTGGTATTAAAGACGATTACTCTACAAGACGTAAGAAACAAGAAGAAACTTATCGCAAACAAAAGGTTCGTGATGAACTAGACGATGTCCTTGATAGAAACGGTTATGTCGGAAGTGGATATACATCTGGTAGAAAAGAAAAGCCTAAGAAACAAAAAGTTAAGGTTGTAGATACCCAAGAAGTAGAAAATGAAGGAAAAGCTATCAAGAAAACCGCACGAGAAACAGAAAGTTTTGTAGCTACCACTTCAAATGCGGCTCGTGAAGGAACTAAGTTTGGTAGGGTTTTAGGTAAGGTCGGTAGTTTTGCTGGTTTAGCCTTAACTGCACTTGGCCCAATAGGTACAATCCTTGATGTAGTTGGTTTGTCTTTAGGTTTATTAGAATTAACTGGTGCAAAACCATTTGAGAAAATTCAAAAAGCAATAGCACCAGCTAAAGCTGCACAAGATAGCTTTAACAGAAGTGTTAACGATAGTTTGTCTTCGTTCCAAAAGGCAAGCAATCAAGTCGACAAGAACCGTTTAGTTAATGGCAAGGCTGTTGAAACATTAAAGAGTTTCAAGGATATTCAAGATGAAGTTAGCAAAGCTGGAAAAGATGGTAACAATAAGTTTGATAAAGAGTCATTTGAAAAGATTAAGAGTGATTACAACGCTTTAGCAAAAGCTAATGGCATTAGTCTACGAATTGATGCAAACAACATTCAAATGGCTAATGAGCAATTAGATGAGTTGCAACGTAGATTGCGTGAATTAGACTTTAGTTCTATTGGAAAAGTTACTGACAAGATAAGTGATGAATTAAAAGCAATAGATAAGGCTAACAACGCAAAAGATGACGCAATAAAAGGTAGCGGTGTTGTTGATAAAGCCAAGAAACAGGCAATTTCTGACTTAGAAAAACAGAAGAAACAAGCTATAAAAGACCTGGGTGCTGTACCTAGTTCTTTCGATAAAGAGGCAAAAGACAGATATGACTCTCGAAAACGTCAAATAGAAACAGATTTTGCGGAAAAAGAGGGTGACGTTAATAATAGGTCTAACGCTTCTTATCTAAAGAACGGATATTGGGCTAAACAATTCTGGGATAGCAAAGAGGGTAGAGATTATAATGGAACTGTTGCACAAGAACGTGCTAAGGTTCGCTCCCAATTAGAAAGTATGGGAGATTACATTAATCAAGGTAATTTCACCAAGTCTGACTATCAAAGAATGACTACTGCTCAATTAAAAGACGCAGAAGTGGCACAAGCTAGTAAGGTGTTTAAAGGCAATAGAAACGAACAGATATTACAACGTGCCTTGAACAATATAAAGAATGGTCGTAATCTAACCAAAGCACAACAAAAAGCGTTAGTTAATAGTGGTGTAGATGGATTAGAAAGTATTTCACGAAATTCTAGTGATTGGTCTGGAAATGAAGCTGATTTAGCTAGTCAAGCTGTAAAGAATAGTCAAAAGAGCAACAAACAGTCTGAAAAGCAATTAAAGAACATTCTATCTGCTGCTGGATTGTCAGATAAGCAAGTTAAGTCAGCTATGAACGCATATAAGAAGAGTCCATCCAGTTATATTACTGAAATGGGTAAGAATGGTGAAGTTGGTAAGTCAATGCTTAACCTTTCTGCTAAGTATGAAAATGCTTATGGCAAGAATTGGAACAAGGCAATGGCAGAACAACAAAAGATTTTGAGTAGCATGTATGGCTCAAAAAACACTGCGTTTGCTGAGGATTTAACAGACGAAACCACTGGATTACTTGATACAGCTAAGGTTGCCGACTTGTCCAATAACTTTATGAACAAGAATGGTAAGATTGACAAGGGATTAAGTGGTTATGGTTTCAAGACTGATAAATATGGTAACTTCGACATATCCGCCATTCAAAAACTTTCAAACATAAAAGGTAAGTACATGACTGACGCAAGTGGTTCTGCTTATAAGTCAGTTGAAGACCTATTGAGTGATTTAGAAAGTGGTAAAGCTACTGGTACTGTACAAGCCTTAACAGCTGCCTCAATGGGTAATGGTGCTAAAACTTTAGCTGGTAAAAATGCCACAAAGAAAGGTCGTCAATCACTTGCTAACATGGTATTGGATAAGGGTGAAACAGCTGCTAATAGCATTTTATCTGATAGTGGTTATGAAAGTGAAGATACAAAAGCTGCTACAAAAGCTATTCAATCATTCAAATCAAGTCTAAAGAATGGTTTTAGTTCTAAGAGCAAGAAAGATAAGAGTGCTTTAAAAGACGCTATATCTGCTCTTGGTGGTAAAGACAACTTCAAAGACTGGTTAAAAGATAATAAAGACAAGTTCGGCGAAGATGATACGAAAGCTATTAATAAATATTTGAAGAATAGTGGCAAGTCTGGCAAAGGTAGCAAGAATAAATCGACCCATAATGATGGTTCACGTAAACCAGGCGACAACAGCGTTAACGGTGATACAATCCAAGCTGCTATGGCTCGTGACGCTGTTCGCAGAATGAATAAAGGTAAGTCTGATAAGAACCTTGATAAAGCTACTTACAACATGTTAAAACAGGCTGCTAAGCAAGGTGACGCCAGCTCTAAATCAGCTTTAAAGGCATACGACAAGGCTCTTAAAGACTTTAAGAAAGCTGATAAGAACAATGATGGTAAGCTAAGCAAAGCAGAACAAAAGAAATATGAACAGTTAGGTAAGAAGAAAGCTGACGCTGAAAATAAAGGTAGACAGGCTGAAAACAAAAAGAATAAGAAAAAAGAAGACAAGGAAGATACAAAGTCTAATAAGTCTACTAAATCCAGTAAGTCTAAGAAGAAAGATTACTCAGATGAAAATGGTAAAAAGCGTAAACTCAGCGACTCAAAAGGTAGTAGACTAACAGCCAAAGAGAAACGTGACCTTGACAAGAAAGTTCAAGCTAGACAGAAAGAAATGGCAAGGCTTGCCAAGAAGTATAACGCAGCCGATAAGAATAATGACGGTAAGTTATCTGCTAAAGAAAAGCGTAATTTAGCTAAGAAATTAAATGAAGAAGCTAAGATTGAGGCACAGGCAGCCAAGAAGAAGAGTAGTAAGTCTAGTTCTAGTTCCAAGTCTGCATCAAGTAAAGCCAAATCTAACAGTAAACAAAAGGCTATTAAAGTGCCTATCAAGGGTGAAGACAAAACCAAAGATACACTTAATAAAATTAAGTCTAAGGGTAAAAAGTCTAATATCAAAGTACCTATTAAAGGCGAGGATAAAACTAAGGATACGCTTAGCAAAATTAAATCTAAAGGCAAAAAAGCAAATATCAAAGTCCCTATCAAAGGTGAAGATAAAACTAAAGGTACGATGGATAAGATTAAGTCCAAAGGTAAGGGGCAAAAGATAAAGATACCTGTTACTGCCGAAGACAAAACTGGTGATGGTATAAGCAAGATTAAATCTAAGGTTCAAAATATCAAGGCTAAGATACCTATTACTGCAGAAGATAAGACTGGTGATACAATTTCAGGTATCAAGAGTAAAATCACTGGTGTTAAGGCTCAAATTAGTATTACAGCCAAAGATGATACAGCCTCAACAATATCTAGTATTCAAAGTTCGGTACAAGGACTTAAGGCAGAAGTAACCATCACCGCTGACGACCAAGCAAGTTCTGTTATTGATACTGTTAAGAGTGCGATTGACTCAATTCCACCTAGCCATAATACGGTTATTAGTGTTACTGGTGCAGAGGCAGCCGCAGCTGCAGCGACAAACGTAGCTAATGCTGTTAATAGTATTCCATCAGAAAAGAGTGTGTCAATTAGTGTTACAAAATCTGAAACAGTGACTGTAACAAAGAAAAACCATTCTGTTGGTATTAGTAGCTCGCTTGGTATATTGGGTAATGTTGACGCAAGCTACGCTGTAAATCCAAATCCATTCCGTTCTATGTCTGTGGCAACCGATAATCCAGATGTGGTAAGTGCCATGAATGGTACTGCTGCTAATATGGGAATTAGAGATTATTCTGACGCTTCCGATGATACAAAGGTAAATGAAGATTACTGGAGATACATGGGTAAGGAACTCTACAAAGGTTTACCATTAGATGAACAAGCGTCTAAATTGGAAAATGCTGTAACGCAAGCTGACGAAGATATGAATAAATTGATTAATATCGCACGTCAAAAGATTGATGTAGATAGAAAGCAATTAGCATATCAAAACGAAATGCGTGGTGCATATCAAAACCAATTAAATGATGTTATGGGTAAATTACGTGGATATGGTTTCCGTACGAATGGTAACCAAATCACTAACTTAGACATCGCTAAGAACTTCAAAGGTGATAAGGCAAGTAAGGTTGATGAGTTGTTGAGTACCTACCAAAATGTATATCAAAACCTATCTGATGTAACTAAGAAGATAGATGAATTGAATACAGATATTTGGCAACAAAACAAGAACATTAAAGATTACCAAGAAGAAATTGAGTCACAAGCTATTGAAAAGGCTCAGCGTGAATTGGAAATGGTGCAACGTTCAGTTGAATACTCCAAGAATTTGGCAGATAGGGTAATCGATTCCTTGAGTGAAAAAGATTACGCTATGAAGTTAGGTTTCAGTGCAAAGGAAATTAATGAACAATCAGCTGGTTTAGAGAAATTAATAGGTCAATTCAATAAACTATCTGCTATGACATTCTCAAAGAAGGAACAAGCAGAGAAGATTGAAGATAGCTTAAATGATTTAAGACAAACTATCTTAGATACTGCTGATAGCGTATTGGAATTACAAAACAATATGAAACAAGCAGAAATCGACCAATATACAGAAAACCTAACATCATTCACTGATACGATTAATAACAATATTGACCGTTTGAAGTCTAATGTACAACAATTACAAGATGGATTGTTGAGTGGTACAACGTTTGATGATTTATTGAGTTCTAATCTAGCTGTTACTGATTTTGAGCAACAATCTGCTTTATCAAGACAAATGCAACAACGTATTGATTTAGAAAAGCAATTAGATAGTGCTATGGACGCTTTTGCCAAGAAGAATGTTGATAGACAAAACAATGTTGCTGCAGCTCAATTAAGAGTTGAACAAAATAAATATGCTCAAATGCTTAACCTTGCAAAAGATTATGCTAAAGGGTATGTAGGTGAAATCAATACTAAGTTTGCTACTTATGCAACACCAACGGGTCAAGCTAACTTAAATGATATTACTATTGGTGGAGGTCAACGTAGTGTTGAATATACCAAAGCAATGGTTAAATACCAAGATGAGTTAGTTAAATTGCGTGAAGAATACAATAAGCAACTTAAAGCTGCTGCAAATGACGAGCAACGTTCAAGAATTAATCAGAAGTTTGCTGTTCAACAAATGGATATGCAACGTGAGTTATACCAACAAATTATTAATAGTAATTTACAAGCTATTGATGATATGCAAAAGAAACTCAAGACGGAAGATTTGACAACAGAACAACGTCAAACATTAAAAGAAAGTATTGCACAATATGAAAAAGATAATATTGACGCTCAAAACAATATTAAGGATATTATCAAGGAAAGATTTGAGTATGAAAATACACTTATTCAAGACCAATTAGATAAATACCAAAAGGTTACAGATACAGTAAGCAACTTAGTAACATTGGCTAAGACCTTACAAATGCAACCAGCAACTCAAGCTAAGTTGTTAGAGCAACAATACAAGTCTATTGAAAAGCAATACAACACCTATATTGCATTAGCTAACAAGCTAAGAGAGCAACAATCTGGATATGGTGTAAACTCATTTGAATGGAACACATTGCAAAAACAAATTGATGAAATGGACTCAAGAGTAAATCAATCTATTGCTGATTTATTGGAGGCTTCACGTTCACAATTTGAAAATACAATGGAGGCTACATCTAAGGAATTTGAAAAATCTATCAATGGTGGACGTACTGCTGATAGAACTAAATTTGAAGATGACATCTGGATTGATGGTGTATCTAAGCAACTTAAACTAGAACAATTAAGACAAAAGTCTATTGAGTTAGAAAATGAAGTTGTGAAGAAACGTATTGAGGCTTTGGACGCTCAATCAAGAATGTCTAAGATACAAGCTGATTACGTAGATAAACAAATAGATGTGTTAAATGCACAACAGGCTTTGGATAATACGTTAGGTAAACGTGATACTAAGGTATTAACACAAGGGGAAGACGGCAAGTTTAATTGGACTTACATGGCTAACCAAGATGATGTTGATACTGCACGAGAAAACTTAACACAAGCTAAAGTAGACATGGAAGATTACAAGAAACAGATGAAATCACAATTTGTTGACGCTGTTGAGAAAGTAATTGACGGTGCAAAGACAGGCGAATTGAATATTGATGAAGTTAAGACACGACTACAGCAATTACAAGACGCTTATGGTGTTGGTATTTTAGATGATATTCCAGAATACAACGCTGGACAGCTTGAAAACATTATCCAACAATATACTGATTATGTGAATAGAAATAAGGACATTTTAGGCAAGTATGGTGACTCTAAAGCTGTTGGTAGCTTAACAGGTTACCAAGAAATCTTACAAGGGTTCACAGACCAATTCAAAGTGGTTGGTAAGGAAATCAGTGAAATGTTCGGTCAACAATTAAGAGACGCTCTTAAATTAGACCCTAACCTTTCACCTAGAATACCTAACGCACCAACACAAACATTGTCTATGGTTATTCAACATCAAACATTAGAGTTCCCTAATGTAACAGACCCAACAGGATTTGAAGAAGCTATTAAGAACTTACCACAGATTGCTAAGCAACAAGTTCAATCTAAATCACTATAATTAGTTGGCTCATATCTCTACTGTAAAAGGTGGGGATATGGGAGTACATATAATAAGTATTTTGATAATTGCAAATAAGTAATTTGATATTTTTGCAATATAAAATACGGATTTTATTAATCACAAATTTTTGAAGAAAGGAATGATATTAAATTTGACACAACCAATTTTAAATATGGTGTCGAACTTTGACGCTACTGAAGAACATACATTAACTTATATGTATCTAGGGACAGAACGTTCGACAGTCAATCAAGTATCTATCCGTCCAGATGAACCTAATTCATCGCCAGTCTATACAGAAACTAGAACAAGTTTTGACAAAGTTCATATTGTTCCTAGAAATGCTTTGAAGAATGGACTGAGTTATTTAGCTAAGGTTCGTGTTCAATTAGACAATGGGACATGGACTGAATGGTCTGCTGAAATAGAATTTATGTGTTTGACTAAACCAAACTTCTATTTTGAACAAATTGGTAATAGCAAGTATGTCTATACAAATGAAATGATGTTAAGTGTATTGTATGCACAAGAACAATCAGAAAAAGTAGAAACATACCAATTTATCTTACAAGACTATAACCATGTCAACATTCAAGAATACCCAGTACGTATTCCAACAGCAGATGACCCATTCAGATTTTCAGAACATATTAAAGGTTTACAAAAGGGTAAATTGTATTATGCAATAGTTAGAGTAACTACAAAGCATGGTATGGTCTGGGAAAGTCAAGGCAAGGAATTTGTTCCACAATATGTTATACCTACACTTAATTCAGTTGTACAGCCAGAATTAAATGAAGATGAAGGACAAATACAAGTTCATGCGTTCTTGAAACAAATCTTAGGTACACCAGCTAAACCTTACATTCCTAATCGTGCTACTGATAGTGATTATCACTATGATTATTGGAGTCCAAGCGGTCAAACAGACGCTCATTACGTCATAATTCCAAAGGATAATCCATTAATGTTTACTCGTTTGGGCATGGCTAAGTCAAGTGATTTTATAGCTAAATTATGGTGTGCTGGAGTAGATAATGGCTTATTCCTTCAATTTTCTACTAAGACAGATGAAAAGAACCCAACTGGTACTGGGGTGCAAATCAATTTTGTTAAGCATGATGATTACATCACTATGGAAAAGAGCTTTGGTAGAGTTAAATCTCGTGCTAGGTCTAATGTAGTTCAAGGTCTAGGGCAACAACCATTCTATCTCTATATCAAAGTAACAGAATATAGGGTGCAGATGATAATCGAAAAGATAGGTTACGGAGGTTAGAAAAATGATAGTAGGACATACGTTTTTTGGTAGAGGAATGGAGGGAGTAGTATATGACACAGCAATCCCAACAGATGAACTTGATGAAGTATGGCTCGGAGAAGGAATGTATGACGAAGTGTTTGTGTCCGTTGATACCAGCATTAATTCCACAAATGAAAAGCCAACTGGATGGCAACTCAAAACTATCATGGACGCAAAGTTTAATGGTAGCTTGGAAGCTGGTTCGATTGATGGTGGTGGGCATAAAGTAGTTAAACTCCAATGTTATAGACGTGAATACAAAGCAGTTGATAGTGATTGGACACTTATTGCTCAATGGGATTACGACCAAGATTACAATACTTATACAATCACAGATAGGTTTATTCAAAATGGTAAGACATATCAATATGCTATTGTTCCTTTATCTAAGGATATTCAAGGGGATAAGGTTATGTCAGAACCAATCGCAGCAGTGTTTAAAGGGAACTTCATATCAGATTTGCAACACAATTATGCTATGAACTTAAACTTTAGATTTGGTGATTTAAGATATAACAAAAACTCAAGCATTCAAACAACTCTTTCGGGACAATTTCCTATCGTAACACAAGGGGCTCAAAATTACCGTTCTGGTACAGCAACATTCCTCCCATTAACAAAACAACAAGAATTAGGCTTGAGAAATAGCCTAGATACAAAAGAAGAATTGAGAAATAGAAATCAAATTATCGAGTTCTTAAACAATGGTAAGATTAAGGTTATTAGACGTGATGACGGTGATATTATGGCAGTTGCTACAAATGATATTAACTTACAACCATTATCAGATAGCTTTGATGAATTATCTAACGTCACATTCTCATTCACAGAAGTAGGTAAATTAGATTACAATACAATGGAAAAATCTGGTTTAATTGCAACAGCTGGTTTGTCTAACTTTACTTATGATGAACATGGCGAAATCATCTTTGACGATACAAACTTGATTAAAGATGTGAATAAGAGTAGAAATGCTCAAAAGGTTTTAAATGATATTTAAGGTGGTGTAAGTTTTATTGGATTTTACAGATAGGGAATTAATGAAAGGTAGTAACAACCACGTTCTACCTAATATCATTAGTGATTTAAGTGTAAAACCAGATAGTAGAATTGGTGAAGTTCTAAGACAACCAATCAGAAATATTGATACAGTTGTACAGGTTATTAATCGTGATGGGTCTGTATATCAAACAATCGAAGGTAAGGCTATATCTGGTAATATCTCAATAGACGCAACATCGCTTACTAGACGTACAGGTTCACTTACTTTAGCGGTTGATAAAGACTATCTACCTAAATCTGGAGGTATAGCATGGTTTGATAAGCAGTTTAAGTTATATCAAAGCATTATTGATATGGGGTCTTATAATAAAGAACCTATCAACTTCCTATTAGGTACGTTCGTTATCACAAATGAAAATCTAAGTATCAATACCACAAATAGTACGATTACCTTTACTTTAGAAGATAAGATGTCATTGTATGAAAATGCTACAACAGCATATCGAGTAAAGATACCTAGAGGACAAAAGATTGATAGTGCTATCCGTTCTGTTATGGAAGAAATGGGCGAAACAGTCTTTGGTAAAATGCACGAAAGTTCAGAACAAGAAGTAGTTCAATACGATTATATTAAGGAAATTGGGACAAGTAAACTTGATATAATTACAGACTTACGTGATATGTATATGGACTACACTTGTGGTTTTAATGTGCGTGGTGAGTTTGAATTTACTAAGATTGATGTACAAAAGGAAGATGAAGTTACACCAGCTAAATGGGACTTTGACCCAACAGGAGCAGATAGGTCTGATTTAATGGTTTCATTTTCAGAAGATTATAACTTTAAAGGGTTATATAATCATATTGTTGTATTTGGTGGTACATCATCTAAGACAAGGTACACTCCTTATGCAGAAGTTGGTTTAACCGACCCTAGTGTTCCTTACAATATTGACGCTATTGGTATGAGAACTAAAGTTGTGCAAAACAATGATTTAAGTGATGATATTCAATGCGTATCAGAAGCTAAGTATCATTTATGGCAAACAGCCCATTTACAAGAAACATGTGATATAACAACAGTTCCTATTTATGTATTAGATGGCAAGGATATTATTACCATTGTTAATCCAGTAACCAAAGAAAAGAACAGATACATTATTGATAAGATAGGTATTGATTTTGGTGTAGACGGTATTATGACTATTAATACACATAAATTACACTATGTACGTACTTCTTATGGAGATGTTGAGTCACCATTTGTTAAGACAATCAAGAACGGTATTGATAAGTTGGGTTGGTTATCGCTTGGCGAACAACGTATCAAAGATTGTTATGGTATCAGTGGTTCTGGTAAGAATATCATTCGTGTTCGTTTCTTCTCAGAAGAAGAAGGTGGCGAACAGGCTTATGTTCAAGGCTATCCAACAACTAAAGTTCAAACACTTGGTATTGATATACGAGATTTCAGAAATATCATTAAGAACAGCCAAAATGGTGAAGTTCCTAATCGTTCTCGTGGTGACTATTTAGATAGAGTTCTAGCTCATGAAATGTTTCATGGTGTTTGCAATGATTACTATGGCTTTGACAAGGCTGCGGATATGCCACAATGGTTTAAAGAAGGATTTGCTGAATTTATTCATGGCGGTCGTGAACGTTACGAGTCATTAGATTATGATAGCTTTGCACAAAAGAAAAAGGCTTTAGTAGATAGAGCTGAATTGCAATTAAAAGGTGCATGGGGACAAAAGAATGGTTCGCAAACCATCGCTGTTTCAGAAGATTATACCAGTGCATTCTTGTTAGCTGCGACAATTTGGAAATTAGTTGGTAAAGACGGTATCAAGAAGATGTTTGAAGGCTTGCATGGAGAAGGTAACTTATGGTCTATATTCCCTGTTAAGATATTAGAATTAGGTGGATATTTGGAAGTGCCTAAGAACCAAGAAGATAGAAATAATGATAAAGCTATACAAATCATTATTAATACCTTAAACAACTGGAATGATATTTGGAACTGGTTACAAGATAGTAAAGATAGAGATACTGTTTCAGTAGGTGGTATTCACTTTAATAACCTTTATGGAAAAGCATTAGACGCTGATGAAGTATTTAATGAAGGTGAAGCTAAGACTGATAGTATTGGTTTTAAAATTGAATATGAATATTAAATAATATTAAAAAAGTTTACTAATATCTATTGACTTTTAGTAAGTAATATGTTATAATAATTAAGTTAAATTTATGATAAGGTGGGGTAAGGCTTCGTGAGTAGAAGTGTGTTTCCTAATGGGATAGATACATTCCCAGAATTATTTGACCTACCTAGTGATAAGGTTAATGACGCTAACAGATTAACCGAATTGAAAGGTAAGGCAAGCTTAGATACAAATGAACAAAATGAAATTAAAGCTCTAACAGCAAAATTACAAGACTATATGATTACTCCAGAACAATGGAATAGAATTACAGATTGTATGACTGCTTTAGAAACATTTTTCGATAAAAATGTAAGGGGTTACATCTTGCAAAAGCAAGAAGAATGGCGACACTATGTTGACTCATTTAGATTTGTTGGTAATTGGACTAACCAAACTAAATACAGTTTCCAAAACTTAGTTAACTATCGTGGACATCTATTCTTAGTATTAAAAGATGTGGTTGCTGATAATAATCATACTCCAGATTTAACCCCAGATACTTATCGTCAAGTTGCTTTTAAGGGCGATAAGGGTGATGTAGGTTTAAATGCTACATTCAAAGGCGATTGGAATGGTAGTACAACATATCACTTAGGTGACGCAGTATTCAAAGATGGTATTGTGTTTGTAGCAAAGAATGATAGCACAGGTAAAGAACCTAATATCAATTCAGCAAACTGGTTTCCATATCCTCAATCTATTATTGTTGGGGATAGTAAGCCACAAAACCTACATCCAGCTATTAGCTATTTAGAAGTCTATAACTAAAAAGTAGGTGAAACTCTTGAATGATTTACAAAAAGGAATTATTGATACAGTAGATGTAGTAGTTGACTCTAAGGTTAGCCGACTAAACATTCCACAAACTTATGTAGGTGTAGTTGTACAAGACCCAGAAGGCTACAAATGTATCGTAGAGATAAATAAAGTAGAAAGGACATGCACACTTCCCGAACACTTGCATAATTGGATTAGTAAAGATGACATTGTGTATGTACAAGACGCAATGGGCAATGGACAGGAATGGGTAGTAACTGGCTCATCTGGTTCAACACGTAAACAAACTATGGTTATCAGTAACAATCAAGAGGGTAAAGGTGATTTAGTAAGTGGAGTTACTAAATTTGCTGATGATAATGGTAATTTAACAGATAATGATTTAGTGATTAATTAATAAGTAGGTGAAGAAATAGTTGACCTTAATTAAGCGAACAAGGTACAGAATGGGAGATGATATCTTCTATTTTGATAATGACGCAGTAACAACTAAAGTATTAGACAATAATAAAAATGAGTTAGGGACATTACAAGAGTATTTATTTGAAGGCAAGACTGTTACAAGTGGCAGCGTTACTGATATAAAGCACTCTGGAGTGTACAAAGTTAAAGGGTTGAGTGATTTACCTAGTGAAATTCCTAGCAACCAATACTCAATTCTTGAAGTAAAAGCCATTGGTAACCAAGATAACCCAGACGTAATCTTCTATAAAGTTACATCGCCATCTGGTGTATCTAAAGAAATGACCGTTTCTGGTTCTAATCGAAGTGGTTGGACTTTAGGTGGGGTTCAATTACAAAATGCTATTAATAGTTTAGATAGCCAAGTAGGTGAGTTGCGTGATTTAGAAACAGGGAACAAGTCTAGTTTGGTTAATGCTGTGAATGAATTGCAAAGCAAAATTGACACAGTAAACGACAATACGGACAGCGTTAATAGTGCTTTAAATGAATATAAAAAACACAACCATGATGACAGATATATCCGTAAAACAGGTACAGGTGATAGTTTCAAAGGCACATTAGTATTTGAAAATGGGGCTAACCTAGCATTTAGAAGTTCTACAGGTACAGCACCTAGTGTAATTAGTCGTAACGGTAATAACCTTGTATTTGGTAATGGTGAAATGGGATTGAATATTCAATCCAAAGGTGATGTTTACCTTAATGGACAAAAGGTTGTTACAACAGGTACGAACGGTTTAAATGCTGATAAGGTTGGTGGAGTTGACGCTAACCTATATGCTCGTAAAGACCAAAATAATGATTGGTCTGGTGTTCAAACATATAGTAATGCAGCACCATTAAGATTTGTTGTAGGCAATGTACAAGGTTCTGCTATACCAATTCAATTCATGAGTGCCAAGAGTAACAAAGGTAATGTAGGTTATATTTCCAAGTCTGATGGTGATGGCATGTCTATTAGCCCAGATGGGAACAACGAATTGCTTGGTTTGTATAGCGATAGAACATATACAACAGGTCATTTGGTATTTGCTGGAGGTACTGAAAAGGATATTCGATTTGGTAACGGTCATATGGGCTTCTATTTCAAAGAAGATGGGAATGGTCGTTTAGGTGCATGGGACTGGAATAAGAACCGTCTCATCTGGCGATATGACACAGATACAAACTATATGGAAATGGGTGAAGCTCCTAAGTGGCAAGGACGTAGAATGTTCTTACAAGACCCACAACCACAAGGTGATGTTCCATATGGTTCTATCTGGATTGGTTTCTAGGAGGTTGACGTATTGGGAAAGGTAAAGATATGGAATAGTAGGGCTAATGACTGGTGGGACGTAGCTCATAACACTAGAATATGGAACGGTCATAACTGGCAAAAAGCTAAGATACGTGGCTGGGACGGACATAGATGGGTTATGTTGAGTGAAGAACGTCATGTAGACACATGGGAAGCAACAGGAACGTGGAGTTTTTGGTCTGAATTGCATGGAAGACAAGCTAAAGGCTGGAGTGCTTTAGTCGCCCCCAACAAATTAGTTCAGGGTGATTACTCGCCCTTTAGAGATAGCTGGGATTGGTCTTGCGAAACAAGTATGATGTGGTTTAATGATGGCGACATAAGAAGCAAGTTGGCTGGAGCTAGAATTGAGTCAGTTAAATTATATCTACACAATGAACACTGGTACTATTATGCTGGTGGCGTAGCTGTTGTTGGTACGCATAATAACCGTTCTGGTTGGGCTAACACATTCCAAGAAAGTAACGCAGCAGTAGCACAAAAACGTATAGGCTATGGCGAAGGTTCATGGATAGACTTGCCAACTTGGGTAGGAGATAATTTTAGAGATAATAAGTTATCTGGTCTAACCTTAGACGGTAATTATAGTAAAAATGGTCTGTATTATGGATTTTTCTCTGGTGCTAAAAGTGGTTGGAAAAGCCCTAAATTACAAATAACTTATTGGAAGTAGCAAAAAACTTTATACCCAAAATATGAAGATTGATTGACTTTAGGTAATTATTCGAGGTAATATATTTATACCAAATAATTACTAAGAGGTGACCGCTATTGAGCAAAAAGAAGACACAAGAACAATGGGAAAAGGAATACAAAGCACTTGTGGGTGATGAGTACACATTCTTAGAACCTTATCAAAAAGGGAATGTAAAAATCATGTGTAGGCATAACAAGTGTGGCAATGAGTGGAAAGTGACTCCACACCATTTCTTACATGACGTACGTTGCCCCAAGTGTAGGGTTGGTAGCAAGAAAAGCAACGAAAAATGGTTGAGTAAAGTTGAAGAACTTGTGGGAAATGAATATACTTTTTTAGAAGAATATGTAAGTAATAGAACTAAACTAAGATGTATTCATAATAAGTGTGGTAATGAATTTAAAATGTCGCCACATGATTTCTTAGACCCTAGAAGAAAATACAGATGTCCTTATTGTAAAAAGACTACAAATGAAAAGGACATTAGCAAGTATCAAGAGAGATTAGAGAACAAGTTTGACGACACTTATATTATCTTAGAAAAGGTAAGTGAAGGTAGAACTAAACTCAAAATCAAACATAAAACTTGTGGTAATGAAACTATTATTAGGTCTGATTATATCAATAGTTGGAAAGGTTGCCCTAATTGTACCGCTAATAAGAGGAAACAATCTCAAGGTAGTACAAGAAGAAAAACTAATGAAGAATGGGTAAAAGAAGTATATGACATGGTTGGAGATGAATATACATTCTTAGACCCATATGTTAACTATTCAACATCTATTCGGGTACGTCATAATAAATGTGGCTATGTATGGAAAACTCAACCTGGCTCATTTAAGAGTGGCGGTCGCTGTATTAAATGTCATAGAAAGAGTACTGTGAAGACAAACGAGGAGTTCTTGAAAGAAGTATACGATTTAGTTGGTGACGAGTATACTTTCCTAGAGGAGTATAAAACTGCAAGAACCCCAATTAAATACAGACATAATCCATGTGGGACTATCTACAAAAAGAGTCCCAATACCTTTTTAACTAATCATGGAATGTGTGCTGAATGTAATGGTGGTGGTAAAAATATCACTACTGAAAAGTTCAAAGAGAGGTTAAAAAAGGTTCGTGGTGACGAATATATTCTTTTAGGTAAATACACCAGGGCTAAAGACAAAACATTGTTTAAGCACACAGTATGTGGGAATACATTTAAGATGACTCCATCACATATAATGAATGGGATTAGCTGCCCACATTGTTTTGGTAAGTTCAAAAAGACAACAGAACAATTTAAAGATGAGGTAGCTGCACTGTATGGCGATGAATATACTGTGCTAGGTGAGTATGTGAATAGCATTACTTCTATTCTCATGAAGCACAATACTTGTGGCTATGAATGGGAAACAAGTCCTAGTAACTTTATTAATAGTGGGACGCAGTGTCCACGCTGTGCTAGACGTGGTAAGTCACGTGGGGAAGCTCAAATCGAAGATTATTTAATTGAACATAATATTGATTATGAGCCACAAAAGACTTTTGACGATTGTGTTGGTAACGCAGAACCACTACCATTTGATTTTTATATTCCATCTGCTAACATGGCTATCGAATATGATGGCGAACAACATTTTAGGTCGATTGATTATTTCGGTGGAGACAAAGAGTTTACCAAGCGTATCAATTATGACAAAATTAAGAACCAATACTGTGATGATAATGACATCTTTTTAGTAAGAATACCATACACTATCACAGGAGAAGGTTTAACAAAGATGTTAGACGGTGCAATCAAACCAATTATTGATGATGGAGGAAGTAGCAAAATGAAAGCTATCTTCTTCGCGGCACCGTATAAATACTAATTAAATAATGTGAACTAAGTTAAATAGTGAGGTGTCTTCAACGTTTAAAGGAGGGAAACTTTTACGAAGGGAGTTTTCCTAGTTGAGAAAACTATTTAACAAAGTAGTTGTAGCGATGGTTACGGCTATGACTTTATTCATGGGTGTAGGTGGCTTTGCTAGTGTGCAAGCTGCTGACGCACGTTCCTATGGTACTGACGTTTCTAAGTACCAAGGGGCAAATGGTAACTTGGGTTATGGTAGAGATAGCTTTAGTATTGCCCAAATTGGTGGTTCTATCAACGGTTATATTTACGACCAATGGACTTATAATTCTCAAATGAATTACGGTCGTTCCGCTGGTAAACGTATGCACACTTACATTTGGATGCAGACTGGGGCTAACCAATGGCAAACAAAACAAATGTTAGACTACTTCATGCCTAAGATTAACGCACCAAAAGGTAGTATTGTAGCTTTGGACTATGAGTCTGGTGCTTCTGGTGATATTCAAGCCAATACAAACAATATCTTATATGGTATGAGATATATTAGAGATTGTGGCTATACTCCTATGTATTACTCATATAAGCCATACACATTAGCTCATGTTGATTATCACAGAATTTTAGCAGAGTTCCCAGATAGTTTATGGATTGCTGCATATCCTAACTACAATGTAACTACCGAACCTGTGTGGAGCATCTTCCCATCTATGGACGGAATTTCCATTTGGCAATTTACTTCAACATATATGTCTGGTGGTTTAGACGGTAACATTTCCTTAGCACCTAATGGTAAGGATATTACTAAGAATGGTTACGGTGCAAGCTATAACAATAGCCAAGCTAAGCCAGCACAACAACCATCACAACCACAAAATAAACCACAAGCAACAGGCACATATGTAGTCCAATCTGGAGATACTTTAGGAGCTATCGCAGCTCGTTATGGTACAACATGGCAAGCATTACAAAGTCTAAATGGTTTAAGCAATCCTAACTACCTATATATCGGTCAAGTATTAAAGGTAACAGGTCAAGTTAAGAGTAATAGTACTCCAGCTACAACACAATCTGTTTACTATGTACGTTATGGCGATACTTTAGGAGCTATTGCCAACCGTTATGGAGTAAATGTTTATACTTTGGCTCGTAACAATGGCATTAGCAATGTGAACTGGATTTACCCAGGACAACGTATTGTTATCAATGGCACATCTAGTCAAGCAAGCAATGTAAGACGTTACACTGTACGCTATGGTGACACATTAGGTGGGATTGCAGCACGCTATGGCACAAGTGCATGGGCTATTGCTCAAAAGAACGGTATTCATAACGTAAACCTAATCTACCCAGGACAAACATTAACAATATAATATGATTTTGATAGGCTATAATCTTTTTGGTTATGGTCTATTTTCATGTTATTATTTAAATGTAAATAATTATAATGGGTGGGATTGATTATGGAGAACAAGGAAGATATTGGTGTGTACAGGTATGGTACACCAGTTGTAGAACAAATCTACAATAATGTTGTAAGATTGCTGGATTCCAAGATGAAACACGTAGATTTAGCAGAATTAACAGGTATTAGCCCACAAATGATAGGGTATATGAGAAAGATATTAAGAGAAGAAGGTAATTTAAATAGCACAACTATTACTAGAATTATGCAACTTAATTCAGCTTTTGAAACACCAGAAAAGATAGAGTATATCAAAGAACATGACGAAGATTTATATCATTATATATTGCCACAGTTAATGGAAATATCAGACAAGGACAAAGAAATACTTGGTATGTATAAAGAAAGATATAAAGATATTGCGGTTCATAACAAGGGTAAAAGACGTGGTGGAGGTAATTATATTGTAGTTAAATGCCCGTATTGCAATGAAGAATTAACCTTTAGTCTTGAAATGAAGTTAAAACAATAATTGACTTAGATAGTTTAAAATGTTATAATAATATAGTTGAAAAACGTTAGGACACATTACGGAAGTAGTGTGTCCTTTTTTGCGTTTTAAGAAAAATTTGTAGTGAGGTGTTATCAAATCGGAAGTCAAAGAGTTTAAAGAATACTTGCTTAAAGACAGCAATAGAATAATTAAGATACTAGAAGATATAAACTTTCATGATTTATGGTATGAGAAAGAAGATGTTATACGTGGAGCTTTGCCAGACCATGATAACAACACCTCATTACGTGTGATATTAAATGAAAGCCTATCTACATCTATGTTCTCAATCAGTTACAGTGGTGATTTGATTGGTGCAATACAAGAGATAAAAGGTTGGGACTTCACTACAACGTTTGCTTACATGAAAGCATTGTTTGGGATTGGAAACTCAATACAGCAAGTTCAAACTACTAGCCTAATTGAAGAATATAGACAATTTGCTAAGTATGGAATGGTTGTGCAAGGCAAAGAAAATAAAAAGTATGACAACAGCTATCTTAGTTGTTTCATTCCAATGCCACATAAATCATTGATTGAAGAAGGCATTTCACCAGATGTGATTAAACAATTCAATATTTGTTATGACCCAGAAAGAGATAGGATAATCTTCCCACATTATGATTGGAATGATGAGAATAACATTGTTGGCATACAAGGCAGAACTATATTAGATAGTGATACAGCCAAGTTATTAGGTGTTCCTAAGTACTGGAATTACATTGATGGCTTTTCTAAGAGCAATAACTTGTATGGATTCCAACAGTCTAAGAACAATTTAGCTAAGAGTAATATGCTTGTTTTGTTCGAGGGTGAAAAGTCGGTATTAAAGCAATTCACATATAAACGTGGTAAGGGATATTCTGTTGCATTAGGCAATCACAACGTATCTGAAATACAACGGAAATTCATTATAAGAAATACCCCAGAAGATTGTGAGATTGTCATAGCATTTGATGAAGATGTTATGTTTGGTGAAAATGGTGGAGAAGAATATCTGAAACAAGTAGCAGATAAGTTCTCCAATTTCCGTAGAGTATCATATATTAGACCGCCTGTTAATATATTCAAGCCCAAGCAATCACCAATAGATACATTGGGAAAGAAAGGTGTAGGCTGGCGGTATTCAATGAAGACTAGAAATAAAGTAAATTTTGTATAAGGTGGGACAAACTAAAATAGCACGATTAACAAAAGAACAACTAAATGCGTTAAAGAAAAAGTATGATGTGGATAGAATTTGGAGTTATAGTAGAATTTCCAAGTTTGAAGCATGCCCAGTAGATTACGTAGCTACTTACTTATGGCATATGGATTTGGCTAAAGGTAATATCTATTCATTCATGGGTTCTCAATTCCATCAAGAAATGGAAGACTTTTACAACCATGAAATTGGATATGATGACTTGTATAAGCAATGGAGTAAGTTTGTGGCTAAATGGGAAAGCGACCCAGCACGTTACATGTTTGATACCGTAAAGATTAAAGATGGTTATATCAAAAACCTTAATCACTATTTCAAACATACAAAGGTTATGACAGACAAAGCAGTTAATGAAAAGCCTGTTAGAGCTATTGTTGAAAGTGATAAAGGGAATAAATATGTATTCGTTGGTTATGTTGATACAGAATATACTGATGAAGATGGGAATTTGGTATTAGTTGATTACAAGACTTCATCTAAGTCTAGTTTTTCAAAAGCTAAGTTGCCAGAAAAATCAATGCAGTTAAGATTGTATGCTATGGCAGAACATCAAGTGCATGGTATTCCTTACGATAAGATTAAGGCACGTTTTGATATGGCTAAATATTGTACAGTTCATTTCAAACAAGAAAATGGTAAATGGAAAACAAGTGTACAAGAACGTTATCAATGGGTAGAAAAAATGCGTAAGAAGTTAGAAACTAAGTTGAAGAAAACTGACTTAGACCCCATTACAATCGAAGAAATGATTGATACAGCTTGTGCAAACAATGATATGGATAACTTACCAGAAGATATTCGTGAACAATTCTATATTGAAAACTACTTCATTGAAATTGATATTAACGAAGATGATATAAAAGAATTGAATAAACATATTGGTAATAAGTGCGATGAGATTGTAGCTTTAGAGGATATTGAAGACTTAGAAGGTTACCTATCATACACATACCCATATGACCCAGATAACTATTATGATAAGAAATTGTGTGCATATCATACATCTGATTACTTTAAGAAACGTGAGAATTTAGTAGACGATTTACCACCAGAAGAAAACCTAGATGAAGATACAGCTTGGTTATTTGGTGGAGAAATGGACAAGCAACAAGATGATGAAACAGATGAAATCATGAACATGTTGTTTGGTTAGCATTTTTAACGGAGGTGTTTAGATGAAAATACATTTAGTTGATGTACAAACTGAATATGAAGACGTTGATGTAGGAACTTGTGAACTTTGCTTTGGGACATATGAAACAGAAGAACAAACCACTTTTATATTTAAGTTAGCCAATGGTAAAGAAATTGCGATAGAAGGTTGGTGGTATGAATATTGGACTTATGTAACAATGCCGCATATCAATAATCTAATTCATTTTGCTGAATGGTTAGATACAAAAGTATATCGCAATGATACCAAGTTCGATAAAGATTGGTTGAATAACACTATCATGGAGTATCTAAGAGTTTGTGGTGATTTAGGTATCAAGGATAAAGATGGTAACCCTATCTATGCAGACTCTATTGTGTTAGTTACTTATCGTGGTAAAACTGTTAGGGCTGATGATTGTTATATTGATTCGGATAGCTATGCAACCAGTCATATTGAATTTACAATGTTTGACATGAAATTTGATTATATGCCAGATGAAGAGGCTTTGTATTATACCGATGAAACATATGACCTTCATGTTTATGAAGATTTTGACAGTAGTAATTTATCGGTTTTAGCAGAACATTTTGATACAGAAAATAGAGAGAAGAGATGGTTAGAGGAATATGGCAGATAAGCAATGGGTAAGTTTACATCAACATACAGACATTAGTAATAGCAACTATTTTGAAGTGGTAACTCAATTTAAAGATTATGTTGCTTATGCTAAAGAACATGGACTAAATGCAGTTACATCAACAGAACATGGGAACGTAGTAAGATGGATATATCGAAAGGAACTGGCAGAACAGGCTGGTTTGAAATATATTCATGGAATGGAAGCCTATGTAACAATGAGTTTAGAAGGCAAAGAAGCCTATCATACAATTCTCTTAGCACGAAATTATGACGGTGTTAAGGAAATTAATAAACTATCATCAAAGTCTTTTAATAGAACGGACGGACACTTCTATCGCAAACCACGTATTCTATTCAATGAATTAAAAGACACTTTCAAAAACGGTAATATCTACATTACCACAGCCTGTTTAGCGGGCTTTATCTATCAAAACAAACCCCAAAAAGATGATACAGAAGAAATAAGAAATACTAAAAAGAATGTGGTGCAACAATGGCTTGATATGGCTAAGTTGCACAAGGATATGTTCTATTTTGAAATTCAACCACATGATAATAAAGAACAAGCTGAATTAAATACTCTAGCTATTAAGTATGCTAATTTGGTTGGCTGCCATGTTATTGCTAGTAATGACGTTCACGCTTTAAACCCCAAACACAATGAACTCAGAATGATTGTTAAAAAGGGTAAGCGTAATGATTATGATAGTGATGATGAGTTTGAGTTATGGGTTAAAACTTATGATGAAATGGTTAGTTCATTTCAAAAACAACGTGATGATTTCAATGTTGATATTATGAGCGATGAAATTATCGCACAAGGGCTACAATCAACTTTAGATATTGCTGATAGCATAGAAGAATTTGAGCTAGATAAGAGCCATAAGTACCCTAAACTGTATGACAATCCAGAAAAAGAGTTTCAAAAGCGTATTAAACAAGGATTAAAAGACAGAGGTATCTTAGACAAATCAAAAGAAGAACGTAAAGTGTACTTAGATAGAGTTAAACATGAATATGAAGTATACAAACATAACGGTTCGATTGATTATATGTTGTGTCATGAAGATATTCTCAATGCAGCCCATGATAATGATATTGATTTAGGTTACAGTAGGGGGAGCGTGGGAGGTTCTTTAATTGCCTATTTATGCCACCAAACTGAAATAGATAGTGTTAAGCTAGGACTAAATTTTGAGCGATTTATGAACCCAGAACGTGTAAATCTTCCTGATATAGATACCGATGCTATGAGTAAAGACCAACAATGGCTGCAACAATGGATGTTGACTAATGACAAATGGCACGCTGCTTCTATCTTGACAACTAATACCTATGGTCTAAAAGGTGCTATCAAGGCTATTGCTGATGGTATGGATAGATATGCTGGCAAACCACAATACATTCAAAGTATTAGAAATCAGATTGATGATAAGGGCAATTACAATAATAGCTTATACGAAGAACATAAAGAATTGTTTGACAATGCAAAGCAAATTGTAGGTGTGATTGACTCCTTTGGTAGACATGCAGCTGGTGTTTTAATTGACACTAATACTATTGACGACCATGTTGGTATTCAAACTATCTCTAAATGGGACTATCCTGTAACACAAGTTACTATGAAAGAAATCGACCATTACAACTGGGTTAAGTTTGATATGTTAGGCTTAGACAATGTTGGTTTAATCTCTAAAGCATGTAAATTAGCTGGTTTGCCATACCTAACTCCAGATAGTACAGATATTGTTGATTTTGAAGATAAAAAGGTTTGGGATTCTATGCGTGATAACAATATTGGTATCTTCCAATTTGAAGCTGATAGAGCGGGTCAAATTCTTAAAGATTTGTTCGCTGATGATACTATTGACAAAATCGAAAATGAGTTCGATAATAATGAAAGAACAAAAGTTCGATACATGGATTTGTTAAGTTTGGCTAACGCAGCACAAAGACCTTCTGGTGCAAGCTATTTATACAATGTAACTCATGGTGTTGTTAAGGATAACGGTCATCCAGCCTTAAATGAATTTTTAGCTCCTACGCTAGGTAATCTTGTATATCAAGAACAATTAATCCAGTTTTTAGTGCAATTTTGTGGATACAGCAGTGCAAAGGGAGATTTAATTCGTAGGGCTGTGGGTAAAAAAATCCAGTCTGTTATTGATGAAGAAGTCCCTAAAATCCATACAGCGTTTGTTAAGACCATGACAGAAAAATATGGTGATAGTGAAGAACATGCTGAAAAAGTCGCAAAAGACTTTATGCAAGTATTCATGGACGCTGCCAACTACGGTTTCTCTATTAATCATTCAATGGCATATTCATATATTGGTTATATCTCAACTTGGCTAAGATATTACTATCCACTGGAATGGGGTACAGCAGCATGTGAAATCTGGAAAGATAAACCAGAAAAGATTGCTAAGGTTACTTCATATCTCGAAAGTAGAGGTATTAATATCAAGCCAGCTAGATTTAGAAAATCACGTGCCTTGTATTACATGGATAAGGAAACTAACTCAATTTATGAAGGTATCGAACCGATTAAACGTGTAAATGAGAAAGCTGGTGAACAATTATACAGTTTACGTAACAACCAATATGACACATTTACAGACTTGTTATTGGATATTTACGAGCCTATTAAGTCAATTAAAGAGGGTAATTATGCAACAAATTTAACAGAATTGTATAAATTATCATCGGAAAAAGTCAAGGAAATAGACAAACTTGCAAAGTGCAACAAAAACATCTTCACAAAAAAAGAAAAATGTGTTGAAGTTAATAAGTCTATTATGATAAACTTAATATCGCTGAATTATTTTGATGAGTTTGGTGGCTCTAAACTATTAGCTGACACTTATGAAAAGTTTATCAAAATATATAAACCGAAGAATAAGACGCTCATCAACAAACAGAAGGCATATCTTGAATGTCTTGAGTTTGAAAGAACGTCTGCTAACATTGATTTTCCGCTAGATTATCAACTTAAACAACAGTTAGAACTCAAGGGGAAAATTAGCTATTCCAATGACAAATTACCTAATACTTACGTTTTTGTGACTGATTTAGCTAAGATGAGTAATAGATACAAATTAAATATTTATAGCTTAAAAACTGGAAAAGTAAGTCAAATATTGGTATCAAAACGAAACTATATATCTCAAAAAATAGAGGTGGGTGACTTCATAAATATTAAGAAGGTTGTTGCAAAACCTAAGATTGTAAATGTCAATGGGAAATGGACTAAGAGCGAAGATGAGAGGGAGTTCTGGTTAGAAGCATTTAGTTTAATAAATTTAAATAAAAAGGACGATGGTGTGTAAAGTGAAAGTTAAACGTGTAATGTCAATTAAAAATATCGAATTATCAAAAACTTGTCGTGATGTTGATGTATTAACTACAATACTAGCAGCCGACCCAAACAATGATGAAAAGATTAGTAGTTGTGAAACAGCATTGAGAAACTGGCAAGAATTACTACGTGAGATTATGAATACAAATAACTTAGTATTGCATTGTAATGATGTAAGCAACATGCTGGGTGAAGGCAGATTATGCTTAGTAGAGTTCGAGTATATCTATGATGGTATGTTGTACCAAATTGACGAGATTATCAGTAATGATGAATGCGAAGTCTTAACACTAAAAGAATATTTGGTAAAGACTAAAAGTGAAACATCTGGTTTGTTTGCTAAGATTTTAGAAGAACAAGGCAAAGACAATGATAGATTTAATCAAGTTAAAGACAAACTAGAAAATCTTGAAGGCAGCGGGGTAAGCGTGAATGAATAGTATCATTGAATTAAAAGATATTTTTAAAGAAATCAAGGTAGTATCTTCCAAGAAAGCTAAGGAGGATATTATTAAGAAATACAAGGATAATGAGTTGTTTACCAAGACATTAAAGTTTGTCTATGACGACTTTATTACCACTGGTATTTCAACCAAAAAGATTAATGCCAACATCAAAGATAATGAATTTATGGTGCTGAATACAGGTTTTAAATACAATTACGAAAATCTGTTAGATTGGGTTAAAGAACATAACACTGGCAAGTTAGATACAGTGTATATGCTGCAAACCTATATTAATCAATTTGAAGATGAAGAAACAAAGCAATTCCTAAAAGATGTTTTTACTAAAAAGCTAAAGGTTGGTATTACAGCTAAAACAATCAATAAGGTACTAGGCAAGGGGGTTATTGAAGAGTTTGGCTGCCAGTTAGCCTATCCCTATCACAAATATTTAAATAAGCTAGAAGGTAGCGAAATTATCGTTACACAGAAGTTAGATGGACATAGGTCTATCTGTATTGTAAAGAACGGTAAGGCTACATTCTATACAAGAAAAGGTCTAGTGATTAACGGTTTAGATATTCAACAACATGAGGCAGAAAAGTTAGTGGAACTTGGCTTTGGTGGAAAAGATTATGTGCTAGATGGGGAATTGCTTGCATACAACGCTGATGGGTTAGAAACTAAGGACTTGTTTAGATTGACGACAAGTATTTTGAGAAGTGATAGTGCTGATAAAAGTTCAGTTTTATTTAACGTATTTGACTGTTTACCCTACGAAGAATTTACCACTGGAAAATCTAAAGACCCATTCTGGAAACGAAAAGAAGATTTAGCTAATGCTTTCTACTCTATTTACCCACTCAAATCAGTAAAATCTACGGAAATTGACCCATTAGCTCAACATCTACGTATTGTCGAAAATATCTACGAAGACACATATCACCCAAATGTTATCCTATCCTTACAAGAAGAATACGTAGAACCATTAGGCTGGGAAGGCTTAATGATTAATCTTTCAGACGGTTTATATCAAACCAAACGTACAAGTGATATTTTAAAAGTTAAAGAGTTTTTTAATGCTGATGTCTTAGTCAAAGATGTATTTGAAGGCACAGGCGAACTATCTGGCACATTAGGCGGTGTAATTATTGACTATAAAGGCAATGATGTTAAGGTAGGTTCTGGCTTTACATTGGAAGAACGTAACACATATTGGGCTAACCCTAGCAAGATTATTGGTAAGGTTGTAGATGTCCAATACTTTGAAGAAACAAACAATCAAAACGATAACAACATCTCACTTAGATTTCCTACTATTAAATCAATTCGATTAGATAAAACTCCAGAAGATATTTCATACGAAGCATAAATCACACAAAATGGAATGCTGTGAAACGCTGTGAAATATCAAATGTGGTAATTTATTGCATTTTGTGATATTCTATAAATAGAAAAAGCCATGCCGAAGCATGACTTACAGCGACCGTTTAAGACGGTGGCATAGTTACTTAGATAGTCACATACAGCAACCGTCCACGAACTCGCCAAAGTTACAATCGGACGGTTTTACTGTATCTACTATCATTACAACAAAGTTGCTTACTTTTTGCTGATGTATGTCAGTAATGCTAATAGAAACATACCGAATGTTAACATCAACATCAAGGCTTGATAAACAGACACAAATGGCTTTCCTTTCGTTAGTTTCGCATTGCATAGGCAACACCACACTTCCTAATAAGTCAGCCACCGTCTTCATAACTTTCGCCACAATACATTATAACACACTGCAAACCTTTTTGACCTCGTAGCAAAATGCTGCGAGGTTTTTGTGTTTAATTATTGATTTAAGATTAATATATGATATAATATAATAGTTAAGTTAAGAGTTCAGTGAATAAACAAACTCTTAACAAAATCGAATAAGCGAGGTGCGAAACTAGAATTAATAGAGGTAGAACAGCTTACTTTGGTAAGAAAGTTGAATTTAATGGTCTGAAATTTGATTCTGAAAAAGAAGCTAAGTTTTATGAACGATTTATTTATGGTAGAGATTTAAATGCTACCGTACACGAGTCTTTTACAATACAACCTATGGTGGAGTTACACAAAGGTCTGCGTTTGAGAAGTGCTAATTATACACCAGATGTTGTGATAAGAGACGAAGATGGTAACTTGTTACATGTTTATGACGTCAAGACAGGGTTTAACTCAATATACAATATTGACCCAGCAGCACAATTAAGATTTAAGATGTTTGCTAAGCAATATGGTATTCCTGTTGAGATTGTAGTCCCTCGTGTTCATGACTTTAGGGTTAAGGTTGTTGGTCTGACGAAGAAAACCAATCCTATTATCAAGGAAGACGTGGAATATAAGTGGCAAGACGCTTTGGAAGAAATGACTAAGAAAAAGGAGGGGTAACCTCATGAATGATTTATCTTGGAAAGTTCAAGATATACTCGCCGATATGATTGAAGAAGTAGAGAAAGAGTACAACAACGAAGTAGACGTATACCCTATGGATTTTTACGGTGAAGAATTTGACACATCATTGTTTTATGACGAGGGTTGTGATTTTAATGGAGAAAAACTCAGCAGAATATATATCGAATACAAAAATGAAGCTATTTCACTTGAGAAATTTGGTGATACCTACGAGTTCGATGGTTTTGTACCAATCACATACATGGAGGTGCTTAGTGGTGCATTAATTATCGTAAGTAAATATCTCAAGGAAATAGAAGATGTATTGGAGGCGAATGGCTATTATGGGCAAGGTTAACATGGACAACATTCCGTTAAGGGTATTGGCAGAGGTAAGTAGTTCAATCAATAACATGGCTGTAATCGGCATGTTCACAGCTGACGTACATGTTCCAAATCAATATTTAGTCAAAGTTATAAAGGCTTTGGAGTTGACGGGCTATAAGATTGAAAATCTTGGTAGTGACCCTAATACAGACATAACAAAGTTACGTGTTGATTTTAACGAGCCACCAAGTTTACGTGAAAATCCATTTGGTAATGACAACTTGGAATGTGCTGTTTGGATACCTGAAGCCGATAACGTAAATAAGGTTGCTAAAAACCGAAAGAAAAAGAGAATACTTTTACTACTTGTTATTATGAGAACTAAAAGTATGAAGGCAAAAGGATATACATTAAAAGAGCATGTAGATGATGTAGCAAATATCTTACATGAAACTGAATTATGGTACTTGGAACATTATCACAATATTTATGCACATGCTGTTGATGGTGGCGATACAGTTATTTTTGAGTTGAAAGATGGTGAAGTGGATTAGATGAGCAAGGTTAATACAGATAACATACCTTTAACATTGCTAACTGAGATTGATGACGTAATTCATAGTAACTCTGGAATTGGTTTGTATTATTTAGATACAACCGTAGAAGATAAATATGTAGACCAAGTCGTTAAAATCTTAGAATACTTAGGCTACGTAGTAAGAACATCTCACAACACCTATCCACGTCATACAAAATCATTGAGTATTGAATTTGGCAAGCCCACTAAAAAATATAATGAGTGTGAACTTGATTGTGCCATTGACATGACAACAGCAGATGACGCATGGGCACGTGCAACAAGCAACCAATATACTATGGGTATTCTTGAGTCTATTGTTAGCAAAACCTATAAAGCTCACAAAAAGGGCGAAGTATTAAAAGAGCGATTAAATGATGTGAATCCTATTATGTGGGGAACAGAACTATGGTGGCTTGAAGCCTACTATGACATTCATACTCATACCATTGATGATGGGAATACAGTTGTGTTTGAAGTTAAAGAGGTGGAAATATGAGCTTAGTAGACATTGAGTTATCGGTAATTAATAATATTAGTAACCAGATTGCTGATACTGCTTATATGGGTGCTTACGAAACTAGCTTTATTATTCCAAAGACTTATTATGATGACATCTACAGCATGTTGTTACGTCTAGGATATGACGTTAGAGTTAGTGCTGGTGAAACAGAACCTACCGTAAAAATGACAGTACGCTTTGACGCAGCTTGGATAGATTTACCATCTGCATATGAAGAAGAAAATAAAAAGTTAAAGTTTTGGTTCGGTTTAATGCCAGCACATAAGGCTATTAAAATTGCAGAAGATAATCGAGATAATGCCAAGAAAGTAACAGGGGTCATAGATGAGATGATTAAAAAGGCTAAGAACCTTGAACGTGGCAAGAATGTATATGACATCGTTGTGAAAAGAGATGTTGCAGAATATATGATACTAACGACACCAGAGGCACTCAAGTATCTCAAGGCTCATAACATATATGCTTATTTAAATAATGATAGAAGTGAGATTACTTTCAAGTATGAATAAGGAGGTGGAACTGTGAGTATTTTTGATACGAAAACTCTTGATGAAAAATTAGCTGTAAAAGAAAGAGAAATGGTTGTTTTTAATTTATCAGAAATTGCTCTTGAGCAAATCAAAGCTGCGGCAGAAATAGGTTTGAATCATCTTACCATTAACTTTAATCCGTTGTGGAGAGAAGTTACTGCTGATGATGTAATTCGATATATGGACTGTTCACCATATCTAAACGAATTTGTTACTAGACTACGTGATGAAGATTTTGACGTTGAAAAAGCAGATGACTTAAGCGATGAAATATACGTATCATGGAAAGACGCTGATAATTTTGGTACAACTGCAAGTAAGATGTGGAGAACATCTGGAGAAAACAAAAAGAGCTTGTGTGTTATAAGAGGCATACAAACTAGACTACATGTTGGCATACGTGATAGGGGTGAAACTAGCATTACAGTTAGTCATGAAGAATTGGGGATAGATGTTCAATACGACCTCGTAAACTTAATGTATTACGATACTCTTAGTAAGCGGGTTAAAGAACACCCAGTCTATAAATACATTGAAACGTATGAAAAATCATTCAAGGTAACTGCCATACAAACTGGTATGCAAGTTACATATAAGGGGGTGATTAATTGCGTGTATTCTTTCATGGTGATTATGAGAACATCACTCCAGAAGACAACAAATCAATCTACAAACTAATGGATTGGTTAAAAGAACAGCCAGAAGGCGAAGTTGCTTATAGCCTAACTACACTGGCTAAACAAGAAAATTTAAACATTAAAACAAATCAACGAGCTATTAATGGTATGAACGTATTGTTAAAGAACCATGACCTAGACGAGATTGTATTCCAATGCTTGTATTTCAGACATAAGAATAGAACATTCTGGGGCAGATTAACAAGTAGAATATATTACTATATGTTCTTGATTAAAGCTAAGTTCTTTGACAATAGCAGTGTAACCAAAAATAGTACAAATAAACAATAAGGTGGGATTTAGGAAAGATAGCAAGCATTGATTTGAAGAAAGGTGACTGCCTAGAGCTACTGGGGGGGGTACAAGATATGTCGATTGACCTTATCTTGTGCGACCTACCTTATGGCACTACAAGAAATAAATGGGATAAGATAATTGATTTAGATAAGTTGTGGGAGCATTACAACCGTATCATCAAAGATAATGGTGCAATCGTATTATTCTCACAACAACCATTCAGTTCAAAGTTGATTGAAAGTAATCCAAAGATGTTCAGATATGAATGGATTTGGACAAAGGGTTTGGCAACAGGTCATTTGAATGCTAAGAAAATGCCACTTAAAAAGCATGAGAATATCTTAGTGTTTTACAAGAAATTACCTACTTACAACCCACAATGGTGGTATAGCACTCCATATAAAGTAAAGCAAGGACGTAGTAAATCTAGTAATTACGATAAGCAAAGACCTTATACTCCTAGCGAAAGTAAAGATGGTAGACGCTACCCAGTGGATATTATCGAATTTAAACATGATGGTAAGAAACTCCACCCAACACAAAAACCAGTTGCATTATTAGAATACCTTATCAAAACCTATACTAACGAAGGCGATACAGTTTTAGATAACTGTATGGGTTCTGGTAGCACAGGTGTTGCTTGTGTAAACACTAACCGTAATTTTATAGGAATAGAATTGAGTAGTGAGTACTATAACATTGCCAAAGATAGAATTGAAAAGGCGGTGGCGAAATAATGGGTATCGCTTATGTAAGAGGCATTGGAGGTAATCATAACCCTAATCGCCAAGAAGATGATTACTATGCAACACCGCCTAGAGCAATAGATGATTTACTATCCAAGATTTCGTTAAATAAAAATGTTTGGGAATGTGCTTGTGGAGGAGGTGCGTTGTCAGACAAGTTAATTGGGCTTGGCTATAACGTAACCGCTACCGATATTAAAGATAGAGGGGCAAAGAAGTTCGATAAAGTATTTGATTTCTTAAAAGAAGAAACACAACCAGTTAATTGTGATATTGTTACTAACCCTCCATATAAGTTAGCCACAGAATTTGTTACTAAGGCATTAGATACAGTAACAGTAGGAAATAAGGTTTGCTATTTTCTTAAAATCCAATTCTTAGAAGGTGCTAAGAGATACGAAGAATTATACAAACACAATGAATTAAAACATGTATTTGTTTATTCAAAACGTATCAGCACAGCTAAGAATGGTGAGTTTGATAAGTATAAGTCAACAGCTATGTGCCATGCTTGGTTTGTATGGGAAAAGGGATATAAGGGCAAGCCTACGATTGACTGGATATATTAGAAAGGTTGATTAATTTGGAAGATTTGCTTTTGGACATATTGATAGGAGCAATAGTTGTCTGTTTATTAGCCCTAATTTATCTCTTTGTATGTGTTGCAATACAGTTTGGGATTGTCAGTATATTGTTTGTGCTATTAATGAGCATTATTTTCATCGCTATTACCGCTTTAATTGGTGCAATCGTAAATAAGATATTTGATATATTTGACTGAGGTGGCTAGATGAGTTTCGGTGTAAAGGTTGCAAAAGTTGAAATAAATGAAAAGAAAAATATAACTTATCAAGGCGATAAATGGTTGTATGTTGGCACAATAGCAAGTCAAAACGGGTGCGATAATTAGTGAATATTATATATTTAGCATAATGGCGGTATTTCCAGTCATTATAACTAGGTTCGGAGCGTGTACTATGAGTATAGTATACGTAATGTAATCACGTGATGTGATTCCTGTGATTTTAATCACAGGTAGTTCAACCTTTCGCAAACGCTAATAAACCAGCGACTGGCACAATGACACAATTACAACTGTTAAAAGGAAGGTGAAGTAATGGATATTAAATCAATGACAATCAAGGAATTAATTAGAGAAGTTAAGCGACTAGACAAAGAGTTGCCACACGAAGTATGGGAAGACGCATTTAAAGGCTTTGACTCTCTTATATGGAACTTGGATGATGCTATTGATGACTGGGATAGTACTATGTGCGACTCTGAACCATACAGCAATCTTCATGATTATTCTTATATGGCATATAAGGCTTTAGAGAAAGAAGATTATCCAAAATTGGCAAACGATGGATATGAAGAATTATACAAAGGTTATATTAGAGGTTTTTTTGAAGAGGTTTTAGAAAGACTATCAGAAGTAATGGAGGAAGATTAATGTTTGATTTTGTAGATGAAGGTAAACGTGAATTATATACGTTTGAAGAAAAGCACCCTAGAGTTTTCAGCTGGTTGAGTGTAGTTGTCTTCTTAGTGATTAACTCATATTTGATTTTAAACAACTATTCATGGTTCATCTTAGATAATGTAATTTCATGGCATACATTAGGTTTGTTTGTGACTTATATTGTAATGTTATTGGCAATCAAGTTGGTTATGTATCTTATTGACAATGTGATTTGGGCATGGAGAGTAATTAAACTAGCTGCATTACGTGTTGATACAGCAAGCAAGTCTATTGAAAGTCTAAGCGATAAGATGGAAGAAATCACTAACCAAATGGAAGATGATATGAAAGATATATTGGGTGAAAAATAGGTGTAGATAATGGAACGTGAATATGACAAGAAAGTAAAAGGGTGTGTAGATAATATCATGAGCGTGATAGAAGATAGTATACGCACTCTTATCAGTTTGGGTGTAGATTGTAATGATGACGAAGCATATGTAACCGTATCTGATAAGTACATTAGTAATTCTGTTGAGAATATGACAAGTCCGATACGAAATTATGGAATGGTACACAGTATACTTTTTACCCCATTAAATCGCTCCACACTTAATGAGTCAGTACAACATAAACTAAAAGAAACTATTGAAAATCATGAGAGTTTATACCTATCTGATGTGTATTATGTGGATAACGAAAGATATTTAGAAATAGGTTGGAGAGATTAATATGGATAATAAAGAATTTGTAGAATTATGTAAAGAAAAAGTAGTTGATTACAATAACAATGGAATTAATGTAACCAATACTAAATCATCAGTCGTTATTACTACCGATAGTGTGTATGTGGTGTGGTTAAACAGAACGCTGCAAAACAACAAGGCACTACTATCTACCACAGTAGAAGACGGTATGTATTACGAAATAACATATAATGGCGACAAGAATGAGCTATATTTTGACGCTTACAAACACGTTGAAAATGTAGAATTTGAGTTGGGTGATAATTAATGTGGTTTAAGAAAGAACAAAAGCGTGTTTGTGGTGGTAATTGCTATGGTGGCAACAAAGGTGTTCTACCAGAAGAAGGGAAATCGCCAGTTATCGCTCCTAAGCCACAACCAAAGACATTGGGCAAGGAACTTTATGAAATAACCAAAAGGGCTGATGACGAAATAAGACAAGAAGCCATGAGAGAAGCCGAAGTATTATTTTACTCTTCTCAAATAAAAGATAGATTTACAGAGGAAGCAAAGAAAGGCAACGTGATTTACGCTATGCCGCTTAAAGAATTTGAAGAATTGATGAAAAAGAATAATTTGCATAGCGATACATATATTTTGATAGATAGTATGTGGGATGTATTATCCCCTATGGATATATATGTTAATCGCAAAATAATAAATGAAGGAGAAGTGGTGGCTTTCCAATGGCACGAATAGGCGATGAATTGAGAGAAAACCAAAGAGAAAAATGACATTCCAATATATCTCAAGATATTCTTTAAAGAAATATACAAACGCAACATAACAAACATAAGAACATTAAACTATTATCGTGATGGTGGAGTTTATGTCTTACTTGGGAGTAACGGAGGTGATAAATAATGTGGCTTTTTGGCAAACGCAACAAGAAATTGGGCGATAAATTAAAAAGAACAGCACGAGAGAACCAGAATAAAATACGTGATAAGTTAAATGAAGAAACCGAAGAAACCAAAGTATTGGCACGGACTGTATTTAGTGTTATGAGCCAAGATTTTGCTAAACGGGCTAATGACGGATATTTTTTCATAGAGTATTCTTTTGAAAGTTTTGGAGATATTATGGACAATAACAACGTCTTTAATCGCTACGAGGTTGTTGAAGAACTAAAGGAAATTTGTAAACGCAATAAAATACGTTTTCGTGAAATTAAGAGTGGTAATGGTATATTAATGCAAATAGATTACTACCGTTTTGAATGGTAATAATGGAGGGAATATTATGAATAAACAAGAATTAGTAAAGTTGATTGAAGAACATGGGAGTATTGTTATTTACAGACATATTAATCCAGACCCAGACGCTCTAGGTTCACAAATTGGATTGGCGAATTTATTAAAGGTTTTATATCCTAAGAAAACAGTTTTGAAAGCTGGCACAACGGTTGATAACCTTGCATGGTTAGGTGGAATGGATAGCGATGTTAATTCAGAAGGTGTTTTGGCAATTATCTTAGACACATCAAACCTTGAACGAATTGATGGTGATTATCATGGTGCTAATAAGATTGTCAAGATAGACCATCACCCATTACAAGATGTATTTGGAGATTTATCAATGATTGATACCAGTTATTCAAGCACATCTGAAATGTTAGTAGACTTATTTAAAGAAGAATTAAAGCAAGCGGATGTTGAAACGTTAAATGAATTATATGCTGGCATTATCGGTGATACTGGCAGGTTTATGTACAACAACACCACACAAAGAACCTTAGAACTGGCTGGATATTTAGTTGGTTTGGGTGCTGAAGCATATGATATTAACGTTAAACAATCAAATATTAGTCGTACACAAGCACGTTTAATAAGTTATGCTTACACACATATGCAATATTTAAATGAACAAACAGTAACTTTAGTTATCACTTATCCTTACTTGGAGTCTAATAAGATAGACGCTAGTGATACATATATTACAACTACCGCATTACAACAATTAGAAGATGGGAAATTAGCTCTAATAGCAGTCGAAAACGAAGATGGTTCTTATCGTGTACACTTGCGTTCTAAAGCAATAACAATCAACGAATTGGCAAAGAAATATCATGGCGGTGGACACCCGTTAGCTAGTGGAGCAACCGCTAGAAATCTTGAAGAATTAAAGCAATTAATGAATGATTTAGGCAAATTAGCAGAAAGGAATGATTAATATAAAATACACACACATTTTAGCATATTCACCACAAGCTAATAATACATACGTATATCATTATGTTAGCAATGATGTGGCTGATTTATATGAAACAAAAGTTAGATTAAAGAAAGAACCACAAATTAAGTATAGTGAGTTTGTATCAGACTCTACAGCTATACCAGATAATATGGTTTCTGATGACAAGGTTTATAAGTATATGAATAACCTTGAAGATTTCATCAAATTATATAATGAGCAACAAAACGAGCTTAATAAAAACTTAGTTTTATAATACAAAATTATGAAATTATGGTAAACAAAAAACAGAAGGTCGGGTAAACCTTCTGCTCTTTAAAAGAATTTTTAACAAAAAATAAAAATTAAGAATTAAAGGGCGGTAATTTATACCTTCTAATTTTTTTAGTATACCATAACATTACAGAATAAGGAAGATGATTTGATAGATAACTTTGTAGATTTTGATGATACAAGCTACCTACGTTCAATTCAAGACGAAGAGATAGAACATTTATTTACAGATATGCCAAGTGATTTTTTTGGGCTAGACTATTTTGGTGAAGACCTAAGTGAAGATATTCTCTATTATTCTGTAAGTGGAGATATTGTCCCAATGGATAGATTAGATGAATATTGTATTGAACAATCAGTAACGATTAAAAATACCAATCCGTATGCTTGTATAGAGGCTTTAGAACATTCTGGCTATACAGTAGACGATTGGATAATAGATGATACAGAATAAACCTGTTAATTAAATAATTAGAAGAAAGTCAAAACATGTTCATTTTTTGTGAATATGTATTGACTTTTTGTTTTGGTGTGATATTATAATAAATGTAAATTAAAAGCCTAGAGAATAAACGGAGGTGATTATTTGGTAGCAACTAAAGGTGTGAAGTACCCAGATAAAGAATTGTATGATTTTGTTATGCAAGAGCTAGACAAGCGTGGCATTAATGAAATCGAAGTAGGTAAAGTAGCTTACGAGTTACAACACGAATACTATCCAGATGTTACAGTAGAACAATTTGGTAGTGAATTAAAGAACGTGTTAAAGAAACGTGAAGTATTGAATATCTTAGCTGTTGGTTTTGAACTAGATAACCTAGCAGCAGAAAACAAATTAACTCCAGTATTACATACTATCATTGCAAATGACTTAGGTATGTTTGGTGTTGATGAAGCCTTGGCGTTTAATATTACACAGCTATATGGTACTATCTCAAGTTCTAACTTTGGTTTAGGTGACAAGGTTAAACTAGGGTTGTCTAAGAAACTTGATAATGAAGATGGTAAAGTGAATACATTTGCTGATGATTTATTCTTAGCATTATGTAGTGCTGTTGTGGCACGTTTTGGACATGGTTCTGCATTAGCCTTACAGTAATGCACTGGGTCTATTAATTGTAAAAGGTTAATAGGTCATAGGTAGGGATAACCTACCAATATAAAATAAGGTATGAATGGATTGTACTTTATTAGTCACGTCAATCGCCTTGCATTAGCAATACTTGAGCTACCACATGTTTTTGAGAGCATGGCAAGGCATAGGCACATACCGTTAATTACGTGCCGAGAATTTTTAACAATACTTTTGGAGGTGCTAAACCATGAAAAAGTTTAGTGTAAAAGAAATTAATGAATTGTTGGGTGTAAATGACGCATATAAAGCACCACAAAAGGTGATGGACGTCATGTTAGATGATAAGAAACGTGAAGAAATGTTTAAGCGTTTCTTGAAAGTGGAAACAGATGTAAGTCGTGATTGGTTTAGAGAGTATTTCCAAAAGGAACAAGCAGAACGTAAATCTAAGAAACAAGATTTTACTCCAGATTCCGTTGCTAAATTACTCAATGCACTAATCAGTGGCAAAGACAAGAACGACAACATTTACTATGAACCAGCTGCTGGTACAGGTAGTATCTTAGTTGCTAAATGGCAAAAAGATAGAACATACAACCCAGTAGCAAGTCGTCAATCACTTGTACAATTACTTACATCTCCAGTTATGACTTATGACCCTCGTGCTTATTGGTATCAAGCTGAGGAATTGTCAGACCGAGCAATTCCATTCTTGATTTTCAATATGGCTATTCGTGGTATGAATGGTGTTGCTATCCAATGTGATAGTTTAACTCGTAAAGCTACTCACGCTTACTTTATTCGCAACAATACATCTGATTATTTAAGATTTTCAGAAGTAATTGAACTTCCTAAGACAGATGAGTTCGCACAAGAATTAAATGTAATCTGGGTAGATGAAAATGAGGTAAATGACAATGACATCATCTAAGTTTTGTGGCACAGAAGTACGTAAGGAACTATTAGACAGGTACAATCAAGTCTTAGACATTGCAGCTGAATATGGTTACAAGCCTTCATCTTATGGTGTTAGGGGCGATGTAATCAAGTCAATTCACGCTATGCTCGTAGACAAACAAAATAACAACGTAAGAGCATTTGCTTTGCGTGTAAAGATTAAGGGTTCTGTACCTGTAACATATGTGGCTGAACTAAAAACACGTAATGATATGATTGACGCACCAACGATTATTTTAGACAATAATAAACTGTTGGAATTTAATTCGGTAGATGAATTTAGAGATTTTGTTAATGTATTAAGAGGTAAAACAAAACCGATTATTAAGGTTGAAGAAGAAACAGAAGAAATCACTTTGGAGGTATAACTGATGGAATATTTAGAACTATTAAATAAAGTTGAGCAATGGGCTAAAGACAGAAATTTAGACACTGTTGAGGCACGTACTCAATACACTAAATTAATTGAAGAACAAGGTGAGTTAGGGTTAGCTATTGATATTAATAACATCAATGGTGACTCTGGTGTAAAAGATAGTTTAGGCGATTATCAAGTTACATTAATCATCTATTGCCTAATTCGTGGTATTGACCTCAAGAAACAGATTGAAGAAGAAGGTAGTTTTTGGGTTGAATATGATGACCTTGCACAAAAACACAAAGATGAAGGAGTATTTGATGTAAATGCGGTGTTCATTTATTTGGTTTACAGTAGTTCACGTATCATCAGTGCATATAATAGAAACCAACCTATTCAACTTGAACATCTTTCAGTAGAACGTGCTATGGAATGCTTACATGATATTGCCAAAGAATATGGCACTAGCCTAGAAGAAACTTTGGAAATGGCATACAACGAAATTAAAGACCGTAAAGGAAAGATGATTGACGGTGTATTTGTCAAAGAGGAAGATTTAAAAGACTAGAATTGTAAACCTAACAGTTGTAAAAGGCTGTTGGGTTATAGGTAGGAAACTACCGAATAAAAACTAAATAACTTATCAGTAGGTTACAATTCTGTTATTACTCCACCTACACATTAAACTAAAATCTTATGGAAGGCGGTGCATTTTACGATTGTTTGCCCGTCTAATTTCATAAACCATTAACTTCTTCGTATTCGTAGGTGGAGCAAATGCAAACCCTATTCTATAACCTATCGTTGCTGCTAGGTGGTTAGACATGAGTTTCGAGTACTCGATGGGGTTATTAACTAAAAATAGAAAGAAGGGATTAAAGTGGAATTAACAGTATTTTTACAAAACGGTGCTACATACCACTTCATTGACGTAGAAAACGTTAGCGATGATGTGATTTTAGAATTTGATTATTATGGACAAACAGTGAGCAAGAAACGTCATGCTATGTTTGATTTAGAACAAATTGCTGGCTATGCAGTAGACAATGAAAAGGTTGAAGATAATAGTACAGACGATGAAAAGGACGTAAAAGTTCCATTAAAATATCGAGAACATATTGATGTAAATCAAGCCATTGATGATGTACTCAATTTTGATACTGAAAATGGCGATAAAGAAACAGCAAAAATAATCAATGACCGTTTATATACAGCTATTATTCAAGACTATATGGAAAAGAATGGTAGTGAAATTGACGAAGATAAGTTGGGCGACCACTTTATGAAATTAATGTGGAAAAAGCTCGTAAAAGACTTTAACGAAGAAGAAAAGGAAAAGGATTTCGACTTTTAATGAGTTTAGAGAAGATATTTAACAAGTTGCAGAAGGGAAAAGAGCTAAATAATTCAGATAAGCAACACATTGTAAATGCTTATTATGACGGTGAACTAGATAATAGCCCATTAATCTCTAGCATAGAAGATAATGATTATGAAATCATTGTTGTCCCTAATTTTGCTAATCAAGATTATGGTTATGCTTTTGATATTACAGGGTTATATAATCAATCTACTAACTCATATGAATATGAACAACCGTATAAGGTTCGTAAGATGGTTCGTGTGTATACAGAAGTAGAATGGAACAGAGTCCTTAGCTAATAACAATGCGACTCTAAATTAATTATAAAAAGAAAAAACATGTCAGCAGCAATAGCTGACTTTTGTTATACAAAGAATGGAGAGAAAATAATATGACAGGTTTAAAGGCACAAGTAAAGAAATTCATGAAATCAAAAGGAATTAACACAATTACATTAGCAAACGGTAGCCGAGTAAAGTTACAAAATGCTAAAACGGTTGATATTCTCAACGCAGCATTCAAGTTAGGATTCTAATTAAACATAAAGCAAGGTGAATTAATGACAGAAGAAAACAACGATTACAAGATTTTATATTACATTTATCCAAAAGAAGATATTTACGAAAGCATTAAGTATGATGAAGATACAGGCTTGCCTAAGAGCTATGATGGTTTAGTATTCGTAGCAGACTTCTTATATCCTGTATTTGAACAAACATCACGTACAGTTATTGTATTTGACGCTTCACGTTTTGATGAAGTAGACGGAGATAATCGTTTCCGTTCTCATTCTGGTTTCAAACGTAAGGAATTTGAAGAATGGGTTGAAAAAGATACACGTATTGTACGTATTGAAAAAGATGAAATTGACAAGCTCCTTGCAAGTAAAGAGGTGTCTGAATAATGGCTCAACTATTCTTTAAGTATGGCACTATGAACAGTGGTAAGAGTATTGAATTACTTAAAACAGCACATAATTATAGAGAACAAGGTAAAGAGGTAATTATCATGACAAGTGCCTTAGATACTCGTGATGGTGTTGGAACGGTTGCTAGTCGTATTGGGTTATCAGAAGACGCTATTGCTATTAATGCAGATGACAACTTAGTTAATGTGGTGTATAAGAACGCTCAAGACAAAGATAAACTTAGCTGTGTTTTAGTTGACGAGGCACAGTTCTTGTCAAAGAGTAACGTGCATGACCTTTGCAGAATAGTAGATTATTATGATATGCCAGTTATCTGTTATGGTTTAAAGACTGATTTTCGTGGTGAATTATTCGAGGGGTCAGAAGCATTATTAAAGTATGCAGATAAGCTAGAAGAAATCAAAACAGTTTGTGCAAACCCAACATGCCAACGCAAAGCCACAATGAATGCAAGGTTAGTAGATGGTAAGCAAGTAACTGATGGTGAACAAGTGGTAATAGGTGATGAAGAATATACATCACTATGTAGATTTCATTGGAAGTTGGGTAGGTTAAAAACTGCTGTTATGAGCGACGTTGACAACAAAAATACTCCAGTTGAAGAAATCGTTGATAGAATAGCAAAAGCAAGTAGTAAATAAGTGTAAGGTATTAACTCGTAGTGGGTTAGTACCTTATTTTAGTATGTTTAGGTGCTGACAGACGCATTCTAAGCACGAGTTCAGAACATTAAACAGACGAACCATTACAAATATACCTTAAAATGCGTGTATGCGACATCTAATTATATGATTACTATTATATAAACTTCTGTGTATTTTCCAATTTTGTTATACTTTCGATAACGTATCTTATGTAAACTAGATAAATAAAACAAGTTGACAATACAACAATAGACCTACACTTCTCACTATCTGTATAGGTCTATTTGTCTTACCTAGCCTTTTGACTTCTTCTATATGTTATGCTATCGTCTACCCCACGAGCCAATCGTTCTTTGGTTTCACGCACTACCTCATTCAAAGACCATCTCATGTCATAGTCTAACTCATCTGTTGTGTCAAAGCCTATCACTTCTACACCATTTAACTTACCACGAAACGTCACTCCACCATGCACTAGCAAATCATCTTCATCACCATCATGCCAGTCATCTGGTAATTCAGCATAGCCATTAAAGCTGCCAAAATTGTTGCGTGTGACATACCAATTAACATTGTAGTCATTGCTTTGATTGACAATATCTGCATGAATTTCGCCCATATATTCCATTTAAATCACCTCTAATAAACAAAAGGACGGAACTAAGTCCCGTCCAAATCGTCATACTGGGGTTACCAGCCCCCAAATAGTGATATACACTATCTCATCATCACACCTATATTATAACTCTAAAGAATATAATAGTCAAAACATGTTATAATATTATTAGTGCTAAGGTCTACCAAACCTTAATAATGCACTAGAAGATGGTGATTATATGCTATCTCTCATCACAAATCTAGCAATAGGTATAATCACTGGTTTGCTTGCAAACTGGTTGTATGACGTCTTTAAGAAACGTTGATACAGCGTTTTAGATGTCAAACTTAAGACTCACTTCGGTGGGTCTTTTTATATAAACAAAAAGCAAGCCTAACAATAGTGGAAGTGAAAGGCTCGCTCAAGTAATCTCACAAAACAAGATTATGAATTTATACTTCATACAAGTTTATAATAGCACTAATATATCTGCTTGTAAAGAAAAAGCCCCACACTGCTGCGGGACTACGAGTTTTAACTCGATTTAATATTCTTTTGAAACTAATCTTCCTGTGCAGATTAGCTACCTATATTATAACACATCTACAAACTCATCTCAATGAATGAAAACATAATCAATCCAATACTAAAAATAGCTAAAATAATATAGAATAAACAACCTACGCAACCAACCAAATCACGCATATTAACTACCTACCCTTCTTAATTTTTGAAAAATCTCTACCTATTATATAGGGGTATTTTAGTACCCTATTCTAAACCCTTCTAAAGAGTCTCCTAACTCATCTTCTGTAAGACCAATATATCTCATAGTAATGGTTTGGCTAGAATGGTTAAATAGCTCCATCAAGTAATATATATTTTTAGTCTTACGATAATACCACAAACCAAACGTCCTCCTCATAGAGTGTGTGGTGAAACCTATTCCACCTAATTCATTATCAATTCGTTTGAATAGTTTATATACATTCTGCACCGTTATATGTTTGCTCTTATCATAGCTAGATGGGAATGCCCATTCACTATCATCTTTGCCTTCGATATAATCACGCACAATATCTTGTACATTATCCAAAAATAATGTCCTCTTTTTACCAGTTTTCTTCTCTATGATTTCTGGTCGCTTAGAATGTCTTAAAGTACCTATTTTGAGTTTTACTATGTCAGAACATCTTAACCCAGTGTTAATTCCAATCAAAAATAAGAATGTATCACGTTCTGGATAACGAGTTCGTCTTAAATAGAATAACACATCATCTATCTGGGCTTGTGTTCTAAGTGGTTTAGAATTGTAAACCATATTTCCACCTCAAAACCTACTTTACTGATTACATACATTATACTACTTTTTCGATAAAGTATAAATGGTGCAAATGCGATTTGTTGGAAAGATAGGAAATGACTTTATCAATTTTGTATAAAATAAGTAAAGTCTAAAATTAGTTGATTTATCTAATGATTTATATAAATAATTAACGTATTCTTTACATTTGCTTGAGAAAAACTTCGTACAATATTCAATGATTAGATTTAAGATTATAAATAATCAGAACGGATGTGCAATCTCACCCATTAACATCTGTTCTGTGTTTTGCTTTGAAAAGTAAATAGATGTGTGATATACTTAGAAATGGAAAAGGGACTACCGAGTACCAGTCGATAGCCCCAATCGTGATTTGATTGAACCAAAGTGTGGTAGACGTTAACCTTTACGGTTAGCGTCTTTTATTTTGCTATAAGCCCAAGCAGCAGCAATAATTATACGGTGTAGATTGCCGAATAATACCGCCAGTGCAAAAGCCATACCAAACAAAATGTTACACCTCAGCTCTTCTCGTGTTGTCATAACCCATCACCCCGTTTTGATTAAGAATGTGGAAGGTGTACGGTTCGCAACAAAATCACTAAATCATCGCTAATCAATACAAAAGACTAGCAACAACCTACCTATATTATAACTCTATTTAAAACAAAAACCACTAACTCATTTCTAAGCTAGTGGTCTAATCAATTATTAAAAACTAAGACTAACCACCGTCTTAAACGGTCGCTAGGACTAGGAATTGCCGTTCCTATTTATAATCACGAAATGATTTCAATGAAAAATAATCATCTCGTTCTTTGATTAATGTTGATGGAGTGATTTCTACGACCACTCTCATGAAATCTGGTACATCTTTATCAGCAATAGTAATATACTTCAATTCTGGAAAGTCTTCATCACCAATATATCTCTTGTGCATATCAGCTTCTGTGTATTCCTCATTCATAAAGTCATCAGCATAAACATTACTACGAATTTGATAATTTAATTCGTCCATACATTCAAAAGCTAAATCTTCGGCTATTTCTTCTGCTAGACTTTGGTCGTCTACAACAGTATATCTAGTAGTACTTGTTAGATAGCCAGTTCTGTCATATGTTCTAGCCTCTATCATTAATACTTGATTGTACATAAGTTACACCTCTGTTCTTGGCTTACTCATATCAATAAACTCTTTTTGGTTCTTAATCAATGTATGTTCTGACAAGCCATGCTTATCCAACACATCAACTAATTTCATATCTTCGTCTTCAATTACATAAATATATTCATCAAAGATAGATTGTTGTAAAGCCCATTTTGGACTCCATGTCGCAGCGTCAACACGTCCTAAATATTTTGTGCTATGTGCGAACACAATCTTTTCTCCATCTAATGATTTACCTTTAATAAATTCCCACTGTACTTGTTTACTCAAACAAGCTAATCCCTCCTTATATCAGTATCAATATGTATCGAAGTGTTATTATAGTCTAACCAAAATCTAAACTGGTTACCATAACAACACTATAAACTTTCGGTGTGTAAGAATAGTCTTAGTAGACTTCACCGTCATAAACATCAGCAACTACATGTCTGAAATCAAATGTAGCTAATTCAGATAACTTAATAATACGTGTTGTACCACATGCAACCATAAGATTTAATGGTTCGTGTACTTCATCATCTGGAATAACTACAACACATTGCTTACCATGTCCGTATAAGTTACCCATTTCCCATGCTTGCCCATCATCTGGTTCACTTGGAACATAAAGCATAATACCTAATTCGCAGCCTTTAATGCCTTCAATATCGGCTGATACAGTTGCCATCTGCCACTCTTTATCAAGCATGATTTCTGGGTTTTTGTTTACGTCCATGCCCTTGTATTGATGTGCCAATGGATAATGTGAGTATTCCCAACTTACACTAGGATTAGCCTTGATAGCTTCTATCCCAGCTTTCATATGTGCTGTTTGCTTATCACTAAACCATGAACAACCAATATATGCTTTGACTGGAGGCATAGGAGCTTCTACCAATTTTGTGCTTGTAAACACGTAATCACCGTCCTTTTCCTTAGAGATTTGTTTCAAGTTTTTGTTTACTACTTTATTAACTTTATCTTTAAGTGTATTGAGATAATTTGTATCTCCATACAATACTTCATTAATTGAACTCATTATTTACCTACCTTATTTAGATAATTCAGCAATTAGATTTTCCAATTCATCTTCATTGATTTTGATTTGAGCATTAATGTTATAACCACTAACAAATGACAATAATTCAATACCATTGTCACTACTAAACAATACATCTGTACCATCAGCAGTATTAACTGTGGCTACATGATAGTAATCATCGCTCAAACCTTTAACGATATAAATTGGCTTAGATAACTTTTCAATATTACGCAATTAAGGGGCTACACCTCCTTATTACGTTTTGCTTTTATTTTATCGAACTCATCTTGTGTTAATTTACCTAAATCAACTAGCTTTTGTTCAATCATGTTAAGTACTTCATTACGGTCGGATAAGTTGTTTACGAAATCGTATTGTGAACGGTCAATACGTACAACTGGTGCTTGATAGAAACCATTGTACCAGCGTTTGTATGCTCTATTCACTGAATGATAATAATCTACTAACTTAGGGTCTTTACGCACATCTTCCATATCACGACCACGTGCTTGTATTGAGTCGATTTCATCTTCTTCGTCAATATCAATGTAGACAACCAAATCTGGAAAACCGTTAAAAGGACTACCGTTAACATTAGATTGCATTTCTTGGTTCAATGTCATGTAAACGTTATAAGCGTCTTCGTCCATTTCCCCACGTTCATATATATTTCGTGCTAAGATATAATCGCTTACTAGATTAGAGTCTAATACAGCATTTTCTTCAACGATAGCCTTCTTTAATTGTTGGTATCTAACCGTTAAGAAAGCTACCTGTAACATAGCACTAACTTGTTTTCTACTTTCTGCACCAGCACTGTAAAAATGTTCCAACATGCCTTTGATTAAGCCATTGTCTACATCTTCATAGTATGGTGTACTATTTAAATCTTTAGCGAGTATTTCTGTTAAACTAGATTTACCAGCAGAAATACTACCAATTACATAGATAATATTAACCAACTTCTTTCTCACATTCGTGTGCATGTACAGGAATGATTAGAACATAACTCCCAGAAGTAGAACTAATAAAGCAACGCGAACAAGAGTTGATAGACCTTAAACCAGAGTAACAGCTAACTGACGATGAACAATTACATCAATTACTAGACAAACAATAATATGTAATTGTAACGCTGCTTGTGTTTTCACTTGCAAGGGTAAACATGACAATGTGAAATCACTCCTGTATATACACACGAATTTTTGTATTTAATTGTTGACGGTAAGTAGGGGTTCGAGTCCCTTAAGTCTGTCCCACGTACATATGGGTAACACTTTTACGCTCGTTATCTGCTACCCATCCAAACAGTCTGTCCCACGTACATATGGGTAACACCTGCTGCAGCTTTCTCTTTATCTAATCGTTTAAGTCTGTCCCACGTACATATGGGTAACACTTAGTTAATGAATAGTAGTCTGAGTAGATCTCAGTCTGTCCCACGTACATATGGGTAACACACTAAAAATCAGACCAATAAATCCCACAGTACTAGGGTTTTGGGAACTCCTAATTTTTTAGGGTTGCCAAAATTTCATTAGATACATCGTTGCCTTCGTATCAGAAAAATCTGAAATAAAGGTCTTACATGATAATTACCAAATGCTTTAAAGTCCGCAACAGACAAACGGACTACCTATTTCTAGGCTAATTGTTTTAATCCTTTGTCTAGGATATTCTTGGCTGCATTTATATCACGAATATGGTAAGTATTACAGCTAGGACAAGTCCAACTTCTATCTTTTAGTGTTAGCTTGTTCGTATCTTTTGTTCCCATAACATGCCCACATTCACTACATGTTTGTGTTGTATTCTTAGGATTTACAGTAACAAAAGTCTTACCATATAATTCAGCTTTGTATTCTAGTTTTTGTAGGAATGTTCTCCAACCTACATCACTAATAGACATAGCCAAAGCGTGATTTCTCAACATATTTTTACTTCTTAGATTTTCAGCCACAACCAAATCGTGGTTCTTGATAAGTGTTATCGACATCTCGTCCAAGAATTTATTACGTTGATTACGCACTCTGTTCATGAGTTTTGATACCACCATACGTTGCTTTTGATAGTTCTTGCTGTCACGTAAAGAACGTCCCTCTTTCTTGGCTCTAACTTGTCTGCGTGATAATTTACGTTGTGCTTTAGCTAATCTACCCTTAATTGTTCTATAAAATCTTGGGTTAGCCACAACATTACCTTCGCTAGTTGTTAAGAAGTTATCTGTGTTTAAGTCAAGTCCAACTTGAGAATTAGTCTTAGGCAACTCTTTAACAAAAGGTGTATCAGAACCTAGCTGCATAGAAACATAGTAGATACCAAAAGCGTTCTTAGAAATAGTGGTTGTACCAATTCTAATATCGTCTTTATTATCCAATAGTTTTCTATACGAACCACTCACACGAATAATACCCAACTTAGGAATATTGATATGCTTATTATCTACGAACCTAATTGAGCCAGTCCACATATTTACTGGTTTCTTCTTACTTGGATAAGTACCACTTGTTTGATACTTCTCCTCGTAAGTTTTCTTATGGAAATTAGGTGTCCCAGCGTTGTGTACCTTTCTAAACATATTCCATGCTGCTTTATATGAACGCATTGCCATAGAACGACAATGACTATCAATATAAGGGTGTTTCATGTAGGTATAGTGCGTTGCTAAATGGTTTTGAGCCTTCTTACGTTTTTCCAATTCAGCAATACGTGTTTGAATTGTATCAATAGGTAGTTTTACCTGTTTTAATTGGTATAACTCTTTATCAATCGCAACCATAGCGTTATATACAGCCCTAGATACATCACTGTTCATCTTAATGATTTGTTTTTGCTTCGTGCTAGGGTGAATACACATCTTCAAGCCATAGTGGTATTTTAACTCACTCATTGTCTTCATCTATCTCACCTCTTTTCTGTTATATATTTATAGTCTTAAAGACTAATTGCAACGGTGGGGCTCGAACCCACATCATCCTTTGCTCTACCATTTGAGCTACGTTGCTAACCTTCTAATTCTAAAAGGAGGAAATCTTAAACCATGAACCAATCCGTAAGTCGTAATGAACCCGCTCATGAATTAACTTATTAATGTCGCATTATTACTTAACGCAAAGTTATAATCTCGGGGTAGTCATGCCCTACCCCTATTACCACATTAGGAGTCGAACTCATAAAATGTACCTTTTAACATCTGTGGCAACAAAAAAAATAATTTAAAAAAGGAGTGTTGATTAATACGCAAAACCTAATCAACTAATAAAAAATGAACGAATTAATAAATGTTTGTTTCGAGGTGTTTCCACCTCTATGTCATAGTAAGGACTTGAACCTTGCTGCTCTCGTGTTAAGGACGAGTGTGTTACCCGCATACACCATATGACTACCGATTAGGATAGATATTTATTGAATAATTACGCATAGGTTTACTAACTACACTATTCGCGTTCGCCTATCCGCTCCCACATTCCCTTTAAAGTCTGTGAGCGTGGTATGTAAAAGCCGCATATGAGCTTGTGTGGTATAGTGTTCCCGACAGTCCAACATTTTACATACCAAATGTCTACTCGTTTATTCTCTAAACTCTTAACATATAGTAGACTGTTTTTGGGAGAGCATTTTAATAGCTCCTAGAGAGAACGGGACGAAAAACTGTGTCAGTATCGTAAGTTGTATTAGGGGTTAATTATAGCTGTATTTCATTGAGTTGAAAGGAAGTGAAAACCAACCCGTTCCCTTTAGCAACCATCAAAGCTGCCTTATGTAGTTTTAGTGTTTTCTCTTAACAGAATAGATATGTTTCTTGTGCCATTCTTTTATATTGCTAAACCCAGCTGCCAAACCAGCTAAATAAAATAACTTAGTCCAGAAACCATAGCTATAAAAGATTAGGTCAAACGCAACGGTCATAATAAACAACCATTGAATTAAATACCATGTTCTCGTTAAGAGAAATCTATCAATCATATTACTTAGTTTATCCATCTTTACACCTCCAATTAAGGATGGATATATCAACGAGTAGTTAAAAATGGAAATATATAATCAAGAGCATAAAAAATACATTAAAAGTCAACCGCCTACTCGCTGATATATCAACCCTAATGGGCTGACATTCAGATAAAAACAAAAATAGTATAAAAATAAAAGTTTTAAAGAGATGATATTAAAATCAGTATTAATGTAATTAACAAAATAGACTAGAGATACACTAACCATAGAATATCATCAAATATAAGAAAAATTTGGAAGTACAAATCCTTTTTAGATTTGCGAAAGTTGTTTAGGTAAACTAAGTTTTGTCTACCTACATAGGATTTGGAAACTTCTTGACGGAAGGAGTTATAAACCAATATTCTAACCAAACCCTATGTAGATGGGCAATACCGTTATTCACCCACCTACCAATATTTTGGAGGTGTCGCCACGATAACCGCTACATAAGTAAAGAAAATAAACAAAATATTTTAGTAAAAGGAGGCACATTCATTGTGAATGCACAAAATCAAGTATCATTATAGTTATCGTGACAAATATCGGATTGATGAATTGAACACCAAACCTTACAAGTACCGTTATCATACTCATACGCTCTGCCATTAAGCTATCCGATTGTTGAATCACGTAAGGACAATTACATTAAGTTCAACATATTTAATAGATTTAATATATTTAATTTTGTTGTAGCCTTAAGTTATTCGTTTATTCTCTTAACTCTTAACTACATATATTATAATACCATATAAAAAATAAAAGTCAACATAAAAACTAAGAAATCTTCATCTTTTTTTGAAGATTGTTTAACTTATCCATTCGTAGCCCAGTCCATGTATCATCTTCTGTAACTACAACAGGCAAACTACGTAGTCCTCTTTCTAACAAATAATCTAATGCTTTGGGGTCTTCATCTACATTGTATTCATGATAGTCAATTCCCATAGAATGTAATTTGCGTTTTGTTATCTTACATTGTTGGCAATTATTCTTAGAATATACTGTTACTACATTGCTACTTGATACTGTCGTCAACCGTTCTATTCACCTCCTTATGTCTGTTATACTCATTTTCCCAGTATTCAATATTATCAATGAAATTGTCTACTATATTAGAAACATAAGTCATCAAAGCAAATGATATTGCCTCTACTCCTGTAACAAATATGGTTGGTATTTCATACTTACCCCACCCCATACCAATATACACAACTAGAGCTGCTGTAACAAAAAGCCAGAAGGTAACACTATGACTTTCTAGTTTCTTCATTTCATCATATACTCTACGCATAGATTTTAGTTCAATGTCAGCAGAAATCATATCACCACTCTCAAGGTATGTAGATAGATTACGCACTGATTTATTGAACTCTCTTTCAGCACTTGTCATTTGTACGGATAATCTCCCTTCTTACCACTAAATTCAAAATAGTTTTCGATTGTGCTAAGGGCTAACGTCATATTCAATAATGGATTCCCAAATCTCATCTTATAAGCATTTAATACAATTTCACCATCGTCTTCAATTTTGCATCCATACCACTTAACGATGGGACGTAGTTCATCATAGCGTTCAGATGGAATATGAGAAAAATTAATACCGAGGGTATAGCCATCATCAGAATAGACATTATCCTTGTTATAGATTTCCACGTTATCGTGCATATAGTCTACCGCACGCAGCGTATAAGATGTCCATCCATTATCTAATGGCAATTTATACCACACTAAATTATCATAGACTTCTACAATCTTAGATGTATCTATATCGTTTATGTTCTGTAACGGTCTATCCATGAGCTATCCCTCCTAATCAAGTTTTCTCAAAATATCTTCAAGTTCCCAATAAATTAGAACCAACATTGCAGCTGAAATTTTCATTGCCATATCTATTTCTGAGAAAGCTATACCTACAGTTATTAATATGAATACTATTGTTGTTAGAATGTTCCATACTTTCATAGAACTCCTCCCTCCATGTTAATCGCACTTTTAAGAAGTGAACTCTTATTAATGAGTACGCAATTCTTGTTATCAAAGAACCTTAACGCAGTTTCTTTAACATCATGCTCCCAATAATATATATGAATATGCCCGTCATGAAGATTAACAACGCATGAATTGTTTGTTTCTAGCGTAAACATATAGAAACTATCGTTATCTCTAACATAGATTATATCACCGTATTTAACCTCGTACTTATCCAATATCTCCTTAATCTTCATTGCTTAACACCACATTTATGTAATTTGTTGTAAATACTACTGTACTCTTACAGTCATCTTTTATAATAGTAGACTTAAAGTAATCTTTACTCTCTTTAATCTGTGTCATTATCTTCCTCCGTTTCTCTAACAGCTTTATATTCATCTACAAGTTCCACATCATCATCACCAAAGAAGTCTTCCCAAAACTTGACGGAATTACCTACTGCTGTATCATCACTAAGAGCAACACCACATTCTAAATCAATGACGCATGCGAAAGTATCAAATTTAACAAAACTACATGCCAACATGAAATGTTTGTCAACGGTTCTGTCATAGACTACGTCACCAAAACGCAAATCATCTCTACTTAATATCTCTTTAATCTTCATATGTACACTCCTTACTTAATTAGACACGTCTATTTCTGCGTCCACGATACCCCAATCTACAATAGCGTCACCACATAAAATTGCTTCAATCTCTGATGGTGTATCAGCTGATATTCCAGCTACACCCGTAGCTATATCGACTGCGTGATACCGTTTACCCCCAAGTTCTTTTATTACAAACCAGTATTCTTCGTACGCACTTTCACCGTTATAAACAACTTTAATCACGTCACCGCATTCTATTCTTCTTTTGTTTAAGACCCTTTTATTAATCTTCATCAAAACACCTCTACTTAGATACACTTAGCTTGGCGTCTACAACTTCCCAGTCATCAACACGAGCGTTTAATTCATCACAAATATCTCTATCAAAATCTATTGAAATCACGATACTACCAGACTCCAAATTAACTAGGTGGTACTTGCATACACCAGGGTCATATACTACTATGACATAACATTCTTGTATTTCAACGACCAAAGACTCTTCGTTTTCGATGTCGGAAAACAAGATTTTGATTACGTCACCAGACCCAATAATCTTGTTACGCTTTAAACCTTTTACAATTTCCATTGTTCTACCAACCCCTAACTCTAACTTATTATCAACGAAACATGATTTGATTTCTTCGTTTGTGTAATCTCTTGCTTTATCTACACAAATTTCATCTTTAAAATCTTTCCAACTACTATGATAATGCGTTAAATTTACTAATTCCCATGTTTTAACATCTAGCATTTTAGATATAACTTCTTGTAAGATTTTCTTAAATTCATTTGGTAAATTAACTTCTTCTGAATAAAACTCAATTTTTTCTTTATTAAAGTAAACACTTTTGTTCTCTATTGGAGCAGGTCCATAATATTTAAAATCACCGTATACTTCTTCCTCAACTGGTCCATATCTCCACTTAGAAAAATTGCCATTTATTAAAGGAGTATCGTATTCAGATAAACAATAACCCTGTAAAAAGAATAATACCTTTTGTAGCTTTAGATTTGTTACTGGCCTATCTTCTTTTTTAGCAACACCAATTATAAAATTAGCCACAGCCATAGGGCTTTGTGATTCAAATCTTTCCATTACTATCCTCCATCTCCAAATTAATACCTATGTAATGGGCATTCCCATCTGACCCACCCCACGTCTTTTTTGATGTTCAATTCCGTTTCTAACGCTTTAATCCTACAACCCAAAAAATAATATTTAGACGCTGAATCTAAGTCGTGAGCCTTTAGTACATTACCTGTCCTTAGATTAGTCATGCAATACTCTTTGTCGTCATCTTGCTCACACAAACCCATGAGCCAATAATCACGCTTATAATCTTCGTCATATGGTTGAGCCACTTCAAACATCTCACCAATTCTAATATCACTTAATTTGCATGTATTGGGTCTTTCGTCATAAACTTTCATACTTATACTCCTAATCAATAATATTTAGTTCTGTATCTACAACTCTAATGTCGCAGCCCAAACAATAGTGTTTAAGCATTCCGTCAGCATTCTTTCCTATCAAAGATACACCAGTTTCCAAATTAGTAAGTACGTAGACATCTATGTTCTCATCTTTTAATTGTCCGTTATAACCAACAATCCAGTATTCGTGGCGATGGTCTTCTGGGTTAATCACTTCTAAAACATCGCCGATTTTAATGTTTTCATCAACAATTACGTTACGATTGTCTATTATTTCCATAAAAATCTCCTTATAAAATATCCATTTTATTCACGCACTTATTTTCCGTCTGTCAAATCAATAGGAACGTGTTTGATGTGATTGTACTTTCCATCGAAATTAACACCAGCCATATTGAAATCTAGGCAATCTTTATATGCACCTTCGTCATCTTCGCCTTCTGGAACATTGTAGGCAACTAACGGTGCGATATACTCAATATCTCTTGTATGGAAAGCCCCACCCGCAGTATTAACCCACCTCGTAAACTCATCATAATTATCTAATTTGTCAAGAATAGCATTATAGCCCCTTTCTAATTTAAGAAGACTATCATAATGTAAATAATGTATGATATAACCGTCATTCAAACCACTCTTAATATAAGTAACAATGCAATAGTGATACTCGTACTTGGTATCTACCATCAAACCATCGATTTTTCCTAACTGAAATGTCATATCCTACACCTCCGTTTTAAAAGTCATTATAGTTGGGGTTGCACCCCATATCCACCAAATTACACACATCCACCATGTTGGATAGCACAGTGTCAAACGACACAAATAATATGGGATGACTGTATACCACATAATTACTAAAATACTAGCAAGTGTAGTCCCCAATTTTGTAAGGTAGCCTTCTAAGATTTCACTGATTAAAAAGAATACACCACCCATAATCATAGATATTATTGGCATCATGATAGCCCATATATAGTAAATTAAAATTCCTTGTAAATTCCCCGTTAATATCATGGCTGAAAAGCATAGTGGCATGAAAACAAAATATAAAAAACATGAAAATATAAGCATTGCAAACAATGTACTTTCCCCCTCTGCTAACACATTTATCAATCTCAATTTGTTATAGTCGCATTGAATTAATCACCTAAGCTATCTATAATAATTAGCAGCACTACAACTAAACCAATCGTAGTTTGTATGCCAAAGAACAACCAGTATAATATCAACCAACCAACCCCAAGACATACATGGATTGCATGTGGAAAGAAGTAAATCACACAAGCTAATAGAACTAAATACGCAAGTGTTAATAGTCCCAATAATATTCCATCAATTATCTTTCCTATTATGGAAATCACTCCTTTAATCTTCAAATAGGTCTACTAACATTGAATATGATAGATGACCCATGCCTATTACGATTAATGCAGACATGAAACCAAGCACAAACATACCTACCATGAATGCTCTACTTGAGATGTACAAGAAAAGGAAAGCCAATGTAAAGGCACAAGTTCCTACGAATAGTTTCAAAACTTCCATCTATCTCACTTCCTTTTTATCGCCAATCTAACAGAACTATCATCGTAACCAATCCAGCTACGAAGCAAAAGAATGAAGGTACAAAAATGAAAAAACCATTTATTAGCAACAATCCGCTTGCTACTCGACTTGTACCCCAATACATAGCAAATAATGCTACATATGTGCTTGCAATAATAAAACCGACAATGGTTGAAAATACCCAGATAATTCTGTTGCGTTTTTCTCTTTCTGTATTATTCATCATATCTTCCCTCCTTTTAGAAACAGTAGCTCTTGTCTACCACTTCTAAAAGACTGGAAAACCCAGTCTACAACAACCATTATTCTTTTAGCAAATAGGAGTCTTATTTATTATTATGATGGAACCAGCTAATCTTCTTATCGAATAATGCAACTGCGTCATTAGATAAGTACAATAGGTATGTTACGAATAATACCCAGTTAACTGCTCCACTTGCTGCGGTAATTCCCCATAAAACAACAGAAGAAAGACCTTGTGCAATCCAGAAATAGTAGCTTTCTGAAAAACGTAATGTAGTTAACATAGCACCTGTAATACCAATAGCTGCTGCCACACTATCTACAACTGGACGTGGGCTAATGAACCAATGTGTATCTGAGTAGTACAATACCAAAGCAACTACTACAAAGAATACTAATGTTAATAACCAATTACGCTTACCTTTACCACCTTCATGTAAGAAACGTACCTTTTCTTCAACGTTCTTTGCCCAAGATGGCATAAGCAATACTGGTAAGTCTAATAACAGGATATAAACAGTTTGCAATAAAACATCATTGAAGTTCTTAGCATGAATAGCTACTGTAATGTAAATCAAAGCACTAACCAAACCAAAAATACCGTTTAATGGTTTAGCGTTTGTGATAGAAATAGTACATGTGAAACCTAATGTACCAGCCAACAAAGTTAAAATTGAGATACCATTGATACCACTAGCAGCTGTCATACCAATAATTGCACCCAAACCAAACATCAACAGCATGTAGCTAGGAAAAGACCAGCCTTTCATTTGTTCTACATACCATGTTGGTTTCAACACGTTATACCATGCACCTGTGTTATCAAACTTATCTATTGTATTGTTTTCCAAAATAATTCAACCTCTTTCTTCTCTTTAGCTTTCAGTCTTACGACTTGCTTATCCACGATTAACATCGCTTCTTAATTTGTTATAGAAAACGTAATGAATTTAAGGTATAATAGGTATGAACCGAGTGTACCTCTAATTGTTTTAACATACTGAAACTGAAACGAAAAATGTCAAAAACACCTTTCTTACTTCCATCCTGTAAACCTAATATTCGGAATTAAAAAAGGTCGGTACACTCACGAGGTTCTAGGATAGCTGATTCTGATAAGGCTATCCTATTTTTATACCTTTTAATAAATCATACCCATCAATTCACTACGCTTTCGTAGTTCTAAGACTAACTCTGAATAGACATACTCCAACTCTTTCCATCTTCCAGAACGTAAAATGTAATTGAGTATATCTAATAATTCAGAAGTTTCATAATCATCAAACATTACATACCCTTGCACACTTCCCGAATGTTAAGACTATACACGTTCGATATTAAAACCTTTATGTTTATTGATTTTGCCATCTAAGACACGTCCAATAAACTCATCTTTTAGCTTGTTATCATCAACAAACTTTTGGTATTCTTCGCTGTTTTCTTCAAACACATTTTCATTACCATCTGTGTCAGTAAATTTAATCTTATTGACTTGTGTTTGTTCTTCTTGCTTTGGTTCGTCCTGTAAATCACTAGCAACTTCTAGGCTTTCTTCACGAGTATCTTTAACTTCATGAACATCAACTGCTGGAATTACTTCCTTAGTATAGAAGTGTTCCAACCTAGTAAACATTTGATTGCCTATGTAGTAGACTCTCTTCATGATAACAGGCTCACCTTTATACCAACGATATGGTTTTGTCACTAAATTTCACCTCGCTTTCTGGCTTCCAAAGACATGAATGCAGATAGATTTGTCTTATGCACCTTGTTTGTAGACTTCTTAATAGCCTTAGCCAAAGTAGCATAACTAGATATTACAAAACATAATTCACTTGTACGTGTAATAGCTGTATAAACCAACTCACGACTGTTCAACATGAATTGGAATGGTAATACCACAATTACACATGGGATAGTAGAACCCTGTGACTTATGTACTGTAATTGCATAACCAAGTCTAATACTTCTTAAATCACCACTGTCCAAAAGCACTCTGCCGATACCGTCAAAGTTGATTACAGACTCAATATATTCATCGCCATCTTCGTCAACTTGTTTTGTAATAGACTCGATTATCCCAGTGTTACCATTATAAATAGGAGTAATAGCATTGCCTTTTTCAGCAGAAACAGTACGTCTATTATTTACTGTATTGATGACCTTATCACCTACACGTAAAACATAATCATCATCTTTGTTTTGGAATGAAACGACATACTCTTCCTTTTTCCTATTCTTAGGGTTAGCAATCTGTTGGCAAAGGGCATTTAACGCATTACAATTCTTTGTAGTTTGTGTGATAATCTGAATGTCTTTTACTTTATACTTACTCAAGGCTTTCTTGAAAAAGACCAAAGCGTTAGGAATTAGATTATCTACCACTCTACCTTGATTATCATGTTCCTTCTCATTCTCAAGTAACTTATATACTAAGTCCTTTTTAGTACCACATAGGAATAAACCTTCTTTGTTTACTTCCTTTGGCATAGTACCTTTACGATACGTAATAGAATGAGATATAATGGCACTTTCTTCTGCTTGTCTATGAATTTCAGTTAAGGTGATTGTAGGAATAACTTGCGAGTCTAAAATGCCAGACATAACACCGATACCGATTGAATCAAGCTGACCCGAGTCACCTACCATGATTAACTTAGCCCCATCTTTGATTGCACTAACCAAACTATAAAACAGGTCTAAATTAACCATTGAAACTTCATCTAAAATAATTACATCATAAGGCAATGGGTTCTTCTTCCAATAATTAAACATGGAATCTGAACTGGGATTGTATTGCAATAATCTATGAATAGTCATACCTTGCAACCCTGTAACTTTAGTTAAGTTATCCGCTGCCTTACCAGATAAAGCACATTGAGCTATTGTAAAGTCATTAGCTTGCATAGCTCTTACTACTGCTTTAAGCAAAGATGATTTACCTGTACCAGAATAACCTTGTAATAAGAAGACGTTATTTGTGGCGATGGTATGGATAGCTTCTAATTGTTGCTTACCATACTTCCAGCCTTGTTCCTTTTCAACTTCTGATATGTAGGTATCAATATCATCAATACTCTTTTTGTTATCCCAAGCATTTTGAACCCTTAATAGTTCATAAGCTGTTTTCTTCTCAAGTTCATATGTTTCCCTTAAAGCTACGCAATTAACACCATCTTTTTTGAATATCTTAAAGTCTTCATTACCTAAGATAAAGTTAGTAGCACTATCTAAATCAGCATTATAGACTTCTGTACGTAGATGATTACGTAGCTTTTCAATAGGAATATATGAGTCACCAGACATGCTTAAATCATCAAAGAAATTATAGATATAAGCCTCAACACGTCTTCTGTCATTAGGTGCAATACCATTTTCTAACGCTTTGTTATCAATAGTCTTAAACCCTATGCCAGGAATACGGTCAAGATATAGATTGTATGGATTTTCATTCAGCTTTTTAATAGCCAAATCTTGATTGCGATATTTGTTAACGATAGTTTTAATTTTAGAATGAGTAAAGCCCCACTTACCAAATACTGCAATAGCCATACTATAATCACGTTGGCTACCATACTTATCTAATATCTTTGAAGCCTTAACCTTGCCAATACCGTTTACCTTTTCAAGCTCACTGGTATCGTTTTGTTCGAGAGCTTTATTCATAATATCTTTAGTCTTTTCACCGAAGTATTCAGCGACCTTATCAGCACTATTGCCTAGACTAGCCATAAACTCGTTAAAGTCTTCTGCACTCATATCTTCAATAGCACGTGTACGCTTGTATGACTCGATATTATATTGCTCACCATATTTCTTATCAACAATGTATGAGGCAACAATTTCATACTCTGTTTTCGGTAGTAGCTCCATACCACCTTTAAGAGTGATATTGCCATAATTGTTGTATCTGAATAAGCCTTCTAGCTCATCAAGAACGTTAATACTAGCAATTTTAAAATCACTTGTTTTGGAAGAAAAAATATAGTTATTAAGCGTTCCTACAAATTTAATTCCATCTCTCATGAACTTTTCACAGCCTTTACTATTTGCATTGCTTGAGCGCCATCAACGTTGTAATAATCTAGCATATCTGCTACATGATTACTTGTTTCGTGATAAACCAAAATCGGTCTACCAGACTCAATAGCTCTGTCCACATCATCTTTACTTAAAACAGCTGATATAGCACCTTTAGAACGGTGATACTCTTTAAGGTCAAGAGTTGTGAACATTTCATAGTGAATAATCGACTTGAACTTTGCCATGTTAAAATCACGTCTTAACTTGAAAGTCCCACGACCTTCATCAGTTACAATTTCCATCTATTGTCTCCCTCCCTCTCAAGTATTTATTGCAAAGTAACTTGTTGTAGGGGTAAGGAATATAGCCTTGTAAATTATTTGTACGGATATATTTAAGGGCTTTTGCCTTACTAGAAAAGATAGTAGTATCATCTATGCCGAGCGAACTAGATAATACATAATGATTTTGGTGTTTCTTGACAAGACTTACATATTCTTTGAAGTGTTTATCTGTTTTCAACTTCTTTATGAATGGATCGTCTGTCTTTTTACCAGCAAATTTAGAAAGGACTTGCTTGAGAGTTGGTTTTGTTCGTAGAGTTAAGTTTTCCATCACCATATTTGCGAATGCGAAATATCTTTGATAGAAATAACGATTGCTTAGATATTCTCTGCACCATACTAGGTCTGGGTCATTATCATCTAATGTCCATTCAATATCTAAACCGTTCTTATACTCTGCGTTTTTTAAATGCTCGTAGAAAGAGTTACTAAGCAGAATTTTCACCTTCCTTATTTCGTGCTTGTAAGTTATTTGTTTATTCTTTAAACTCTTAACTTAACTATTACATTATAACATATATACATATTAAGTCAATAATTAAACATGAAAAAAGCACTCGTTTTTGAGTGCTAATTTTCCTATACCAATGCTCTATCTAAACGACAAGTCCCTACATCTGTAAAGGTATTTAAACCTCGATTTACCTTTAATACAACTTGTTCATTAGTTGTCCCTTGACGGTTCTTGTCCCAGAATACAATCACATAATCATCTTCTGGTTGTAATTCAACTTCATATCCAGCTGCATTATGCACCGTTAATCTTTCAGAAGCCTTAGCCTCTGGGTCTTTTTCACTTTGAGTTACATCACGAACCAACATAACAGATGAGGCAACGTCAATGATATTTTTAGAAACCCCTAATTGTGATTGGTCTAAATATCTTGAATTGCGTCCACCTTTAGATAATTGAGCTGTAACCCAGACATGAACATTCAAGCTTGATTCCTTGATAACGTTATACAATCTAACCATGTTTTGTTGCATAACTAACCAACTTTTATCACTAACATGTGAACCTGTATCATTATCTAACTTTAACGTATCTAATACGAAATACTTAACATCATACATTGTTGCATACTTCTTAATCAATCTGATTGTCTTAGCCATACTAAAACTTTCCATACTTACAAATCGTATAGTATTTTCTTCAATATTTGCTTTATACCAATCACTTGCTTCTTTTAGATATTCCATTTCCTTATCTGAAAAACCACCAGTAAAGAAACGGTTCTTATTGAAATAAGCATTCTTGTGTTTTGTATTGATAAATCTAACCAACAATTCCTGTTGCCACTTACTTCTATCTTCTTCGTTGGCGATGATTAATACAGGTTCTTTATTCTCAATACATGATTGAACATGAATTAAAGTAGTTAAGAAACTCTTACCAACACCAGAATGAGCTGCCAGCATAGTAATATTACCCAAGCGTAAGCCATGCTGTATGTCTTCCATTAACTTTGACTTTAATGGTAAACCAGCTTCCTTACCGAGATTAGCGGACTCTATCATTTCGTCCATGCCTCTAAAAATATCTCCAACCTTTTCATATTGACTATCTGTGTCAATAAAAGCATTATTGACTACATTAGTAAAATAGTCGTTGAGTTCTTCTAAAGGCATACTTTTAAGGTTTTTCCATTGACTTTCGATAGGGAAACCTTTCTTGTACAAAATTCTCAACACTTGGTATTTTTGGATATTGTTGTAGTATGTTTCGATATTGCTTTCTTCAACCAATTCCATACCATCAGCAATTTCTTGAAATCCACCAAAGGCATTATATAGCTCTTGTAATTTATCACTTTGTCCAGATACATAAGTACCTACCGTAACAGCGTCTAGTTTATGCACATTGCTATTATCTATTAAGTCTTGTGCAATACCGTAGAACATTTTCCAACCTTCACTAGCAAACATTGTTGGTTTTAATTTGTATTCATAATACAATTCTGTGTCCTTATATATGGATAATACATACAAACCTTCTTCACGTTGTTGGTCGTATACTAAGTTCTTTTCAAAATCTGACAACTCTTCTATTTTCTTTGGCAAGTTTCTATCCCACTTTCATTAAATTATTGGTTATATAAGCCTTTTCTTCGGCTGCAAATTTACTTAATGTTTCTGGGTCGTATAATGATTTAAGTGTTTTATCACTTCGATACATAATTTCCAAAGTATTAAACAGCATATTTAATACCGCCCCATTAGAAACATTAAAATATTTGTGTGTATTGTCTATAATCTTCATGAAAATACGTTCCTTGTTTTCTGATTTAACAATACCTTCTAATCCAAAACTTGATAGCAACAACATTTTGTTACGTTCAAGTTCATTCTTTACATATTCTAGTTCGCTAGTTCTATCCAACTACAAGCAGAACCTCCTTATTTCTCATCTTCAAGCCAAGCCCATCTAGCTTTGCCACTTGTTTTAGACTTGCGTTGATATGGTAGTTTCTCAACGTTACTCAATCTCTCTTTTTCTGCCAAGCGTTTCTTAGTTTCAATTTCAGTCAATTCCTTTTGACGTTCCATCGCTTTTACTCTACCGTTAATAAAGTCAATGTTGTTCCAGATGATAACCATTGCATAGTTAATCTTGTGGTTCATATCATGAAATCTACGACTCGCAAATTCTTCAGTGATTTGTGTTTTAACGTATTTCATAGTGTAAAGGATAGTCTTATAAGAATAACCAGCCTCAACACCCATAATAACGTCACCTCGGTTAAGTCTTTTCTTACCAATTCGTAATGCTGCAAGCCTATAAACAATAGCTTTATTCTCTCTTGCTTGCGATGGTCGCATATTTAGAATTTCATAAGCAAAGTAGTCGTATACTTCTTCCCATTCCTTGTTTTCTTGCTTTCTCAAGTCTGCATTTTGCATATTGTTAATATACTTGATATAGCAATTAGGGTGATACTTGCCATAGCTATTACCAAACTGGTTATACAACACCAGTGACTCATCTGTATCAACGAATAATCTTCCACAATACGTACAATTAGGCTTTTTCTGGGCGGTTCTTCTCTCATTCAATTTCTTACGATATGAAGCCGACTCGATTTCCCCACCCTGTTCTTCTAATACCTTTTTAAATTCTGGCAAACATTTCTCATGAAATCTTCTGTGAGCTGATTTCCCACTTGTATAAGGAACTCTAAACTCTACAATATCCATTTCATCTTCAAAAGTTCCACCACAGTAGAAACACGTTTTAGCTCTCTTTGCCATATTCCACCTACCTAAAGAGTTACACGTCTGATTTCGTAACCTTTTTTGTTTACTACAATTATCCCTTGTGACCGACTGGATGCAAAACCTTGTTGTACTGCATAAGGGTCAATACCTTTGAATGAACCAAAGTTAACTTGGAAACGATTTTCCCCAACTTCTGTCATCTTGTAATGGTGGATATGTCCCGCAATTACAGCGTCATAATGTTTGTTATGAATGTCACCTAACTTAGATAACACACTATTGTTACTATCCACCTTATGTTTGTCCCCATGTACAAATGCAAAACTATGTCCCATCAAATCAATGTCAGTAAAGTAGTAATCTTTAGCCTCAACATATTCAACACGTCCATCAGTAACTTCTGCTAAGCTACGAATAATTTGATTGATTAATGTGGAGGCTGTATCACCAGTTAAAGCATTTTTGTAGTTACCATTCAAACGGTCATGATTACCAGCAATACCTTCATAGGTTACATACGCTACTTCACTTAATCTAGCTAAGAATTTCCAAATCAATCTAGCAATTTCTGTAACTTGTTCTGATACAGTCTTACGTACTTCAAATGTATTTTGTTGACGCATTTGAGCATGTTCAATAGAGTCACCTAAATTAACCACATGTACGTGGATAATATCTTTACGCATTTTAATGAAACTAATTAATTTCCCAGCGTATTCATCTAGTAATCTAGCAGACATTTCTGGGTTGTATTCATTTTGTGGAATTGAAAAATCAGCCCCATAATGAATATCAGATAAGCAGATGATTAATGAACTAGGTGATTTAACTTGATTTTTGTAAATCTTACTCTTAGGTAATTCAGCGAAATTCATATCAGCAACTAAATTACTAATACTATCTGCCACCAAAGCACCCTTAGATATATCACGTTTAACCTTATTTAGTTCTCTACGTTCCTGTTGTTCAGCAAATTTAGCGTAATGTAGTTCGCCTATTTTCTCTTTTAAGCCCTGTAACTTATTGCTAGACAACATATCAGCGTGTTTCTCTACACTTGGTAAACTACCTTGTTCTTTTTGTACAGCTTTGATTAAACAACGATAGCTTTCGTTTGAGTCGCTATCATAAAATCCTGATTTTATCATCAACTTTTTGTGTTCTTTCCAGTTTGTACGTCTACCAGGACTGGCTTTTTGTAGTTCTTCCTTGATTTTAATCGCAGCAGCGAGATGTTCGTCACTTACAGTAACTGTTTCGCCTTTGCTATTCTTATATCTTCTTGAAATCTTTCATAAAACCACCTTATCTTTTAATATGAAAAGAACCCACTATCGAAGTGAGTCCCTTTTTATTAAGCAAAATCAGTCTTTAGGAGTTCTAATGCTTGTGTTAATTGGTCGTCACTAGCTTTACTTAATGTGCCTGTAATGCCAATTTCTGTTTTAATTCGTCCAGCGAACTCTTTCTTATCGTCTTGTGATAACTCACCCAACATAACCTTGATTTGTTCTGTCTTTGGTAAGCTATCCAAGTCTTCGTTATCTAATTCTTTTTCATAACTTGCCTTAGCTTTTTCTGTATCAACATTGTAATCAACGTCAACCGCCTTTAAATCTTTACGGTCTGCAATTACTTCTGCCCAATCTTCAAAGCTAGGGTTTTCAATGATTTCATCTCGTAAATGTGCTTCTGTACGGTCTTTTTCAACTTGTGCATAATACTTACCATCTTCCGTATAGAAACGTAACACTACATCATAATCAAATTTAGCTTGTTTCTTCATATCTGGTTCAATACCAACCTTGATACGCTTGCCATTACCTAAATCTTCCATTGTGTCTTTAGGTTGTGCAATAGAAACAATATTCATACCAGTAGAAGCTAATTGTAACTTCATGTTTTGCATTGAACGTGCCTTTTGTTTAATCTTACCCCAAGAACGCATAGAAATATTTGCGTCTAATGCGTCTTGACCTTTTTCTCTAGCACGCTTTTCATCAACTGTTAACAATGCTTCTTGTAAGTTTTCGTAGATTTTTGTTTCTGAGTCAATTACTAATGTTTCAAAGGTCTTATCGCCCTTCTTCATTAACTTAACCAACTCTTTTGTTTGTTGTGTAATATCTTTGAATGATTGTGTTTCTAAGAAACCTACTACTTGTTCTGCTTTATCAGTACCTTCGTAGAAAGTAGTACCATTTTCTGCGTCAATGTATGCTGACTTAGGGAAACCTAAAGCAAACAATGTCTTGCCAGAACCACTTTCTCCGTAAACTAAGAATGTTGCACCTTTTTTCTTCTTTTCTGGTTTTCTAAATTTTAATGCTATTTTTCCTAAATCCCACCTTATTATTTATTTGTGTTATGCAATTTTGATTAGAATAAATCTAATTCATCTAATTCACTTTCGCTTGGTGTGTCAACATCACTTTCACCAAACATATCTGCGATTGAAGCCTCTTCTGGTTCTTCTTCCTTAACAGATGTATCTAAAACTGAAATATCATAACGGTCTTTAGACATTACTGTAATTTGTTGTGTGCGTGGGTCTTTGTATACGTATGGTTTTAATACAATGTTTTCACGAATACGCTTGCCACTTACGGTTGATGTACGTTTCAATTCATCTTCTGTAACCACACCTAAATCTAATAAATCTTTTAAATCATCTGTTAATTCAAAGTCGCCAGTAGATGTTTCTACACCGTCATACATATCAACGACTAAGACAACTTCACGTACTAAATCGTCATCTTCAACTGTCATGAATTTTTCAATAACAAATTTTGCACGCTTGATTTCATCTTCATTATTAGCTTTATATACTAATGTTTGTGGGAATGGTAAGACTTTACGTACTTCTACACCTTCTTCTTTACCAACATATTGTGGTACGTGTACTGTAATAGTTGTCTTACCTTTTTCTTCTAATTCATCTTCATAATCTGGGGAAATTGAGTTCTTAGAGAATAAGAATGATTGTCTAAGTGTTGCTTCGTGGCGACCAGCTGATGAACTGTCTGGTACGATTTGAGAGATACCACGAATGCTTAAACGTCTTTGGATTTGACCGTTGTAGCGATGATATTCAACATCACCCCAAATGTGAACCGTGTCACCATTCTTAAAGGTCTTTTCCATTTCTTCGATAGCGTCTAATTCAGATACGAAAACTTTACGAGCGATGTTCCCATTTTCATCTAATTTACCTACTGCAATTAAACTTTGTGGTGAAACATTAGCTACAATGTTTTCGTTAAGGCGGTTAGCCCAGGGAATATCCATTAAGCCTTCGCCTTGTGTTTTAGAAAGTCTACGTAAGATAGGACGGTTGGGGTCATACCCACCCATCAATTCTACGAAAGTTGAGCGTCCTTCTCCTAAGTCTACGGACAAAGCAGCTCTACGATATTTATATGTTGATGAAGCTGATTGTCTAACTTCACCCCATGAGTCTTCATTTACTCTTAATTCGCCAAACACTTCAAAACGTGCTTGACCTCTTTTCAATTCTTTTTCTAATTCAGCCAAAAATGGCTATCCCTCCTTATTGTTTTCTACAGTAGTGTATCGTACTTAATTGTTTCGACCTTACTTGTTTCCTTGTTTAGGTACTTAATGCCAGCTAATACATGTTCACCTAAATCTTCGTGAATAAAAGGTGCTACAGTTAAGCCACTGACAAATGCTTTGACAACATCTTCGTTAATCTTATCTTTGTAAGATTTATTAATGACAAAAGTTACCACATCATCTGCTTCGTGGTCTTGTAAGTAACCAAAGTAATCACCGATTAACTCTTGTTCTTCATCTGTCATATCTTGTACGATTTTGTCGTCATCATGTAAGTTTTCTGGTGGTTCTGTCATGAACATACCATCATCTTTCATGTTTTCATTAGGTTCGATATGTGTAGCTGTTGCACCAGCGATTTCACCATTTTCTTCTGGTAATTCTTCTGGTTCAACTGGTTTCATTTCTTGTGTTGTTTCTGGTTTAGTATCAACAGCTTGACCTTGATTTAAAGGTTCTACTTCACCTTGCAACACGTCAAAATGTAATGCACCTAATGTAGTTTGTATTTCATCATACTTGTGTTGTAGAAATACTTTCTCAACATCATCTGGGTTGTTTACACCAAGCATATACATTACCCCATGAATATTTTCTGGACTAATTGCTTCGTCAATATTCATACCAACTTTAATATTGAGAATATGTGTGTAATTTTTACCTTCTACCATTCTGGCTTATTCCACCCTTCTTTCTTACATAATATTATTAATACGCTATCCCATAACATATTGTTTTACAGTAATTACTTGTTTTTGCCAATTATTACTATGATTAATTAAGTTGATATTTTTAGTTGAGGTGTAACTTTTATCACTATTGCTTACATACTCACCAAAAATATCTCTTAACCTTACGTTCGTTCCTTTAGACATAAATCCACTAATATAGCCTTTCTTGTTACTATCCTTGATTTTGACATAATCATTAAGCCAAAAACCTTTAGCGTACTTAGTATTCTTGGCACTCCTTTTGCTAGTTACATTAGGTGTTTTACGACCCTTACGTGCTGTAGCCTCATGTAAGGAACGCTTTTTCTTTCTAAATTGTTTAAACATCATAATGCTAGTTGGCTTTGCTTTGATTTTTCTAATACCACTAATTGCTACAGCGTCATTATAGTGGGACTTAGTTAAGTCTAAGTCAGCTCGCTGTAATGTTGTCCATGCTCCATACTGAAATTTTGCTTGAGGAAAAGCTAAAAATAGCCTTCTTCTTAGAATATTCATGAAAGTCGCACCTTTATATGATTTATTAACCTTCTTTTTATTCTTGCACCATTTAGCCAAGATTCCAGTTTGGTGGTTCTTAGTTGTGTGGCAATTAGAACATACGGTAATTAGATTATCTACGGTATTAGTTCCACCTAATGAACGGTAGATAATATGGTGGATTTTGAGTTTACCACCTTTTTTCTTACAGGCTTGGCAAGTGTAGTTATCTCTAGCTAAAACAAACTGTTTAACAGTTTGATAACCGTATAAATCACCTTGCTGATAACCCTCACCATTTATTTCTGGATTCTTCATTTTCTGTATATCAAATTTACCTACTTCGATATGCAAATCAGCTTTAGGTAAGACTAATAATAAACGATTAATCCAGTTGATATTATGGTTAACCTTACTTGCTACTGACGGTGGCAACCAGTTATCTTTTCTACTAGCTGTACGATTTAAAAATCTAGCTTTACGATAACGTGTTTTACGATTACGTCTGCCCCTACGATATATCCTTCTAGTGTCTAGTAGTTTTTTGACATCTTGTCTTAACTCTACTTCGCCTTGAAATAAGACTTTATCTTGGCTTGTAACAGCTAATCCAATATGTCTTTGACCGCTATCAATACCGATACTTATATCTTGTTTATAACCAGCTGAGCCATATAAGAGTTGAATGGTAAAAGGCTCTTTTTTTAAGACTTTTGCTTTGCCATCTCTCAACAAGATTCTAGCCTTTTTAGGTTTACAAGGCATTAACGCTTCGCCATGTTGATTAATTACAAAAACTCGATTTTGCATCGCTTTTTCTCCTTTCATTTTTCATAAGGTATTAATAACCTTATCACGTATCTATCAGAGTTAATAAATACATGTAGTTACCCTTCGACAATGTTATCTCAGCTTATTAACAAGGTTGACTAGCACATTAACCTTATGCTTGTTTAC